GCGCATTGGTGGTGAAAGTTACAGTCTTCTGACGTTGAGACCCTGTGTAATTTGGATCTGATGTCACCTCGACAGAGGTTGTTCCTGGTAACTTAGCTGGATCAAACGACACATAAAAATTGTCGCCGGATCCATCGCCCCAAGCAATTGTTGTTTTCTGAATAGCCATACGCAGTTTTAATTATTCCCGGAGGCAGTAAATAACTAACCTCCGGGATGATACAGTTTGGTAACGCTACGAAACAGTGAACGTGGTGTTGGTCGTTACATTGAGCGTTACACCCGAACCGTCCTGAGGAACATTGACGCTTTCCTTGTCGATATTAAGATAAGGATCGCCCGCTGCCTGCTTGAGCGTGATCGTGGCAGTTTTAGTGCCTTTCGTAGTGGCAGTGATTTGCTGAGTACGCTCCGAAATGGCTGCGTTCTTAGATGCCGTAAGCGTCAAAACGAACGCAAATTTCTTCGTTGCACCCGGATCGCTCGGGATAGCTACTCCGGAAGTAGCGCTGACACCGTTAGCCTGATAGCTGATCGCTGCGATATCGGCGGTAATAATGTTTCCCGCGCCTTTCGAGAATGTAATGGTGTTGGCGTTGGACATACCGTCCAATACGACCGAACCGCCATCTTTGGGGACTGATGCCTCAGATCCGTCGTCAAACGACACAAATTCAGCAGCAGCCTGTAAGATAGCCGAGAATTTCTTGCTGGGGCTTACCCCAGGGGCGGTAATTGTGAAATTATCCGTTTGGTTCAATCGGTTGCCATTGTTGGCAGTTTTAGCTTTAAGCGTTAATTGGGTGTCGCCTGAACCTGAACCCGGGGTACAGATGACGTAGCTTTTTGTTACATCAGCCATAGTTTTTTTTGCATGTGGAATTATTCCACGTTAAACGAAGTATTTGTGTATATATTATTTTGTCCGAACCAATCGTTTTCTTGTGTAAGCCAAACGGACTGCTTCTCGATCTCCAAATAAGGACGTTCGCGCTTAAATAACACCTCGCCATTTAAGACAATCCGCTGTATGGTCGGCTTACCAGCTTGATAAGGCCAGATTATTTTGCCATTAAATACAACACGACTGATTTCTTCAGACGCCACTAACTGGCGACCGTTAAAGATCAAGTCTGTTATTTTTTTATTGGCCATTTTCGTCAAGTTTTACCTCGATGTACAAAATATTGTCGTTTATCATAGGTGCTTCTGTCACTACTTCAACACCTCGTACTGATTCCGACCGAACGCTTTTTGCGTTAATTTCGTTTTGAAATTTTTGTTCACTTTCATCGAAAATCTGCTCCGACCTCGCCAATTTCCCATCGGCGGTTTTTGAGTGAAGTAATCCGTATATATTGATCTCAGCCATATTGGTTATTCGATTATACCGTTAAAACGACCTGCTGCCCACGGTCCTGCGCTGCGGTAGCACTTGTAATTACCCTTTCCCTCAACCGTCACTATTATCGGAAGCGCCATCGGTACATCAAAACCACCCGACGTTACGCTGTTGATAGTCATATCATCAGGAACACAGAGCCACAGGTATTCGTTAGCACCAACATCCACCGTAACTTCTCCAGCGGGAGATGGCTTGATAGGTTGCTGATACATGCCAAGAACGTCTGCTGATTCAATACTTTCCTTCGGTGAAGCATCGAAATACATACGCCTGTAAGCGTTTACCGTAACCGTTACGGTCTTAACAATGCCCTTTATTACGGCCGTTATTTCATACTCCTGCGTAGTACTGATGTTATCAGTGACGCTCTTTACATCAGGATCAGTAACGAGAACAGCATCACCCTTTCGGACTTCAATCGAATCAGGTGTTATGGGTTGATCGTTAAACTTAGTCTCCCAAGCCAATGTGACCTCCGTCTCAACGTTTTCTTCGAAAATATCGGGAATTGCTTGAGAGGTTAAGTCAGTGTATTGCGTATATACCACGTTGGCTAATTCATCAGCGCTATCTTGCGAAGCGGCGTTGATATTTTCACGTGCTTGTTGCTGTTCGTTGGTCTTGAGTTCCTGTGCGATGTCAAACCGCACGGCTCCGATCTCCACCTCGCCACCAGCCGAATACGCTGGGATCATTACCGTTTGAACCTGCCAGTAGTTGGTATTCCAAAACAGTACAACGAAACCCACGTGAGCCTCATCAGTCGTCACCGTTATGGGGTTTAACTGGGCATCGACGAACTTTCTGTAGGTAACGGTTTGATTGACCCCAACCTGAGACAGGTATGCAACACGAGCCGAAGGCGGTTCAATAGGTTCCGTTTCAGCGTCAGCGATACCAACAATAGACGTACTCATTGTTGTTTCAAGCTGCTGAACATAATCCAACAACGCCAACTCGTAGTTCTGCTGGTTGGGGACTTCTACTTTGGTCCCCTCCGGCCGCTCTTCGAGGGTCTGAAGGATAAGTTTCCGGACGTCGTTATAAGACAGTGGCATATGGCTATGAATAATCTTGTTCGTTGTACTCGTCGCTATATTCACGAGTGTCAACAAGGTTATAATTGACAATGATCGAAATACGTTCCAGAGTTTCCTCTTTGACTTTTTCGTCGTACTCTTTGAACAGCTGTTCACAAGTCTTATGCGCTGTTTCTTTGATAGTACGTTTTATCCACAGTCCAATACAATCATCAGGCTGCAGCGTTTCGGCTACCAGCAGCGTATTGTTAATGGCATTACGAAATTCGCCATCAAACTCCAAACGTATCTTGCCATCCTCTTCGGCCATGACACTAACAGGGAACGGATCAATAGCTTCGTAGTCCTTGCGTTCGATGCGAAAGACCTTTTCACTCACGTACACTACTTGCCAAACCGAACTGTCAGCGAACGCTGCCTTAACGGCGTTAAATGTTCCCTCGTAATCGGCCGTTTCAGGCGATTTGACGAGAATATTGAACGGCTCCAGTACAAACTCCTCGCCGAGCGCTGCAGGCGATTGTATGGTCACTTGTACACCAGCACGGCGGAAGTCAGCGTTGTAGAACGTGGCACCGATAGGTAACTGATAGCGACTACGCAGCGATTCCATTTGCAGATTCTTCACTGCCACAGCAGCTATCTCAAACTGGCAGAGGTCATCGTCGGCTCCTACAATCTTGATTTCAACGTCAGCAGCAGGTTGTGCATTCTTGTTGATAAGCGCGAACGCCATGCACTCCGTTGGGCGATTTTGAAGTGTGAGTAACGACACTTGGTCGAACAACGCGTTTAACGCCGAATTAGGAACCGGGGTTGAACTCACATAGCCACCCAGGCTCATTCGGGGATCGTTTTGAGGCGCATCGGGCGACGTCATCAGCGAGTTCGGTGCGCCTGTAAGAAAGAGCATCATAGATTAACGGTCAAAACAGAGTTCGTCAATATTTTAGACATATCGTCGATGTGGTCCTTATACCCCGCCGACGGAAACATCTTGAAGGCGCTTGCGTTGCGACCATCAACATCACGATAGCGCAACGAGAGAGAGGTTTGACCGCTGTTTAGCGGAACGAAGATATTAGCCTGTGCGTCCGTTACCGGGAAGCGAGCCGTGGTACGAATGCCGCGCCATGTAGTCGCTCCAGAAGCCGTTAGTTGGTATTCAATGTCAGCCACCGTAGGTACGATAACGAAGTCGTCTCCCTCACCAAGAGCGATATCACCGCTCCATGAAGCCAGCGTAAGGGTAGTATTGGCGTTATCAACTATTCTTACACCCTTTCCAGTGGCGCGATTAAATAGCGTCCATCCGGCAAATACCGATGATGGGATAGTCCCACTTGCACTTGATACTGTACCCAGGACGTTGTTGCTTCCCACCAAGATACGGAACTGGAGGTCCGACGCCCTAACTTCGAAACCTGTAATGGTGTAGCCGTTCTCAACGGCAATACACAGCATATTGCCGTAACACTCCACGTTGAGCACGCTGACAATGTTAGTGGAAGCGGCAGATATTTCTTCCGTCGGCTCCGCATTGAACGTGCACGAGTTGCGCATATCGACAATCGACATTTCGCCACTTTCCCAATTCAATTGGGCGATTATAAATTCTTCGCCCGCTTGTACTTCAGGAATCGTATCTGACTGCACCATCCGTATCTGGAACGAGTCGTATTCGTAGATAAGTTCGTTGGCTGACGACGGTACAAAACCTGGCGTGAACGCGCCCACAACACCATAGCGCAAGTTACTCTCGGCCACAGCTGGAGCGGCAACAACGGCCGACGTGTCAGAAACTACATTGATAACCTCGTAGTTGAGGATATTCTTGGTGGAGTCAATAAACTTGACAGCGTTCGGGAAATTATCGCCACCACGAAGAACCTTGGTAAATTCGGTCCCTACGCCAGTGAGTGTACCGTCAGTAGTAACGGAAACCGTCCCAGCCTCGTAGTTGGTGATGGCGCGCGAAAGGATTATCCACGTTTTAGTTTCGGATTGAACGGCCTGTAGTGTTACAGCCTCACGGCTGATGATACGATCGAATTCTTTAGTCCACGCCACGCCTGGCGCAATCGAGATAACATTCGCTTCGCCAGTGGCCGTAATTTCAAAAGCATTATTGTCGGAATCGCGAGCGATTCCGAAATTTTTTACCATGGACTTAAACACCGCCTTGTAACCCTCATCCACCATCAGGCGGCGAAAGTTCTCCAATTCGGCTACCTCCAGAAAGAGGTTCGGTGACAGTTTCAGTTTCGACATATCTATTCGACTTTAATGACATTAGTGTTGGTCTTCAGGTCCACAAGGGCGCTATCGCCCTTTATATCTATGATAATTGAATTTGGCGTCAAGACCAGATACGGCGTGAATTCAGACGGCGTAGTGGACGTATTAACAGGTGTCGTACCGTAAACGAATACGGGCTGGAATCCATACGGAATCAAGTACTTATTCACGATTTGTTCCAACTGGGCTTGGGACATCGTATTGTTGTTATTCTTCAAGAAGATGTAGAATAATCGTTGCGACTGAATGAAACCGTTGGAACGGGCATCGACACGGAGCGTTTCCTTCAGCGGAAGGATGTTGCGGCCATACACCAGCGGACGTATTTTATAGTCCCATATGTAGAGTGTGGCTGTATCATCGCTACCACCGAGTTGAATCTTCGGGAGAATGTACTCGACGGAATAGTTGTTGTAATACAGCTGGGTCCCTAAATGCGGAGCAATATTAAGGCCTGGCGCGTTAACGGTCACAGGCTTCGTGCTGTAAGCATGGACGATGCCGCGAACGTGATACCATGTATCGGCCTTTAGGGTAGAAAGAGGCAGTTCGTTGGCAAAATAATCTGTCACCTGCATAGAATCAAGACGAGCAAAACTTCCAGCGATTTCTGTCTTGAAGATGTTGAAACCCTCGATACCAAAATTCAGTGTTCCTTTACCATCACTCTTCATCCAAAACGAAACCTCGTATGAAAGGTTGCAGTCGGCGCAATACACGCGATCATCTACTGGGGTAGCATCGCCACGACCCAACCCGCCGCTGCCGGTAATCTTCAAACAAACCTTGTTTTTGTAAACTGGAGTTTTCTTTTCGCGATCATAACCCACAATATACTGGTCAGCGATCTCTTCGATGGCGACATTTCCTGTAGTTACAAAATCGTCTAACGACTCAAAGTCGGGTGATGTTTCACGAGTTTTGTTCAGTTGGTTAGAATTACCAACACCACGATACATGGGTGAAGATTGCCCCAAACACCACCCCATTTTTGAGGCAGGCAGGTTGTCAGTTAACAACTCGTCGCTGTCTGTGATACCAAATAACCGTACAAATTCGCCGTCATACGGGTGATCATCGTCCTTGCGGGTAAACACCATCGACGTACCGCGTTTGCGGATTTCGTCGTAGTAGTGTGAGGCCAGATACTGGAGTTCTTCTAACGTGACGCTCTTTTCGTCGAAATACAATCCTATCTGGCGAACGTACTCCCGCAGTAGGTCGAAGTCGTTGTAGATGTTTTCGAACCGTTTGGCGAACGATACCATCATAGCGAAGAAACGCCCCACGGTCGAGAACAACGACACGTAATCACGGTCTTCGTCGTAGTTACGGTCGGCACCGCGCGTAACGTATTGCGCCATCACGCCGCGGTAGTATAATTTCTTGAACAGGTTACGTTCGATGCGCTTAGTCTGTTCCGACGACGCCACGGAAGCGAATATCGACTCGTCGATGGTAGGAGCCACAAACTGAATAGGCTCCACCGTGCCTGTAAACATAACGGACTTGAACTCGATAGGAGCATCGCCGCCTTGGCGCATGTACTGTATCGAGACCATCATCGTACCGTCGGCCGTGATGGGGTCCAGTGCTTTTAAGGCCTCGTTGGTAAGTTCTGCCCACTCGGTCCAGAAAATACCGTCAGCCGACACCTGGAACAACCGCACGACATCCGTAGGAGCGCCACCCGTTAGGTCATCAACAAACTCCGTCAACGACACGCGACCCGATATATCGCACGTAATCGCCACCAACAGCTGGTCGCCCACAGCGGCCATCACGTTGCTAAGTTCGGGGTCCTCGGCGCGGTCGTACACCAGGTCGGATCCGTCGCGGCGATACTTTGTTTCTTCGCCATCCGTAACCGTCAACAGCAACCGCCCATCGCTCGTAAGCGAAGCGTCGGCGGGCGGTTTGTCCAGGCTTATCATCAGGTCGCCTTGAACACCTTTCGTATTGTTGATGGTCTTAGGTCCCTGGAGAATCTCTGCCTCGTAGATTTCAGGCAGTTTACCTGCGGCCTCGGCCATAATCGTTACCTCGTTCGATGGCGAAATAACGACTTTGCTACGTATGGAGGTGGTGAGATTCATATCAGATGGACATTAACACAGTTGCTTGATAGTTTGCGTTTTCGATGTTAGGGTAGAACACCTCGGAAAGAACGCCGTTGTTGTCGATAATCACGTTGCCGTCCAGGTCGCGCATCACGAAACTGCGTATGCGCGGTAACGTGTACTCGGGCACGTTGATGTCATAGCTGGGATTGAAATGCGTATCAGGAACGTAGCGCACACCCTCGACATTCTTAACGACATACAACATATCCTCCCATTCCACCTTGTCGCCCGGCTCCCAAAAGCGGTAGTCGAACAATTTGTTCATTTGAAGTTGAATCTGAGTGCGGACGTCGTCGGTATTGTAGGCCGGATCAATATCCACGCGAAAATCAACATTCACAGCCAGCCAATTCACGTTACGCAGGTTGATAGCCGGGTAACGCGCTCCGGCGATAGAAACACGCAACAGATCCGTCAAACATAGATACTCTTCAGCACGGGAATACATTTCGTCGAATTCATCTTGGGTAAAGTTCTGCCCGTTGACCGAAACCACCGTGAGATTGATGCGACTTTCAGCAGCCGACCCGGTAGTCTGTGTTTCGCCGTATCCACCTTTCAATACACGCAGCACCCGCGGGTTGATTTTCATCAGCACCTGTTCCAACTGCGATAGCGTGTTCATCGCCAGTTGATTGACGCTTTCTTTGATACGAATACGGAACGTTTCGTCATCTTCCTGATCGCGACCGCCCGTGGCCTGGTATTCATTGGTACAACTTTGATGACCTGACGGAGTAGGATTAACGCGGTTTAACGACAGCGGCGGAACGTTGGTATTAGCGCCAGACTTCGTACAGCGAACAGGGATATACGCCAATCGCGAGTTTACCACTACGCCATCCGTGTCATCAACACCACCGATAGTGACATCTTCCGTCGAAACGAACGTCAACCCCGTCGTTGAGGTGAACATCGTTCCTGCCTGGTAGAACGTTCCCGGGTCGCCAATCACACGAACGTAGGTAGTAGCGGGAGCCGCTTCAAAACGCGGCGCAACACCCCGTAACGCAGCCAACGCATCAAGATATTCTCCAGCAGCCGTATCCGGAAAGATGTGACCCTCGATAACCGCCTGATTAACCATAATCTTCTGACCGATCTTTGAATCGGCGTAGGCTATGGCATTCAAAACCGACTCGGCCGATACATCGGATATCTTGTCGGTTTTGTTCAGGAGTATTTCCAGCCATATCTGTTTTAACTCCTCGATGGACGTTATTTGCGTTATCATAGTTTTACTTTTTTGGTCACCTTATCGTTGTACTTTGTCTTAATTTCCAGTGTGCAAACTAACGAGTCTTGATTCTGTTCGATAGCTATCATATCGACCGACTCAAACAGGTCGTCCTGAAGGAACGTATCCACCATCTGGCGACGAACCGTAGGTAAGGCCAGCTGGGCTGCGGTAACTCCGGCTGTCAGGTTAGGGTCAACCCCCAGTAGCGGATTGTCGGGAACCGTACCGCGGTTCATGCCCATGAGTATCATCACCTTTTGGTCGATGTTGTCCTTGTATTTAACGATTTTCAGGTCGCCTATACGCCGGGCCGAGGTAACGGTCGTTTCGTCGCCAGAACGTCGGAAAACGGCCTTTGTTGCCACTTCCTCTTCTACTTCGATAGTAATCTTCCGGGCGATGTCCTTGCCATAGACCTGTTCGCCAATCGGAGGTTCGAGAATAGTCTTTACTGCCGCCGGGGTTATGTTATTCACCATGGCGGTTACGGGTTTCAACTCGTCGATTTCCCACTGGTCTTCTTCCAGGTCGTTATCCAGCATCAGTTGCTCCCATGAAACGCGGTCCATACCGTTGGACTGGATAGCCTCCGACAGGTCCTCCATCGTACGTTGTGCGCCAATAGTGGATTCCACCTGAATGACGGGCTTATAGTTACGGGCCGTAAGCGTAGTGCGGCGGAACTTAGGCAGCTTCGTAACCTTTTCCACCTGGATAACCAGGTTGTCTATCCATTCCATCAACAACCAATACCCGCAATTGTCGAAGCGATTATCGTAGTTCTTAAACTGGGCTTGAAGTTCGTGACAGTCGTTGAGCAGCTTCTGTAAACGACGTAAACGATCATGGTCAATACTTTCACTTAGACCAGAAAAGTATTGATTTATGGACGGATAATCGTTATCAAAGAAGTCCTGATAGCGTTCCAGAAAATCCGTCAGGCGATACTTCGTGACGTTGGAAAAGCGGATTATGTATTCAGGAATAAGCATGGCTAAAACATATTCATGACGCCGCAAGTCAACAGGTCGCTAACCTGCCCCAGTACCCGCGTTACACTTCTACTCAACGATTGATTCGTAACCTGCCCCAGGAAGTCGTTTACCGATTTGATGGTAGTATAGGCCGCTACAGCGCGGAGTTCGATGGAGTAATTCCAAATCATGTTGTTATTCTCATCCATCGAATAGTTATCCTGTACGACTTCCACGTAATATGCCGTATTGAAGGCGTGGTTGGTGAACACCAGCCGATAGGGCTTTCCGTTAGGGTCCAATTTCGTAGCCGCAGTGAGGATTTTCTGCATCATCTTAGTCAGGCCATATCCTGTTTTGGCTATCATTGTGCGGTTATCACCCACTCCGGCGGCTCCTGTAAACATGCCGATGTTGAAGAACGGAATAGATGCCCCTTCCTCGGCTTGATCCTTAAATTGTTGCTGACCGAACGAAATACGTAACTTACGACCGAACGTTCCACGCAACGAAATATCAACGGGGTTAAACGACGGATTAATCATCGATACTACCACGTTGTTGGTCTTGGTGATAGTAGTAAGTGAAGTCCGACTTTCGGTGATGTTACTGGGCATCACAGGCAGATTCATAAAAGCCGCTGTTTCTCCGCTTGAACGAAGCAACTCCAACGTACACATGTAGTACTCATAGTCGTCGGGTGCAATGGCGTGTACCAACCCGCGCCCCATCGTAACGAGCGCATCGCTCGCCGCGGTGGTGAAGTCACCTTTGGCTTTATTCAGAACTGTTCCTGCTATGGTCGGCATCGTCGTAAATTTACATCAATTATACTTGTCACAAGGGCAGCGCCGACAGCGCTTTGTCGGCCGAAGTCAGTAGTTGCGCCGCAGCGGTTACTGGATTAGGAAGTGGCAAATTGAATCCGCCAACGATTCGTATCACCTGTTGGACTGCAGCATTGCCAGTGGCTACGGTAGCTTTAGCAGTAGCCGCGCCCGACTTAGCGGAAGCGATAACGCCTGCTGAGGCTATGCCTGCCATGGGGTCAGCGCACACAGCTTGAACGGCCAGCGTGGTGCAAGCGTCGATGGCGTTCTGAGCAGAGGTTTCGGCTGCTGTGAGCCATGTTTCAGCCTCGTCTATCTTCTGTTGTATAGCATCGCCAACGGACGACTGCATTTCTTCAACGTAGGCTTCCGCCTGGTTCGCAGGTAATGTGTCGATGTATTCCTTACAAGTGGCGCGAATGACCATTTCAGGATCGATTCCTAACTTTCCCATGGGTATTAATGTGATAATTTTTTATCCTCCATTTTCGGCATTTCGCTGGCCATCCAGCTGGAAAGGTTCGACCCCGACGAAGCAATCAACAGGTCCTTTTGTAGAGCCTTTACCAACGATTCTATTTGTGCGATATTTACCACGCCGCGGTTTTCACCGCCGTTGAATGAAGCCTTATCGCCCTTTACGGTGAAGGTGGATTTACTGTTCTTGGTCTTATACGAAAGGGAATCGCCCTCTAATGTAACCTCAACACCCTCTTCCGTATCAACGCCGTCGATAATATTGGCCACTATTTTTTGAGCGCTTGTGACTTGCACTGATTTGGTTCCTGAAACGCTAACGTCGCCGTCGGAGTACAAATTAACCTTAGAATCGCCATTGGGCGATGTTACTTTGATGTTGAGTTCACCCGGCGTATTTGCTGTACCGGAGACCATGATGTCTATTTCGCTATTGGCGGCATCCAATATAAACTCGACTATTGAATCGCCAATTTGCTTTCGAAAACGCCGTTGACCAATCTGTTGTTGGTCCAATTCGGTTAGGTTTAGATAATTAACAACCACAGGCCATTGTTGTAAATCATCTACTACCCATATTACTGGCGTGCCAAACGATTCAGTATCTACCGGAAATTCGACCATTTGCAAAACCTCCGGAGCAATTGGTACATTCTGGTATATGGAACGCCCCGGACCGCCTTGAATAGTTACGGTACAGGTACGTAAACAGTTTTCTATGTAGGTTTGACGATCTACATCTGTTAGCGGTAAAACAACGTATCCTACGCCAGCCGTGGCATACAACGGCCTCTTTTGTGGCGTTTGTGCATTAACCCTCATTTAATTCCTCCTCCGTTATGTAAAGATTTGTTCGCGTTTCCAAGACCTGTTTCTTGCTCCAAAAGTAGTCCAGCACTTCCTTACGAATCTTAAAATCAGCGACAAAACGAAACAACTCGTTTGGATAGCCTTCCGAATTCTTGACGCCAATATTTTTCCAAGAATCCTGATCGCCAAAATCAACAATATCGAAGTAGCTATAAGGCAAATTCTTGTCGTATTCTCCATTACGCCAAGCGCTTTCGATATTGCGCACAAACATACCGTGTGAAACCTGAAGTGACGTTGTACGCTGAATGGAATCGCCAACGCTTTTAAACGTGTTGGAGACCTGTTCAACGTAATATAATTCTCCTGTAGGAACGAAATACACCCACGAACCACGTTTTATACGACGATCGCCGTAAAGCGTTATCGTTCCCTGTCGTGTAAAGGGTACGTAGATTGTGCTTTCGATAAGGTATTTAAGATCCAATAAACAGCGATAGTGAGAACGTATCACGTTTTCTTTCGTAGTATCGGCAACTTCCTTATCTTGATTGTGAATGGCCGAACTGCCATCGGCTATTAGATTCACGTAATTGCTCTGAATATTACAAACACGTGAACCAAACAACGCTGCCATCTCAGGGAAGAATACAGCAGGTATGCCGCCAATATCATCGTTGTTGTTAAACCCAACACTGGCTGCTAAGCGATACCAAGAATACGCTGTGTTCACGCTCCACGTCAGCGACGTACTCAGTACCTTGTTTGGGTGTATCGACAAATAGCCGTTGTTGCTGTAAAGTGCATCGGCGTAGGCTTCCTTAACGGCTGCAGCATCGAATGGTGGCCGACGAGCAATGAAGTAATATTGATCACCCCACGTATCGCCCATAAACTCCACAAATGGTTTTTGGCATACCTTATTGAACCAATTCAACAGCGAACCTGTCGAGTTGGTGATTGTAGTATCGAATACTTGACGAAAAGCGGCGTTGTCGTCAATGATTATCTTCACTATTTGCCAAATACCCGGCAATAAATCACTGGTAGCGCGCGCGTTTTCAGGTGCCGAGACTTTTTCTATTTCAACAGGTTCCGTAGCGTTATTGGAGTAGGGCAATTTCTCGTCGCTTCCAGCCCTTAATTCCGCACGCCACAACCAATTTCTTCGCCATTCGTCATTTGTGGCAAAGTTATCATTCCCCTGCTCAGGACGATAGCCAAGTTTTTCAGATTGCGGCCAACTGTAGGGGGCCACCTGATCGTCGTAGGCAAACTGATATTTTTTATCCTGTTCAGATAATTTAAAACTGCAACGACTCATGAACTGCGCAGGCATAAGCCATTCGCCACTGCCTGGCAAACCTATTTGGATGTGCAAGTGCGGACCTGTGGTATCACCCGTGTTTCCTGTTGTAGCGATAGCGGTTCCGGCTTTAATCCATTCCCCCTTCTTTGTATTACTGTAAACACTATCCAAGTGCATCAGCCAAACCTCTACGTAAGCGCCGTTGCGTATAGATTTTTCAGCTAATGCGTTGCGCAACGCTTTCTTGGCAATAGAAAAACCAAAGCCAATATCGCTGGAGGCTATGGCATTAATATCGGGCCATTGAGCAGGAAACAGTAGCCGTATATAAACGCCTCCAGACTTCTTTGGATTGGTATTTACTTCAGATACAAGGCAATATTCCGGAGCCAGCAATACCGTCCCAATGGGCAATGCAAAATCCAAACCACGATGATAGCTCACTTTCAATTTATCGCCAATTTGTAACTTGCGATGCCCCTGTACGCACGAAACAACAATAGGGCGATCGGGGGTTCCGTAGCCTTGTATCCAATCTTTCCTCCAAACAGGAAATACTGCCAAATCACTTGCCATCGTTTACCAGCTTTTTTTCGGGTGATTCAGGGTTGGTCTTGTAATCAGTTATGGTACTACGTGCGTCACCCCAATCCTTGAACACATCATTAGGGGCGATAGCAATATTCGCCAACCGCAAAATAGTTTTTTTCAGCACACTTTCAACTGTCCAATACAGTTGTTGAAATGGCATAATATAACCGCTATTAGCACGAACCCGATCGACTGCGTTAGCTATGTTGAGCAAATCATTGTTACGATCGCCAAATCGAGTATTTTTCACGCCAGCGACGTTTGGGAACATTGTCTCGGCGTCGGCTTGCACGCTCACTGAATAGAAATACGAACCGTCATCTATTAATAGCTTCATTAGGTCGCGGCCTGAAACTTGTATGTTAATGACGTTACCAAACGCATCGGTGTTAGTGGTAACGGCATCGACCAGCGCTATCATATCCCATACGCCACCAGCAATACGTACCTCACTGTCTTGATCAATGTCTTCCTCCATGGCCAGACGTTCAAAACGCAAGAACAGAATATCGTTTGGAGAAATTAACCAATCAAAGTAGTTGAACTCATAGAAGTTCCCCTGACGGAAAGTGGCTTTGTAATAATCATCGGTGGCGGCTTCCAATTGGTTCATTATCTCTTGGCCGCCGTTGGAGGTTTTAACAAGCAACTTCGTAGGATCGGCTGGAACGAACGGTAACGATAGCGAGAAGTTGCCGCCTGTTTCAGTTACATTAGTGGTCATGTAACTGACGTAACGGGATATATCCACAAAGGCTTGAGGATTGTTGGTTTCAGAATGCAGAAATTCCTTGACCTTAAACCATCCAACAACACGAACGTTTGGCGCCATTTTAACATAACTCTGCGTAACGGCGTTGGCTACATAGCCTGAATTTTCAGTTATTTCCTTCAACCGTTCGTCGCTCCATGCCTTGTAGTCAGTAACGTTACTGACCATGTTAGTGGCATATATGACATTGTCGGGAGTTACGTTTTGGTAATAAACGCGAATGACACAAAAACGGGGTAGTGTCATGGTATATTCCAGATCACCAGGCGTCATTGCGTTTGCAGCACCGCTCTTCCCCTTCGAAGCTGCATATTGTATTTTATCCATTAACGACATAGCATTGAAGATAGCAATGCGGTTGTCGTCAAAGAGCCGTTCTGGAGTGATACCTGTTATCTTGTAGAAGGCGCAAAACTCGGTTATCGTCTTGATTTGTTTTTGATCGTGGACGATATCAACATAGGTCTTTTTCGCGTTTGAAGCCATTACCACTCGCCTTTATAAACGTCGTTACTATCGGTCATATAATCGCGCGATACCTTGGCTAATATTCCGGTGAAGAACTCTTTCATGGAATCTTCTATTTCACCAGCCAAGGTACGTAAACCAGCCATATCAGTTACGTTTTGTGCTTGTCGGCGAGCGGCCACGTCTGACAGCGTTGGTTTGCTGTCCGTCAATACCGAAGAAGGCGCTCGCTGTGCGGCAACCGAACGGCGATATTCAGCAGCAGTACGTCCTGAAGCCAATCCAGGAATAATCTGCTTTAGCTGTTCCAAAGGTATATTACCGAAGTTTTCTGTAATATACTGATTTATGAACGGATTGTTGAACAACTGCTCCCACGTCGCCTCTTCAGGATTCAAGCCGCCTTGACGGGCTAATTGCTGGAGCACGGCGCTATTTAGTTCGATCTCACTGAGGCCGAACGACTGTGGGCTTTTAGGAACCCATCGCAGTGTACTCAGCGACATCTTATCAAGCCCTAAACGCTTACCGATATCGGACGATTGCAAAGCCATCAGTGTGTAGGCTTGTTGTGCTCCTTGTCCGTTGGCTATGGCAGCGTCTATGGCCTGAACAGCATTGCCCAGTCGCGCATCTTGAACGGCATTACCCATTTGCGACGAATACGCCACTTGCGTCGCGTTCGCTACAACGTAATCCGGCCGATTGTAACGGTTGTAGTAATATTCCAGTTGTTGCTGTTGCATTTCCAGGCGTTCACGAGCGCGGGCATAACCAAGTTCTCCGCCAATTCCCGTATCAACGCCACGATTTCTGAGTTGTTCCAGCTGCTCTATGAGTTTAATCATGGCGCTGGAAGAAGTTTCCGTGCCATAACGCTCATAACGCGCCGCCCGAATTAGAGCGCCCTGCTCTAAATTATAGGTTCCTTCGTTGGCGCGAGCATAGAATACGCGGTTCTGCGTATCAGCCAACACGCCGCTTGTAGCAATAACATCTACCGCTTTTTGGATAAATTCAGCGTCGCTTATGCCTAATTGCTTACGAGTAACGGGTTCGCCATAAAGTCCACGGGTTCGGGCATCTATGACCGCTCCGGCGGCGCTGTACATAGCTTCACCGCCTGTACGACCACCCCACAGGCCGCGATAGTTTGCCAATTCAACAGCTCCTTCAATACGATCCGACGTAGCTGTAACCACCCTTCCAACGGCTGTTACAACGGCGGCAACTATCGCTGCCGGTAAAGCACCAGCCATCACCGAAGTCAATAGCGCAGCGCCGCCTGCTAAAGTGCCAATAACATCACCGCCTACTGCCGATGAGGCTACGCCTGCACCGCCAATAGCTAATCTTGACACGCCGCCTCCAATAATGTCTGCGCCGGGCTGACGTTGATCAAACTCTTGCAATCGACGCCGCGCTGTCACGTATTCATCTTCAGTGGCGGCGCGTTCCATATCGTCAACGAGTTCTTTTCGCTGAAGACGCAGCCGTCCTATGTAAGAATCTTCATCCCCAGAAGATTTTTCGCGCGACTCTTTTCGTAACTCCTCCGCAACGGTCCGCAATGCGTCCGTCATTTCGCGTTCTACAGCAGCACGCTCACTGGACTCTTCGGAGGCTAAACGCTCGTCAATTCCTCCGTATTGCTGTTCAATGGCTCGCAAGCGCGGATTGTACCACGCATTAAGGTCTTGCACAATAGTTTTACCTGACGGCAACGGTTTACCGTCGGGGCTGAACAACGTACCATCAGGCGCAAAAGAATAGCGGCCGACACGCGCTTCACGTTCGGCATCGAGTTTAGCCACTTCCTCCGCGTAACGGCTGCTGTTCACCTCACGCTCCAAGTCGAAGCGATTCCGGATTTCAGCCTGTCGCTGAGTGACGATACTACGTCCAACGCTATCGAGATAGCTGTTGAAACCGCTTTGGCCAAACATCGGACCGCCGCCTTGTGATAATGCGCCGCGCAGTTCACTTACAAGGTCCGAAATAGACGCACTCAACCGCACATCACCGCCACTCGCAGTAGGCGATTCCGGAGGCGTAGCAGGCGTGCTCGTACCTCCGGACCCTTTGCCGCTAATATTAACCGTTATGTCTCTTTCGGCCATTGTTATCTGCGTTAAAAGTCATCCAAATTGATACTGTCGTAGTCCTCGTCGATTTCTTCCTGGCTCAGCCGCAAAACCCGCGAATCGTAGTCATCACCCATGACCTCGCGTTCTTGTCTTTCACGCGCCATACGTTGCAGTAGTACTTCTTCGCGGTACTCGTGTAACTGGTCGAAGAAACTCATTGCCCGATGTTGCGGCGACCCGAAGGATACGCCGTGTTTTCTTCGCCACCAAAGGTCGAGTGGAAACCGCGTCAGCCACCGCTCGACGCTCCGATCCAACGTGTCGTTAAGCGTCGGCTCCGCCTTTGGTGTTGAGCGACGGCTGGTTGTTTCCTGCCTCATACAATTTCGACATCATCGAGTTGTACCACGGAGCAATTTGCTGCTTGTACCATGCCGTAAGTTCCGACGCCAACGCCGAATCAACACTCATCATCGACTGGCTCTCAGGGATGTTCAGCATATTGCGGACGGCCTTGAGTTTAATTTCGATAAATGCCATGGCGTCGATAACATCCACGGCATAAATCATACTCTTCACGCCGCTGGCCAGCATAACGCCATAACGGCCGCCAGAGTACGCAGTTTTGAGGTTTTCGATGTCGATCATCTCGCCGACGTTCGGGAACTTGACGTTGAGTTTTGTACCCCGGAACTCTACCACTTTCATCTCGGAGAGTTGTTTCTTGTAATCTTCCATTTTTTTTAGGACTATTTTGTTTAACAATAAAGAGAGCGCCACGGGTCTTTCGTAGCACTCTCTTTATACTTGGTGTTGATACACAACGCGGTTCTACTCGCTGATACCGTCAAAGAGGATAGGGTTAATATACTCAAACTCGGTATCACGGCCAGAGATTTGCCCTTCCTGGATGTCGAAGCCCTCGCGCGTAGCGAACGCTCCCTTTACCAGGGCGAACGTTTCATAGGTAGCCTTCACGAGCCCCGTTTCGGGGTCGATTTCCCCGTCCTTCACCTTACGCTGAATAGCAAATTCAAGACCCTCCTCCTGAAGCAGGATGGCGTTGGCCCACTCCTCAACGCTGGTGGTCTGGCGGAAAGTTCCTTTCTTCGATACGTTGGCCAAACGATTGAAGTTAATGGAGTACGAACTGCAGCTCAGCGATCCGCTCCACTCTACCGCCGGAACCTCACTGGGGGTGAGGCTACCGAGGCCGACAACGCGCCCGCGGCGGATACTTTCCGTCACGCGAACGTTCTTCATCTTACCGACGGCGACGCTGTTGATGCGGATAATCGCAAGCGGCGCAGTCATGACTCTTTTATTCGACATATATCGCTCCTTTCTTTAATTACGAGTTGAACACATAATCGAGCATGTTCCCGACGAAGAACGTCTTGTTTACCGGAACGTTCGGAACGAAGTCATATGTGACCTTGTAATCGCCGTTCTTAGCCGAAACATTTACGTTCTTCCACGAGATAATCAGGTTGTCGTCACCAACCTTAGCCACGAGCGACGTCAGTTTGGTTTCGGTGAAGTCCTTCACGGTATTAGGTGAAGCCTGTGCTGCCGTATTGCCAGTGAAGCGCGTCTGGCCGTCGAGAATCAGCTCCTTGTTGAGTTGAGCCTTGATGAGAGCAATCGACAACTCAAACGTTTGACCGTCTTCGGCAATAGTCTGCTTGTTGTTTTGCAACGACGTAATACCTTGATTGACGCGATAATAACCCGAAACTTCGCGAACGTGCATAATACCTGCCTGAAGCGCCTTAACACGCTCGCTGAACGTAAGGTCGTAGGCGTAGGCGTCGTATCCCACGCGCTTGAATGTAACGGGCGTCTGGGCAGCCATACCAGCATTCAGACCCATGATAGCAGCGGCCAGGTAAATCGACGGCAGGTTCTTGGTTCCGTTACCGTCCTTACGGGCCACCGTCGGCGAACCGTGGACGATTATTACCTTTTCGTCGTTGTAGTGAACGGCCAGCGCCTGCGAAGTCTGCGTAACGGTATTGGTAGTGAGCAGATCGGTCTTACCCTCGCCGCCAGCCACGAACATAAACTCGTCAAACTTGGCGTCGTTCTTCAGGAACGTGAACAGTTTACCGTTCGAAGAAGCCTTAGCTCCGTTCACCACGCCGTAGTCCGTACAGAGGAAGAACGTGACATCCAATTCGCGGATAGCCTCCAACACGTCAGAGTAGTACTCGTTCTCACCCCTAGAACCCTGATAAGAGGTCGTGCCGCCAGCAAACGCCGTCGGTTCCATAACCGTAATCTTCGTCGTGCCCACAAACTCCGAACCCTTAGCGGGACGGAAATTTGCCATGACCATCGACGAAGTAATGAGCCAATTGTAGAGTTCGTCGTAGGTGCCAATCTCACCCGACTGGGCTACTATCTCACCATAAGCCTGTGCAAATGTATAAGTGCCATACGGTTCACCTGCAGCGTCCGTACCGCGATAGTTACCGCGATAAATCGTAGCAATAAATTTCGACGTATCGTCAACACCTGCCTTAATGGCTAAAGCATAACCGACCTTCAGATTCTCCAGCGTTCCGTTCGACAATTCACTCATGTCACCATCGGCGATACCGTTACCAACAACACCCTCATTCAAGCACGTAAGGACGATACTGTTGTTGCCGCTGCCGATAGTGAGTTTTGCTGGAGCAGTAGCAGCAGCGCGGGTGTAGTACAGGCGCGGCGTACCCAGCGAACCGTCGATAGGCGTAAACAGTTTTTGCGCCAAATCGGTAATCATGCCGCCGCCCATGAAGTCTGAGAAGTCTTCGAAATTCTCAAAAGCGTAAATGGCCTTGCGCCCAGAAGCGTCAACGCCGGCAATACCTGCACCACCAGCGAACTCGTACGTCGCGTCGCCTGCCTTCTCCTGAGAAAGACCCGTGTCGATAATCATGACGCGACCGAACGAGGCCACGTTGACTACCGAAGTAGGCTGATAGACAGTGATCGCGTACGAACCCGGCTCAACGTAGGTTTTGCCATTCATCGTTACCACAGTACTCATAATGTTATATGTTTAGAAAATTTGGTTTTTATTTGGTTTTACTGCCGTCTGGGGTTATCGCTTCGCCATTAAACGGATCGCAAATGTTATAATTGTAGCTGATGGCCTTTACGACTTGGGAGCGTAATCTTGTTGGAACCGTGACCTCGTATTTGAACGCCAGCGTGAGAGCCTTATGAAATACAGTTGGCGGAATAATATCTTGCTGGAGAATGATGTCGCCGCCTGATATCCGCGGAATACGTAACCCGACCAAGTCAAGATTCGGGGCGTACATCAGCAACATGGCTTTGAGTACGTTGTAAGCTATCATGGCCTCAGAAGCATTATCCGACGTTATGAGAACTTGGTACTGCGCATCCATCCACTGTGTGTACATAAATTGGTTGGCTTCAGCGTTCCACTCCTGCCCCTCGCCCAGAGGGGCGTCAGCGGCTTGTTCACCGGGTAAAATAATATGGACGGCCAAGGCGGTCGTGACCTGGGCGTTGTATCCCAAATGGACCTCCAAATTCGCTGGGTTAGAGAATATTTTCACCGCCTGACGGAAATAGTTGTAGGCGTTCATGTGGATAGGTTGGCCGTCTTCGTTCTCACCAAGCAGTTGGAAGAGGATGGTGTTTCGGACTTCTTGTGGTGTAGCCAACGCGATGTCATCGCGTATCATCTTTACAATGGCTGTCAACACACGGGCTATAATCACCTCAGGGAGTATCAGTGCATCTACTTTCATAAGTTCTCCAAAAAGTTTACCGATTCGTTGTGTACTATGGTTTCGACATCCGTTTGGTCAATGGCCTTGTCGGAGAACCGCCGTGCTGCCAGTCCCGGGAATATCCAGCTGAGCGGATCACTGTTCTTCGAAGCGCGCCGGAACGAAACATACATATTCTGAGTTGTACGCGCATAAACGCCCGTTTGCTTGGTAATCCCCTCGTAGATGGAGTGCTTACGCAAATAGGCCGCGTAGGCAGGCGAACGATCGGTTGCGGCTATGGCCTGGCGCTCGGTTGGGATATTATACGGCGTAGGAATCTGCGAGGCACGTAGCCGCTGCCCGGTTACAAACGTGCGGACCACGTCGTAAACCTCTTGAGGCATTTCGTCAGAAAAGCCTGCTTGACCTACTGTGCCTGGCGTGCCATGACGGAACGGAATGGTCAAATACCAATCGCCGCCAGGACGTAGTACCGTGCCGTCCTTACGCAATACAGGCACAGTGTGGCGGACTCGCGATGACCGCTGGAAATACTCCTTCTGGTCGAAAGGGGTTGCTCCGGCCTCCAACATCACAGGTAATTCCCCTGTAAGGACAATCGACTTGGCGAAACGGCCGCGGTCGATAATGTTAAGATTTTGGAGGTACTCGGGGCGGGTGGAGTTCAGACCCTGCTTGGCCAACGCTTGCCAGTTGGCATACACAGCAGCCGTTACGGCTTGAACACAGAGTTCAGTTAGATCGTCTATCTGAGCCTGCGTGAGGCCAAACTGAGCGCCTAAACCGCTAACGTCTATGTTGATGGGCCGTGCCATTATTTCACGGTGTTATCGTACGGAACGTCGCCATAGCGCATGGGCGGAAACACATATTCGGCCTTACGTCCAACTACCTTTACAGGCATGGCTGTCAACGCTTCACGGCGCGTGGCACAAGGTTTTCCCTCACGCACTTGCATAAGTTCACGATCAACGTCGATTATGTGATATACAGGATAGTGCTTGTAACGAATGGAAACGGTCAAATTACCGACTTTAGCGTTAGGGTCGTTACTTTCTACCATGCCGATTAAATCCTTGTTGAAAACGACCCTGTTCTTATCCAAACGGAACTCGGCTGTGGTAAGCGGCCGTAACGGTTCGCCGTCGGCTACGTGGAGGAAGATATCCGTCACCTCCAGCGGTTCGTACACCGGATAGGCAAACAGTTCATTACGATAGATTGTCGGCCGTAATATCTCAGAGAAATATCCCTCCAGGTCCAACAGTACGACGCGGTCCATAAATCCCATACGGTCCACGGCGCGAGCGGTAATGGCGGCTGTGCCGATGTTGAGTTCGCTCCATTCTTCATACTTACGGCGATTACCCATGGTCTGGGCAATAAGACGTGTCTCGCGGCGATTGACGAAGAACCATCCGCGCCCGTAGCAGTTTTGACACGTTGACGATGCCTGTCCGCTGGTCTTGTCAACGCACGGACAACGCATAGCGCGGTCAATGTAGGCGTCATACCCCTGATCGTAGATAAGACGCTCGAAACGTCCGACATCCCATCCTACGGCCGGACGCCCCGGTTGCGCGGGGGTCAGGCTCACGGGTGGGGTATCGATGAGCGAGGCGCTCAATATGGGTTGTTTCTTAGCCATTACAGGACTTCAAAAGCTATACCGCGGTATTGGTTCTTCAAGTTCGGCAATTGTTGGTTCAGTTCGTCGAGGTATTGTTTGATGCGGCCGCCGAAAAGGCCGCCCTGCGCCGAACGTGTCAACGGCGTGTTTTGTGACACCCCATCAAGCGAAATACTCACTGACGACATGCCCACGCCGTATAGTACATCACCCAGCACTGCAAGAACGTTTAACGACGCCAACTTGGATATAAAATCCAGCAGATCGGCAGGTATCTGGTCCCATCCGGTGACGTATTTCAACCGCCAATAGTTGGGAATGTACTTTTGACCAAACCACCCTAAGTTCGGAGCGATACCGTTGTAAACGTACGAATTTTGCGTCATAATGGCGCCTTTTCCGCTGCCCGAATTAGGAATCAGCGAAATATTACGATACACGGCCACCGAAGCGATCTTCTTGATAGATAACCACTCCGCAGGGTAGCGGGTCTGCATTACAGAGTTGATGAAACCGCACAACGAATGAATACAGACCACGGGGTACATCGCACGGACGAAACCCCAATTGTTCCACTCTTCGCGAATGTAGTCGCGACTCTCCTCAATAACCTGCTTCTTGAGTTTGATAGAAAGGAGGTGTTCAACGCGAGCTTGGGCTACCTTGATCTGGGTCTTGATGGAAGACTCTGAAACCCGCTGACCGTCGGGTGAGCACATCGGAATGCCGAAAAGATAGTTTTCGGTCAGCTCCGAAGGGCTTATCACGAGGCCCTCATTCTTGTTATAGAGGATGTCTAATTGAAGAGTCATTTTGGTCTGTTTTGCGAGTCGTAACGGTAAGACGAGGAAACTACTCCTCGGCGGTGACAGCGGCCTTGTATTTCTTCACCAGGTAGGCTGCCATCAATTTGGCGTTCTTCTTGAACTTCTTGTACTCGTCCTCGGGGTACTCAGCCTCGGCGGCAGTCTCGAGCATCTCTTCGAGCGACATGGCGCGAATCTGGTCGATGATGGCCTTGTCCTGGTCCTCGGCTGGTTCAGCGGCCGGAGCCTCCTCTTCCTTTGCAGCTTTACCAACGACCGCCCATTCAGGGAGCGTCAGCAGATGACGGGCGCAGGCTTCAGATACGTTGATTTCGCCATTGCGGTCGATTTGAATAGTACCGTCAACAGGAACGGTAAGACGCGAACCGTACAGGGACGCGTTACTGGTTTTCAGTTTCATGGTTTACGATTTAATGAAAAACAGGAGCGGGGCTACCCCCACCCCTGTTTCTCGGTTGAACGATTGTTGCGTTAGTTAGAAGCGCGACTGATGTTGATGATACGAACCATCTTCTTCGGTGCGTACAGGAACGGCGTACCGTACAGCAGCACCATGAAGCGGTATGCGGGCGACAGAATCGCCAGGTCCATCTTCATCAGCGGAGCCAGCTGAGCGAACTCGATGACCTCGTTGTCGAACTGCACCAGGAACGCCTGGTCGCAGTCGGGCAGGAAGTAGTTGTTGTCACGGCACAGATCGCCGGCAGCGCCTGCATAGCCAAGTTTCAGCTCGGCCACCGAAATGTCGAAGATCGGGTAGAACTTGCTGTCCTTGGTACCGCCTTTCTTCGTGCGGTAAATGCGATAGCCCGTAGCCGGGTGCGCATTGTCCACGATCGAGAACTTGAGATCGACAGCCGCACCTGCCGTAACGGCAACCGGGGTCTCGTTAACCACCAGCGACGACTCACCGTGGCGGTTGATGGCAGCAACTGCGTAAACGTAGTTGCCAGCATCCTCCGAATTGAACTTCGAGGCCGTCACGCCGGACACAACTGCAGTCGGAGTGCTGGTATCCCACGCGGGAGCAGCAGGCGACTTCGGATGCGTGGACTGAGCGCCAGCCATCTTGAACGGCGCCTTCTTGAAGAAGACATCGTAGTTGAGGCCGATGCGGCCGAACTGCGAGTCGAATGCCTGAACGCGCTGACCCATGATACCGGCGCTGGTCTGGGCGGTGTTAGGCTGGATGAACTTGTTGCCGTAGAACGTCTTGACGAAGTCCGACAGAACGGCGGGGGGAGCGTACAGCTCGGTTCCGAGACCGTAGTTCTCGACGATCGAGTTGGCAGCGCTCTCGATGGGATCCTCGGTCAGGCCACGACCGCGAAGGTCGATCACGTTCTCGGAGTTGAGGTAAGCGTCCAGACCGCTCCATGCGTCCGACTGCAGCTGCTGAGCCAGCAGACCGTTGAACTCCTGCGGGATGATGTCCGAGTTGCCGTAGTACAGCGACTTGTTCAGCTTGCGGAGAATCCACAGCGTACCGTCCTTGATGGTACGCTCCATGATGTTGCCCACCATCGTGTTGACGAGGGTCATCTGGTGCGTAACGGACTTGGTAACGCCGAGATACTTCACGAGCTGAGCCCGGCGGATGTAGATCGAGTCTTCCTCGTCGGGGAGTTCGCCCTCGTTGGTGAAGCCACCGCGGTCAGCACCATACGATGCCAGCTGGTTGTACTCCTCAACGGTGTTGTAGGCGGCCTTTTTCGGCAGGTTCTTCCAGAGAACGATGTCGCTCTCGCGGAACGTCAGGTGTTTCAGAGTACGCTCCAGCGACTCCACCTTCAGCGGAGCACCCGAAGCATCGGTCAAGTTCGTCGTTTGACGACCCGTGATGTCGGTTGCTTCGAGGGCTTTGTTCAGCATAGCGACCTCTTCCTGGCTGGACGAGCCGTACTGGGCACCACGTGCTTGGATGCCATAGTCGGCAAGATTGATAGAAAGTCTGTCCATGATTCGGAATTGATTATGTTATGGAAATTGTTTGGGTGTTTACTCTACTACCTCGTACCCGGTCTCAGCCTTGAGACGGGTAATGATGTTTTTGGGGAGACCGTCAGCAGGACGCGCCTCAAACGCCAAAAGCGCATCGCCGTACTCTTTGTCGTAGCCTTTGGCGAACGATGCCTGGTCAAGCAGCGCAGCAACGGCACGGGGATTCTCGCGGAACGAGATACGAGTGGTGCTGCCACCCTTTTCGATGTCGCCCTTGTCGGCACCCTTAGCAAACGCACGGTCGATAACCGTAGCCGAGCGCAGCGATTTCGGACGCGGCACCTCGCTGCCGTAGCGTTCCAGTTTAGCGGCGAAGCCCTCAATAACCTCGGTCTGGCCTTTGACGACGTCCTCCAGTTCAGCAATACGCTTAGCGTCCTCAGAGCGTTTCTGGCGAAGATCGTTCACCAAGACGGCCGTAGCTTTGATGTACGACTTGAAGTCGTTACCAACACCCTGAATAGCTTTCAGGAGATCAGCGTTATCACCCTTTTTCATCTTGGCACCGTTCTTGTCGCACTGCTCAAAGCCTTCGTCGTCATCCTCGGTTTCTTCTTCAGATTCCTCCTTCTTGCCTGCCTTGGCATTACGCATGTTGGCGGCGTTGTGACGCGGCTCGTCATCATGGGTTTCGTCCTCCTCGCCCATTTGACCGTCGGCGTCATCACCTTTCTGCACGTCTTCGGCATCAAAAGCGTTGCCCTCGGGCGCAAGCCCCAAAGCGGCATATGCCTTCTCGATGTCCTCGGAAGTGATGGATTTGCGTTTGTTCATAACCGATATATTTTTAATTAGTGTGTACACTTCATACGCGTTCGGTATTGTAATATTTGGAATATCACGGAAGATAGCTTCCATGACGGAAGATTTGGAAAACGTTTTTTTCGGCTGGCCATCGACTGACTCCGGCATTAACGCCGCGCCAGACTTCGTGTCCAAGGCCTTTTTCTCGGTTTTGCCACCGCGCTCTTCGGCATTATCCTCTTCTTCCTCCAAATCCACCTTTATTCCGTCAGCGTCAATCTCCCCCTTTATAATATTCACAAACGTATGTGGATTCTTAGGCATATGTGTTACTGCAACACCTGTTATTACAGCCTTAACGATCTTGTTGTAAAGGGGTGATTTCTTGTCGTTAGAACCGCGCTTCAGAACCTTTCCTTCGATGGAATACCCAAGACGACGCGTTTTACTGTCTTCCTCAAGGGTTTTAGCAAGTTCATAAACTTCATTGGCCATAGGCGATGAAGCATACAAATCGCTTTCAATCCAAAGCCCCTCGGGGCGGAGTTCGACCTTTGACGGCTCGCCAATAATAGCAGCTGGAGAGTTCTTGGCTTGGTGATGCCAATTAACCATGCCTGAATTCTTCAGCGGCTCAACATCAAAACCAGAAGGATCCAGATACTCACCATCAGCGTCACGATCCATAGTTGAAGCGATACCGCCAATACGCATAACAGGTTCTCCTGCTTCGTTCGTAGCTTTTTCAATGCGTCCAATAGGACACCAAAAATTGAATCTATCGTCCTTAAACATGTTTACGGCGTTATTGTTACCAACATTATACTTGTAATGATCACTATTGGAAACGACGGTAATGTCGTGGACTACTACGAATATCCTTCCGTTATTTTATCGCCGATTCCGGGATACAAAGAGTTGGTGAGTGAATTTCCATTCTTTATAAAAGAAACAACAGTTAGCGGCGAAACCAATAAGATCTCTTTTGACAGGAAGATATCTCAAAATGCCAAACTATACGTTACTGGTAAAGTACACGCTTCCCAAAGTATGTTTAGTGATATTGTGCTAAACATACCACTTACCCCTGTGAATATAAGTGTTAGTAATGGAAAAGGAGCGTTAATAGATATATCGAGTGCTTTTTTTAATTCAATTGGCGACAACATTTCCGCACGTATTTTAGTAACAAGCGTTGATCTATCGTCGGATGGTATTAGTGCCTTTAATATTGTTTTACAGACTAAGAATATTTTGACTACTGATATGTATTACGCAACATTGAGTATATATTGTAATGAATAAATTAATCCCCCCTCATGACGAGGAGGGGATTAATTAATAATTAGAGTACAGTTTCAAAAACATATAACTTGAAGAAGCTCCGTTTATATTTTTGCTTTGAACCACGATGTTTAATCCACTAATGCCAGTTGTACCCATCTTAGGACTTGTTACCATGAGCCTAATGCTTCCAACAGTTTTATCATCCATCGTTGAAGCTAAATACGCCGAACTTACTTCTACTAAAATTCCGTGTCCAGTGTTAGGATCAATGTTAGGAACAGTAAGCGGTATATTATAAAACGCGTCTGAAGTAGGATCGCCAGTTTGCCGTATTGATCCACATAACATTATTGTCGCATTGCGGGGAACTTCTCTGTCGAAGTTTATAGTAACCATGGCTCCAGTTCCAGTGCCTGTAATTAACGACCATTCACTCACCAACTCTTTGTATCCCGGAATCGGCGATAAAATAACGGAAGGATATTCGTAGTAGTCCACGACATTACCGTCGTTTCCAATAGTGATCATTACATACGACGGGCCTTGGCTAATGAGTGTGCCATCATCCATGGCTGGATACATTGTTGCTGAGAAGATTCGGTCGCCGCCAGATTGTAAGCATTGCACAAATCCGTTCATAAACTTTACGCCAGAACCCTTAAAAAGGGGAAAATACGCCTCAATTAAGGCAGTTGGATTTGTAACAAGGATCGCCTTTATTTTGCCAACTGCACTATCACCCCAATCAGCGCTGATAATTTGATTACCTATTTGTTCACCTCCGTCAATGACTATGGCGTCTATTCCTGAACCGCCAGCACCAATTTGCGTCCATTTAATAAGAGTCGTTATGGCGTTTCCTAAATAAAAATTATTACTTCCTACGTCTTGTGCAAAATAGTTGATTTGTCCAGCGCTTACCTTTTGCAATATGCCGATCAAGGCTTCGCTCGTAGGTTTTTGATCGCCTCCAACGCTGTAGAACGGAATTATTCCTCCAACGGGGAGTTTTCGTACTCGGGCGTTGTTAACAGTGGCTTTAAAGTCTGTAATCTTCAACGGAGTCATATCGGCATCCATACGAAATGCCAAACCGTTATTTACAATCGTATCAATCCATTGCTGGTCGGTTAATGCCGTAGGAGGATCTTGTGTAAAGCCGTTTCGGCTGTATATAATATTGTCAACAATATTAAAGACAATGCCATAACACGTAGATCCTGACCAACATACAAAACCATTGTAGGCTGCACCGTTGGTAATAATTTTCACTGCGCCATTACCAACTATACGATACATGTTTTGAAACGCCTGGAGTATAGTGCTCGCCGACGTAATCGAGGTAACGCCAGTAGTCTGATTGGCAAAACCCGTAAGTTTGGCCTGCATGGCATTAAACAGATTGGCAATCTGCTGCGACGTAGCCTTTTCGGTAGCCGATACCTGAAATTCTTCGTTTCCAGTGAGAGTCGAACGCTTCGTCAGCTTCGACATGTCTATAAAAGTAGGCATATATTTTTTATTTAAAATTCACAAACTTATAATTGTCACGCCATAATTTCAACGTGCAACGCGGGTTCGTTAGCATCCACGGATACCTTGGCGCTGGCGTATTTGACGTCGCTCAGTGGCGTAATAATTTTACGACACTTTTCCTCATTGGCCAACGCATTAGTGAAGTCGCGCGGATTTTTCATCCGTGTAATCGACAGATCGATGATGTTGCATTGGCGGTACAACTCCTCCGTCGTGCAATGAAGCGATACGCGCTGACCCATGGCGGCCTGACGTTCGATTTCAGCCACCATCAGTTTCTCAACCTCGGAACGGGCCATCTTCTTGCAGTTGTCGTCGAATACCTTAGTGACGGCCGCACCCGGAGCGCGGTAACGAATACGCTTGCCGGCGTAAAGGTTATCGGCCATGGCCTTGGCCTGGGCTTCAGGGGCACGCAACGTCGAAGTGATAACGACATCAGGGTTCTTAGTGGCATCAGCCGCACGGCTGATAAGATCCTTTACAGTGTCGTTGATTGCGAACGCCGAAGAGTTAGCGTATGTAATATTTGCCATACGGAATTGTTATTTTAAGTGATTCTACACTAATTGAGTTCGTGTTCATCCAATCCAGTAAGTAATCCGATTTTTCGGAATTACTTAATTTTACAAAATCCTCAGGCGTGATAGCTCGGTCGAGTAAGTAATCACGAAAATCGCTTTCCATGATGGCGATGCGTTGTCCTTCGGTGGCTACCTTTTGGAACATAGGTGATAACTCGTCAAGAGTTAAGGTGTTCTGGATAGCCTTACGAAATTCCCGTGCATCCAATTCGTTTAACATCGGGAATTCGCCACGGAATGGTATGAGTTCCGACGGCCGTTTACGGTCGATGTATCGCGACGCTGCACCCCCTACAACCGAAGTCGTGAAGTTACGCGGTACACCATATCTTCCTTTGTCTTTCATGGCTTATTTCCTTGTGATTATCTTCGAGCGGTTGAACACAATCATAAATGAGTTGCCGCAGCAATTACCATTAGGCTGTATCATGGCGTCGTACCCTTGAAGCGCAGCATACACACCAAGGACTTCGTCGTGTAAACGCGAAGATTGGTATATAGCCGCATAAATATCCTTATCGGGGTCACCGACGCTATTAGAGCTAACTTTGCACGCTGCGGCACTCTTTTCCTGATAGACCTTGAACGCTTCAACGCGCTCCTTTTGTAAGCGATTCACCTCATCGTCAAGGTTCTTGACAGCTTCTTTCACGGCATCCTCGATTTTACCGTAGTGCTCGCGCATAATCCACTCCTTGAATTGGCGGACAGGATAGTTGTACGGGCGCGCGAAACCGTTCTTGCGCTTAATAGCATCGTTCTCGTAACGATAGCGCGAAAACACAAATCGCTCTGAAGTGTTAGGCATCTTGATGACAAAATCGCCTGTTCCATTACCCTTTTCGGTAATGGTTCCGCCGTTAGCCGTTACCCAACCGCGGAGGTGATTATTCATAAAGTCGTCAAACTTCATATATGACGGATTGCCGTCATCGTCAATAGCACCCCAATCGATCACTTGGTCGATTTGAAGCGGAATGTCGGTATATGCCGCGTCATCCCAATGCATAGAGGTTTTAACCCTTTTCTCGGTGTTGGAGGTGATATTGTGAAGTTCTGACGACAGCTGGTTATAAACGGCTTCGGCTTCTTGTTCTTCTTTCAGAGCCTTCTCAACTACAGGAGATTTTCGGGCTGAAAGTTGTTGTATTTCCTTACGAGCATCTTCGACGGTGATGACTTTTGCCGAATCATCCAAAACAGCTTCAATAATAGCACCATCATTGCTTGCGTAACCGAGTGCGTTCTTATAAGAAGATGTTGATTTGTAGCCTGACGGCGTCTTATTGGCATTGGCTGAATCATTGACGTGAAAATAGATGCCTTCGCCGTAAACACCTTGTGTACCAAAAAAGCACGTGTCGTTGTACTTAAAATCGTCAGCGTAATACTCCGAATCTGTTCCGCGAGGCTGTACGCCACGGAACATATGATACTTTGATTTGGCCACTTTGGTCCAGAAAGTGTTATCATCTACAACGTCCGGACGTGCGTCGAAACCACGAGCAGCGCAAATGTTAGATAACATTTGCCAACCTACTTGCCTATCGGTATTTGTTAATCGGTCCGTAGGGATATTGCCATTGACACTCTTGTAAAGGGAATCCAGTTCATCTTCCGAGAATTCGCGATACATATCCTCCTCGGACTTCAGGTTACGTGGTTTGACCTTACGATTAGCGCGCTGAATTTTAACTTGATAAATCCCTCGTATTCGGTCCAAATCATTGAAACGTCCCTCAATGATAGCACGTATTTTAGATTTGGCGCCGAGTTTTCCAGCGTCAAAAAACGCTAAGATTTCATCCTTACGGGCTTTCAAAGCGTCAATCTGGTCGATGAAGTCTTGCGACGTAAGATGGGCAACGATATTCGGATTGTGTTTTATCATACCATCCCAGTCGATCTTGTTGCCGAACGTCTTAGTCGAACCCTGTGCTCGGTAATTGAACGACCCGCCATTATCGACGCGGTAAACCTTGCCGGCAGCATCTACCAAACAATTGTCGTTTTGGTATATATCCCAATTGGCTAAAAAGGTGTCAACAACAAAACCCTTAGCCATAGCGGCATAATCCTTAGCCTGGGGTTCTGACACTCCGCGCATGTAGTTAGAGATAAGCGTCAAATCAGTTCCGTCGTCATACATTTCGTAATCCGGCGTGTCTAATCCAAGCAAACTGTACACCTGTGCAGCGTAGTATTCCGCGGCGACGTGACCGCGGTTAGTGTTCTTTGAACTCTTAACGACAAACTCGCGACCCTTGGCGTCCTTCATCAGGACAGCTCCCGTGGAACCGCCTAATTTCTGTACAAAGGTCAGCTGTGAAGGATCAGCCGGGAACATTTCGTTCACCTCCTTCTCCTGTTTAGCCAGTATAGCTTTGGAACGAAAAGCCCCTTTTCCAACAGGTATTCCTTGCGGATTCTTGTAAACGCGCCAATCGTACGTCGTCTTTGCATTAGGCGTCAATGTCCAAATATACACCACGCCATCGACTACCTTTGTTTGGCCAGGCATAATAGCCTTTACAATGTCCGGGTCCTGTTTAACGCCGTGAAGGTGATCATACAACGACTTGGTTACATACAAGCTGTACTCGTAGTCATCGACGAACTCGGAACGGGCCTTGTACGCTTCACAGGCTTTCTCCAGTACGGCGTCAGAAACAGCACCCTCGGCATTACGGAGGGCGAAAATTTCCAACGCTTTTCTCAGTTCGTCCATAAACTATCCAAACAAAAGGGTTTCTGCTTTTTCAATCGACATATCGTCAGCGGATAACGTACCGAGTTCCGCGTTATGGGCTTTCCACGTGTCGGGAATCATATCCTCAGCGCCAAGCGTTTTGGCGCGACGTTTAATCCAGCGGCGAGCCCGTTCAGGATTCTTTGCGTTGCCGGCCAAGCGGATGGCATTCTTCAGGTCGGACTTGTTACGAATCGGGAATGAACCATCGGGGAGGGCCTCCTTTTTATCAGCAAGACGCTCACGTTGCTTTTCGGTAAAATCGGCCTTTTCGAGCGATTCTGCGGAGTCGAGCAGCGCTTCGGCCTTGGCTATCTCATCGGAAGTTTCGACGGGCTGGATGGCCTCGTACACGAATCCTTTCGTCAGTGCACGTACTGCGGCCCGCTCCCACTCTTTTTGCTTATCACCGATGAGATTGGTCCACTCACCGCCTATCTTGGCCATCCTGTTAGAACGGTCAGTAGAACGCTTCTCCGACAAGATGGTTCCAAAAGTACGGGTGGTAAACTTAGCAGGGTCGATTTTGTTCTTATTCTTAACGATAAGATCGAACAATTCTTTACGTTCCTTTTTATCCTCTTCAGGGTTGTCGAGGTGCGGTTGCTGAGGAATATCCATTTCCTCGTAGCGATCCTTCAGAACTTCGATCGTTTCATCGACGGTAAGATATACCTCCGACGTCAGCGTAGCGCGCGAAATGATAGCTTTGGTATCTTCGTTCTTTGAAAGATTCGTGAGGTCCTTGTTGGTCATGATGATGATACGACCCGTGAATACGAAATTCGACTTGACGTCTTCCGGGTCGCCGACCACGCGCTTACCTGAAGCGGCGGTGGCTTTCTTCATGATGGAAGCCAAGTCGGCGCGAGTGATAACGGAGTCGGTATCATCGAACAGAAGAATCTTACCGTTGTGTGCTTTCAGCACATTCAGCAACTGCTTCTTGGAGTTGATGTCACCGAGTTCAACGTAGTCATAGTCGCCGTCGCCCGGAGAGTCGGTTTCAGCGTCGAACGGACGTTTGTTGAGCAGTTCGGCAATTTTCTTGAAACCGTACGATTTACCGATACCTGCGCCACCAGCCGAGATCATGAACCGCTGTTCCTTGTTATCGAGGAACTCAAGATACTGACGGTTAAGATCATACATGACCTCAACAGGCGGTTCGTAATCGGGATCCTTTTTCTTCATCGCATAGACGAAGCGGTCGTAAGCGATACGGTCTTGACGGCTCTGAAGTTTATTAAACTTTTTCTGAATGCGCGGGTCTTCGGGGTTAAGAAACCAGTCCTCGACGATTTCACCATCGTCGTTTCCACCCTCGCCGTCGTTAATGTCCACTTGAGCTCCGGTACTGGTAGGCGCAACAGGATCCTGTTTGGCAGTCATCTTAAGCAACGTGGATAACGTTCCGCTGGTATCCACCTGCGACATATCGACATTACGAGATTTCAGCTCGTTGTAAGCAATATGTCGCAACTGCGCATTGCCCTTGGGGTTGTTGACAACTTTCAAAAGGTTATCATCGCTGGTCTTCTTGGCCCACGCTTCAAGACTCGTCGCAGGACCCGAATCGCCCGATTCTTTACCAGTATCGGCGCTGGGCTTGGGCTTAGCGTTCTTATCGACACGCCAGTTGAACTTTCCAGGCTTGTACTCCGTCCACACCCACGGCTGGGTGGGGTGATGGTCGCCGACGTTGTGCTTTGCTTTTTGAATAATATCTGACATACGTTGTGCAGTTTTCCAAATAAATACTTGGAAAATTACACTTCTACAGCGTCAAAGTCAATATCAAATTTCTTATATACAATGCGCAACTCGGGTACACCGTTGATTGGCTTCTTCTTTTCGTCAACACGAGCGTTAAGCGGCCAACGCTTCAAGATGATATCATGCGCACGTTGAACGCGCTCGCGACGTTCGTACACATCTTGGAGACCACCACCTTGTGTAGCTTCCTTGTTCATCTTACTCTGAAGCAAGAACCGTACGAATCGCGCATACACGATGCCGAGGTACATACATTTTAACGAATAGTCGATATCACATTTCAACTCCAACCGCTCATCAAAGTCCAACTCTAACGTGCGAAGACCCTTGAACACGATAAGGTGTGGAATACCGCCGTATTTGAAACGCGGACTAACGTCGATGCAATTCCAATCAAAAGCGCTTTTGCCCATGGTGCCATATTCGAAGTCGGTTTTCATCACCTCTCGGTCGAATTCGTTGAAGAATTCAGCCAACTCTTCAGGGGTTTTCAACGACAGTCCGCATTTGGCTTCGCCGTCAATTGAGTAGAAGAAGTTGGCGATATCGTCATCCATCACCACAACGGGATGTCCCTCGCGCAAGTAGGTATTCTTGCAAAAATTGACTACGTAGCTGTAGCCACGATTCGAGGCTGGAAGCACAATGAGGCGTTCGCGCTCATGCCCGGCTTCAACATATTTTTCGACATCCTCTTTCTCTACCACGATGTGGTAATCCACGCCGCCCTTTTTCAACAATCGAGTCGTAACGCATTTAGGGCGGTTTTTAGACACGACAAAGAATTGACAGTTCATACTCAAAATGGTAAGTCGCCCTCGTACCAAACTTCCTCAGGCGGGTTCTGTTCTATAAAACGCTGATAATTGTCCAGTGTACTTTCTAACGATGGATAAAACCTCATGAACAACTCCCACTTAACGTCAAACATATCATCACACGATACGCGGCGTTTCATCAGTAGGCTTTCGCTATTATAGCACTGCACGCAGACCTGACGACGGCCTCGTAGTACGTACGAATAGGGAAAGTCGCGATAGTATTCCGCGCCAGACGCCGTATTATACACCACATCATGGATAAACTGGTTGAACGGGTGTCCTGCACCGAGAGGTGCCAGTAACGTATAACCGGGATTGCGGTGCATAAACTTCCGCAAATGATCGCGAAGCGCTTGTTCGGCGAAATTAAGGCCGTCATTCCCGAATTTGGCGCGTAAGTACGTATAGACGCTCTCATAATTACAGTCCTTGGAATGGGCCTGAAAATCGCTACAACGGACATTTTCTAACTCCAGGTCCAGACAATCCATGGCTATACCCAGAAAATTGCACAGAAGCCGCTGCTCTGAAACGCGCTTTGGGTCGCTATCTACAGTAAGCACCCGAACGTCATATTCGGGTGCTACTAAAACGTGACAAGCACTCATCAGGAGATCACCCGCGTGTGGCTCGACACAGAGGTATTTTATTTTTCCCATGGCCGTTTGTATATCTTCTCGACGCAGGGGCCGTCCTTCGATACGTCCTCAGCCATACGGCGAATTTCTGGCGTGATAGGCGGGAGCGTTTTCTTACCCATCTTATCAGGCAGGAAACCGACACGGACGCTGACATGTGTACACCCCTGACACGGACGGAACCGACGGTCGTTGTTGTACAGCATCACGCGGGCAGCATGGAAGCGCGGATGGTTCCAAAGGTCTTCGATAGGCATATCGTGAATATTGGCGATAGGATACTCGCCGCGGAAGTCGTCGCAGCACAGACACACCTGGCCATTCCAACGCACATCCAGTTCACGGAACGGGAAGGTACAGCGCTTGTTGTTGAACGAGTCGTCGAGCGGGAACGCCGCACCACAGTGGTTAGCCAGACGACGCGTCATCTTGTTGGTATCGTCTTCGGCGATAGGCGGCAACAGACAGATACGGCGGCCCTGCTTGGGGTAGTAGTACGGAACGCCCGGTTCCAGCGTAACGACGTTGTATTTCTCGATGTCGATTTTCTCGACGAAATTCCAGTCACCCTTAGCCGTATAGCAGTCCACCAGAATATCATTCATGCCGGCTTCAAAAAGACGGTCTAAATATTCCGACGTATCCTTGGCGTGGTTCATACCGTACCCGTTGCTGTACATATGAAATACGGCTTTGGGCAGGTGTTTACGGAACGTAGCCACGATGTCGATGAATGCGGGGTTGAGCGTCGGTTCGCCGTGCATAGCGAATACGAACTTACATTTCCACCCTACGCGGGCTACCTCTGAAGCGATACGCTCGGCGGTTTCAACGGTCATGAAATTCCACGGCTTAGTGCCTTTTTCGCGCATGCCGTGGAGACCGCAAAACGAACAACCCAGATTACACCCCTCCGTCGGTTCAATCTGCATGGTAAACGGAGGGTCTTGTACGATTTTGTTTTTCATTATTTGGTAACTTTAATGTTAAGTTTCACGTTCTTTAACTTTGGGTTCTTAAACTGGCGTTTGATAGGCTTAGTGAAAGCGCGGGTTGCGGGGTCCCAATCGAAATTATCAGGCTTGAAATTGACTGAACAACGACAATAGGGGTGTGTGGGGTCGATCGTAGGGAGCCATTCTGCCACCTTACGACCGATGTTGTTACCGTTAGCGATAAGATCGGCCAAACGGAACAGTTTAGGTTTCGATGTAGGATCTTCGGGGTCTTCCAAGTACAACTCCCGACATTTAGCGCACGCACCTGGATAGACATCGAAATACACTTTGGCGTCAGGACCGTGTTGCTTGAAAATACTTTCGGCACGGCCCACGTTGTAGGCTTCGTGCAGGAGGTAGTACGCAATACGCAGCCAATCGCGTCCCCAGTCTTTGGTAAGGTTCCCCAGTTCGCTGGCTATATACCGGGCTCCCTTACGGAGTTGAACGGCTTGAATGGCCTTGTCTTTGATTTGCTGACGTATTACCGATTGTTGACGGAAATTCGATTTGAGGATGGCATTCCGTGTTCCAGTGACGATACGATTACCAAGCGACGTGATGTCGGTATAGGCACGATTCTTGAGGTAGTTGAGCGCGTTTTCTTCCTGTTCGGTAAGCGGAACAAAGTTTCCCGATTTCAAGAACTGGAGAAACTGCTTGTAATTCATCTTCTTGGCGCGAGTGTCGCCAATTGCTTCGGCCAGTATTCCAAACAAAAAGGCGTGTTCGATGATGCCCTTTGAGTTCTTGTACTTATCGACGTTGACCCCTGAAGCTACCAAGATATCAATTTCAGACTGCGTGAGGTAGTCCAATCCGACGTGCTTGGCAATAAAGAGATATTGCCAACGCCGGAGAATACCGACCATGTCGTCTATTTGACGGTTGTTGAAAATCATAACTTTTCGACGTCTTTTCGGGGAATCCATTTCCCAGTGCCACGTGGTGCGCCGCTGTACGAAGGTTTACCTGTAAGTTGAATTAACTGTATTTCCGTGTCACCTTCCTTGATGTTTTTCACTGAATACACGCTGCGAACTCTTCCGGCGTAACGGACCTTATCGCCAATTTTCACTTTTTCGTAGTGCTTGACGTATTTCTCCACCTTTTGATTTTCATAAAAATCGTTACGTGCAACGCCGTCGTCGCCAATTACAAGTGCTTCGGTGCCATCGCCAACCGTGAGCGTGTGAATATACGTATCGTCTTGACGACATTCAGAGTTTCGGCGTTGACTGGGATCGGGAAACTTTGCGCGTCCCGTGTAAAGTGCGCCGACGCGGCCTAACTTTCGGTTCTTAGACGTGTTGGCGTATCGTCCTGTTCTCGAACGCGCCTTTTCAATGAACCCCGCCACCACCTGCTCACGCATTGTATTGTGGTGTTCGTGTATTGCTTTTGTGATCGCGTCTATTTCCATAATCTGACCCGTGAAATTTGACTGCGTTTGACAACCATGTGTAGGCCGTTGTTTAACTCGATTTCCGCACCTTCATCGCCGGACACCAGAACCTTCCCGAACCTGTAGTAGAAACCTGCCTCGGAGTTTCCAGTCTTTGCGATAACGGTATTATTCTGGGATAGTTCGGCGAGGTCTTTAATCTTGATGGCGTCATCGTCAAACATCTTCTTCCAAAACCACTCAACATCGGGGCAAAGACGGATCTCTTCGTCGGGCTGTAACGATACTGTGATCGATGTGCCGGAGGGGTGCATCTTCACTTCACACCTACCATCACTAATGCGTGATAGCGTGCCGACGTTATACTTCATCCGCCCTCTTTCATCCCTCATACGAGTAACGACCCATACCGGGTATGGTGGTTCTTTCTCCAGCGCGCTATTGACGGCAATCACTGTGCCGATATTCCAAACCTGTTCAATCTTCCTTGGCGGTATGGCCCAAATTGCCTTTCTTTGTTTCATCCTCGTTTAGTTCTTTAATCGCCGCAGCCGTAGCGTCGGCGATGTACTTCAAGACATCACCGAGCGCCGCGGCATTATTGGCGTTCCATTCCCGGATAAACCGATTTTCGTACTGAGTAACGGTGGGGAATGGCGACGGAAGAAAGTGGGTATGTTTGGCGTTGTAGGGCATTACTCTTCGGTGTTACCGCCGTAAATCTCCAGGAACTTGTCAACGAATTCCTTGTTGGTGCGTTTCATTACCTCCAATTGCGTGTCAACCTTCTTGCGGTATTCTTCCGGGTCATACACCCCGCGAAGCGAATCGCGTGCAGCCTGACGCTCGTCAGCGATTTTCTTCAACTCGGGATGACTGAGGAGTTCTTGACCAACACCCTGATCACGCGACTGCGGATCGGTAAGCGAATTGAGACTCAAAGCAGCACGCTGGGCCTCCTTGTCGCCAGATGCGATCCTTGCCTTCAGAGCGCGGGCAATACCTTCAGGGTTCTTGGCGATCATCTTGACGTACTCAGCCGGATCAGCTCCCCTGTCGGTTTTCTTGATGAATTTGTCCGCGGCAGCGTTGTCCTTCTCGGGCGAAGACTTTGCGGCTTTGTCGGTCTTGGCTTTTGCGCCCTTCTCGGCACTCTTCACTTCAGCCTTCGCCTTCTCGCCTTGCTTAGTGGCGCTTTCCTCCTCGCCGCCAATCAGCGCGTCGAGTTCCTTCTGGCCGTCCTTCGATACCTTCACGCCAGCCTCCTCGAACATATTCTCGATCATGTCGGCGATCTCGTCGTCAGCCAGATCACTTTGCCCGGCCTCGCTGGGCATCTTACGGATGGCGTCGGCGATTTCCTTCACGGCCTTACCACCTTTTTCCTTCACAAACGATTTGAACGACTTGGCGTCAAAGTCTGCATCTCCCTCAGCCATAGCGTTGAAACTGTCAACGAGCGATGCGGCGTCAGCCTTTCCGCCCTTGCCCTTGGCGTCGGGATCGCCGAACTTGGATGCAGCTTCCTCGACATCAGCGATATCCTTCACCGTTGTGGTCTCGAAATTGTCCACGTCGGCATAGGGATATTTGTCCACACGATAGCCTTCGCTGGTCTTGGTAACTACCAGATCGAAACCGTCTTCGTCACCGCCAATCTGCTTGATGAAAGCATGAGCGGCGTCTTCAACTCCAGCGTACTGAGCCAGGTCCTCGTCGTCCATCTGGCGGAAGCCCATGGATTCGAACGCCGAAACCGACTTGGCGTCGCCGTCAGCCAGGCCGTTACGCAGCGACGTGTCGCCGTTCTTGTTCTTGGCACGAACGCTCACACCGCGACGTTCCAACTCAGCAGTAGCTACCTTACGCATCTCAGCGTCGGCCGACGGATCGTTAGCTACCTTCACGAGAGCCTCTTCCGAAGCCTGACGAGCGTGGTTCTGGAGGCTTACGTTGGCTTCCGGTACACCGCCGCCATTATCTTGTTCTGCCTCGGGCTTTTCCTGAGCAGCATGACCATACTCCTGTCCCACGCGTTGCAGACGACGGTTTTGAGCGTTATCAGCATAAACGCCATGGCGCGCTTTTTCGATCGGTGTTTCTTCAGCGCACTCTTCTATGTTGGTAAACCCTTTCAAAATCTGTTGACGGCGCGCTTCACCATAGTTGATATTTTCTTTCATGATTTTATAGGTTTATAAGTTTCATTTCCACTAAAAAGGTAGTTAATTTTATTCAAACCGCCAAGAGAATTACTAAAACTTTATACCAAAATCTAACGTGTATCCCCATTGGTCATCAACTCTTATAGCTGACGCACCAACCAAAAACCGTTGGCGGAAGTCGGCCCCAGCAGAAAACTTTTGTGTGCCAAAATCGACGGAGGTTCCTATTTGGGCATAACCTTGTATAAAGGGAATTTGCTTGTCGATAATCGTGCGTTCAACCTCATGAACACGGATGAGCGGTTTGACGTGCGATACAACCTCTGTAAGGGCGTTGCGCTGGATGGTGATATCGACCCGGAACTCGCCGATACTGTCGTTGGAAAAGTCGAGGGGATATTCCTTTCGGGCCAGGTAGTCAGCCAGCAAGGCGGCGGTGTCGATTTCGCCTGGTAGGTATATCGTGGTATCACGGACGATAACCTGCGGAACGGGAATCTTAACCGTATCGCGGTATTCGACCGTGTCGTGCTTTGTACGCCACCTTTCAACGACTTTAGGGGGTTCGGGGGTATAACTGCTCCGCCCCAGAAAGAACGCGAAAATTAGGGCCGCTACAATGATAATTATGGATGCCGCCGTCTTCATGACCTTTTGCCACTTTTAATCATTTCTTCATAAGCCATTATTGATGCCTCCAGTTCGTTGATTCGCTTTTTGTAAACCTCAGCTGCCTGGCTGGCTTCACGCTCCTGAGCGCGGAACTCTTCCATTAGGCGGTTATATTTATCGCGGTCTGCCTGGCGTTGCGCCTCGTATTCCTCGCGAATCTTGTTGAGCTCATTACGAAAGTTCGTCATCATTTCGTTAGATAACTTACGTTCGTTTTGAACTTCCTGATACAGGTTATCATAGCGCTCCTTCCACCACGATTCTTTCTTATCAAGTTCCGCCATCAGGGTATCATAGCGCCCTTTCCAGAATTCCTCCCCTTTCAGGTCAGCGTCAGCCTGGCTATAACGTACCTCTTGAGCATATTTCTTACGATCCAACATACGCGCCACAATGGCGTAGCCAATACCACCCGCCCCGAATAGAAGCGAAATTACAGGGAAGATGGTGGTCATGAAATTTCCGTCAGCCATTGCGTTTCATTCTTTCGTTAATACGTATGCGCGCGGCCTTGGCAGCCAAGGTATACGCATGGGAATCGTAATTAGAGCGAAGACACCTCAAGATTTCGTCGGCAAACACTTTTATAATATCCGGTTGAGCGCTTTTGTAAGCGTCCATGTCTCCTTCGTTTGTAAGTGTAGCGGGATAAATGATGAGTTTCACCTCAGCACTTACACGATTGAAGAAACGATACCATTGAGAGTCGTATGAATCAACAAATGAGAACGACCGCCAACGTATTTGAGGTGTTAAAAGGTCATAGTGATTTGACAAGTTGTAGGCGAAGTCGCGTGTCAATATCGGACAAGCCCGGTTTAGTGTTAGACTGCAACCGTCCTTACGATCGGCGAAGAAGTCAATCGCCAAGGCTATGCCGTATGTGCGGTGCGACCGAAAATAATTCCAAACATCATAAGCGTTACCAACGACAACTTCGATATGTCGCCGTCGCAGTTCCTCAGCCAGTGCCTGAACGAAACGGCGTGCTTCAGCGTTGAAACGCTTCGATGTTAAATAGACCACCTTACACATGTTATATGATGTATGTAACTTCAGAAATGAAGCATTCGAAGTTGAGCGTTTCTTCCGATACATATTCGCTTGCCCACGCCACAAGATGGTAATACCCCTTAGACATCTGATAGTCCCTCGTTCCAGTACCATCAACAATCTTAAGATTTTGGGTAGTACTCGGATTGGAATGTATGATTACTTCAATCGCTCCGCCAACGCTCTCACGCGTGTACATTTTCAAAGCCGAGGGGGAATTCAGCATACCAAGCCGCAAAGTCCAATTTTGCGAACCAATGGCCGCATCAATATTGAAGAAATAGCGTCCCCCCAACTCCAGGTTGTAATCATTTCCACCAGCGAGAATCGTAAATCCTGTGGCGCCACCAACAATTCCATTAGCCAGATGTCGTTTCAATATACTACGATCGTATATAGAATCCGTAGCGACTAATTGCCGCAACTTACTACCTTCGTCGTCACCTGTAAGGATATTGGTCAATACACTCCAAATTGTTTTCAGACCTGTATAAACGCTGCCTGCGGTGTTGAAAGCGGTATTGTAAGGAATTTTCGGAAAATCGGTTGACTTACCACCTACCTTGATATTGTTAGAATCGCCGTATTCGGAAAAGTCTATGTCCAAAATAGCGCGGTGAAGTAACGCTATGGCCTGTTCAACAGGATCGCCTGCTGCAGGCATAGGACTTTCAGCAGCGGCAGCGGCATATCCTGACGACAGGCTCATTCCAGTAGCCAGTTTCAAACGGTTATACCAACCCTGAATTTTATTCAGGGCTGCCATTAGGTCGTCTTCCGTGGTAAGATCTTGTGGATTGGCGATAGTGGCCGTAACGGGTGCGACATTGGTCAGCTTGGCCGAAAATATTATCGTTTGAGAACCATTCTGCCAATCGGTGACGATTTTCTCAACCTGTTCGAATATCTTATTCATCGCGGCGTAATCGACCACGTACTGCTTGTATCCGACCACTTGGGTATCGTTAGCTTGCTCAGAAACGATAACGCCGCTCATCGCCGCATTGAAGTCAAAGAACAGACCATTTACGAACCCTAACGAATTCTTGGATGACGTCGAGAGCAACGACTTCACACTACGTTTAACCAGCATGGGGTTATCACTAACAACCCGCATGCCATACAACACGTCGGTCAACGCCGGGTTATCTGTTAACTGCTGAAAATCGAAATTGAGCTGTGACGTCCTTTGGTCGAAAGTCGCCACAACGTTGTCGAAGAAATAGTTTGTCGAAGCAACGTATTGCGTGGTTGTGCCTTGGCCTGCAAGATCTTCGACGATGATGTTGTTCTGTTTATCAACGTATTGAATACGTGTTTGACCTACCACCCACACCATAGTATTCCATGACGGATCGGAATCGCGTTTCAAGACGTTGTAGAACGCCGCGATAGGTAAACCGCCGGGAAGATTAGCTTTGTTGATAAGGTCGTTAAAATCGTTTATCTGAGACACGATTGCCTGCGACATCGGAACCCACTGCCCGAGCGAGGCATCGTAACTTTTGTGGAGTTTGTCGGTAGTGTCGTACCAAATAATCGCCGAATTCGACGGCGGCGTCGTGCCAATAGAAATACCTGATACAGTTCCGACGTCAATAGTTGCCATTTTGAACTTTGTTAGCGTGAATATACGTAGGTCTTACGGTCAGCCCACACGAAATTATAACTCATATCCCCCTGAGGATACTCGGTAATGGTAATACCATCAGCAGTGGTTTCCCGCTCGATGCGCCATCCTGCCTGCTGTTGACCTGTGCCAATAGGCGCATAACCGCGGTAGATAACGTCGCCCCCTGAGGCGTCAACAATCGGTTTCGGCATAGCATCGCTCAGCAATTGGACAATGGGCGCGGTGTTTTTCTCGTTACTCGTCATGGTGTATTGCTTTTTGTAAGTATTCATCGAATGCAGCTACGAGAGGATTGGACTCGCGTGCCTTCATAGTTTCTTCTTGATCACCCTCAGCGTAAAGGTCAAACGGATTTCCTGGCTGAGCGGTATCGTCTTCTTCCTCTTCGTCGCCAGCCACGGGTTGATCAGCAGGGCCTCCAGCTTCCATCCCCATACCAGCAGCCTCTTCAAACGGATTGCCTCCGCCCATACCGCCCATTGCGGCCTGTTGCTGTTGTTGCTGCTTGGCGCTGATGGCTTGCTGTATAACAGAGTTTTCGATAGTATCGCCACCCTTTTCTTCGCCGATAGCCGGGAGGTCCCACTTCTCGCGAATTTCGTCCACGGTCTGGAAAGCCTGGAGACGTTTGATGTCCATATCCAGTTCCTCAGAGATGGTCATTCCGTTGAGGCCCATGAATACGAACTCGAAGTCGGGGTTGATTTGCTCGACGATGAACTTGTTAACCTTACGTTGGATGAATTTCAACATCGGGTAAAGACCCTTGTCCTTCGACTGCTCCATGCGCTGCTTTTGGCCGTCGCCGAACGTTAGGCCACTGCCATTGGAACGCGAAATATCCCAGCCAATTTCCGTAGGGTCAATGCAGAATACTGCACAGGCGATTTTGATCAGATATTCCATCCACGAGTTATACTCCATATCGCGGTTGTTCTTCTGAAGGTCAACCCAATCAATATCGCCTTCAACGACGGGCGTCTTCCACGACTGCATAACACCCGATATCATGGCCTGCCATTGCTGCTTGAACTGCTGAAGCGAGGCTTCGTTCACGTTACCTTTGATACGCAGAAGACCTTTCGGAGCCGAACCCTGTGAGAAGAAGCGGCGGTTGTACTCGTCGCCCCAAAGCATCGATGTTACGACATTGATTAACTCTTCCAACTCCGAGTTTCCGTAACCGTTAGCGTAAATCGACGTGGTTGGATTGCGAATTCCAAAGCACAACTCCCATGGGTAGAACTGCGCTACCTTGGCCGTCTGGTACACCTGGACGTAGGCCGGATAATAGCCATCAACCTTAGGTCCCCAGTTCTGGCGATCGTCCATCATCGCTCCTTCAAAGTAGGGGTTGTTGTACTCGCCATCGAAATACGATTCCGCCAGGCGGAATGTAGCGGCATCAACGGCCTGGAAGCGGACCAGTTTGCCGCGGCGGTTGCGAATGCACTCAAACGTCATCTGATCGAACGTTAGCGAGTCGTCCACAATCTTACGTATAAATTCGTCAAACTCGTCGCCGTCCCACGTAGCGGTATCGCCACAGTTGAGGATGAAGTCGGTGATGGAAGACGCAATTTTGCGGTCCTGCGTGTCCATCTTCTGCTCTTGGCCGAACTTAGGCTTGCGTCGAATAACAAATCCCGTTGAATAGCGGTCGGCCTGCGGTTCGGCGAAGTCAGCTATCTGGTTTTTACGGGTCTTGATAATCGAATTAATAATGGGGGTGCGACTCATCCGGCGTAACGTTTCGTACGAAAGCGAAAACGGCTTATCCTTATATCCTAAAAACGAGTTGAACTCCAGAGGGTCGATCAGATATGCCTTCGGGGCAACGTTAGCAGGCTTGGATTGCTGGTTGAATATTTCAGCGGCCTTGAGTATATCAGACGGGCTCTCGCTGCGCATCGCACGCTCTAACAACAGCGATTTGCGTATCGTCAAAGCCTGCATGGCACGTTCCACCGATTCCAATCTTTCTTTCACACCGGACATAATTGTTTTCACGAGATTTGTTTACCTATAATTGGTATCAACACAACAGTTTCAAAATGTCGTTCCGCGCCGTTTTACGAATTATCAATGCCTGATGGAGAAGATCGCCCCATACCGCTACCTGGTGGCCGTTCCACGTGTAATAATCCGTTTGATCGTCGTACGAGCCATTCCATTCGCCGTCGTGACGTATATCAACAACGAGGCGTTGAAAACGCGCTTTTTCCTCGGTGGTAAGGGGTGATATGAAAGTGCCGACGACTACTAATCGTGCGGCACTTGTCGAAAGATCATCAGCCAAAATCTGAAAGTTGATGCCCATAAAATCGCCCGTTTCCAACGGTGTGTGAAAGGTTATCATTTGCCTATCAATTTACAAGTTCTCGGTTCAAATGTAGAGCGTTGTTTACCCTCGCCAATCTTCATTTTCCAGTACTTTTGATACTCACATAGCCACATTTCTACCTGGTGAAGCGATATCTCGCCTGACGGCGTAACGTAGTACCCCGATTCCAGTTTGTGCCAGTGTAGGTACGGAAAATCGCCAAACGAAGATAACGCTGCCTGTGCCTCATCACGCAGGCGATATATACCGTCAATTTGACGCTTCAACGACGGAAACACTAACCGCAATCCTATAGACGCACCAGGGCCCGCATTAGTGTAGTCATCCTGGGTAAAGCGCATGAAACGGCGATAGGTATAGCGCGGTATGTAGGTGAAATCTTGATAGAATTCATGAGCGATAAATGTCGCCGACGAAGGTAGCTCCTGAAGGAATTTGATAATCTGACCAGGGTTGGTAGCTGTCAACACCGTCCGCATCAGTTTGCCTAATTTACGATGAAGCGTAGGCACAACCAAATGCGTGTAGCAGTAGTCGCGCGGTTTTCCAGGCGTGGCCATCGAATTGATGAGGTAAGCCGTGGTGTAGGGGTTGTTGCCTGTAGCGCGGTACGATGTTATCATTTCCGCAAAGCGGTCCTCGTCGTATTGGTTATAATCCGGAATGCCCGCTTCCCAACCGTACTTTTCGCGAGCGTATTCAAACGTCGATGGGTTGTTGAAATACCGGAACACCATCATCTTCCAAACCAGATTCGTCAGTGTCAGTTCGTCGTCCAGTAGGATATTGCGTATCTGCCACTGTGAATTGTGATCCAGTTCACGATATACATTGGTGAATTTGTAATCGCGTAATATAGGATCATCAGTCCACGGACGTGGCTTCTGATCCAGGAACCGCCGCTTCCATATCATTTGGCGCTCAAACATCGTGCGGAAGAACTCGTGATAGTGTTCCTCACTGACGTCAAGTGTGGCGTCAGGTAATTTATCACCCCAAGGATAGTGATCAAATTTCGCCATTTTGCTTACGATAAGTTCTAATCAACAATTCACGCCGCGCCTCCGTGCTTTTCCCTACCAAATGCCGTAACACAGCATCCGTAATCTTCATCAACGGACGTTTGGGGGCATTTACAAGTCGCGTTTCAGGCACGCCGAGGTTTACTCTTATGCGTTTACCTCGAATCGGTTTGAGGGACTCTGCAGCGATTAATGGGCAGTAGTCGTTGCCGTGAAACGAGCGTATTACAAAAGTCGTCCGGCCCCACACTTCGGGGTCTGTCACGATGTCACCTATTTTGAAATATCTCCATGCGTTCATACAGTTAAAAACTTTGGCCCCGAAACACTTACGAATCGGGGCCGCTGTCATAACTACCTACAAAATGGAAACAGAAAAAGAAACTAAAACCCGAACATCGTCAGCTGGCGAGGCGACAGCTGATAGCGTTCGTTGTCGGAAAGATTGGTCTCGAGAATTTCACACGCCTTGATGTCGGTAGCCACATTGGCGTATTCGCGTACCTTTTCGTTGTACTCCTCGCGGCAACGGCACATTTCGGGAGTAACCGGGTTCTCTTTTTCCTCGCCGACAAGCGTGCCGGCCAGTTGAGGACCGGGGCTGCAATCACGGTCTTGCCAGCTGAAGATACGGAACGGCAACTCCATCTTGATTTCGGCCGTCCACCACGCGGGAACGCTTTCGGTAGGTACGCCGCCACACTCCTTGAGTTTGCTTTCGATTTCGGCCGAAAGCACCTGCAGTTTGGCGTTAAGCGGCGGAAGGATCTCGGCCTTGAGTTTGGCCTTGATTTCTTTACCCAGTTTACCAAACTTGATGTTGGAATCGTAACCGCTGATGGCGTTCATGATGTCCGACTTTTCGATTTCAGCCTGGAGTGCTTCTTCGGCATCGTTGGAACAAGACTTCTCGATGGCGTTGGCCATTTTCTCGAAGACGTTGTCGGCCTTTTCTACCTTATCGCTCTCGGTTTCGTCAGCTACCGGGGCAAACCCCTTCAGCATGTGCTCTTGGCGTTGAGCTCGGGCGCCAAGAATAATGTCACAAATGTTCTCCATCGCCGTTCTCCTATTTAACGGCCTTGGCGGCCACGTATTTGCCCCACGCCCAGTGTGCTACCGCCCCCGCTACAAACGAGAAGATAGCCACCAACGTGTGAATAATCTTTGCCTCATGGGCGTAAATCACCGCAGCAATCGTCAAGGCCACTGCGATAATCAGAATCCACATCCACTTTTTCATAGCGTCTTATCTTGGTTAGTTACTTTATTAACATTCCGTAGAAGTCTTCAAGTGTGTACGCCTTTTTATAGTTGTACGAATCCTTCGTGTTGGCTACTTCCTCAGCCATCGTTATCAATAATTCTTCCTGACGCGACCCATACACCGACGGAGACAGCCACGTTAACTGGACGTTGAACAAAATCTGCCCTATTTCTTCAGTACTCAGCGGCATTCCAAGAAATTTCTCGAACTTGGATTGAATCCACAACGCCATCTTCGTAGAACTATACCCCTGGAATGTAGTCGGCGACGGAAGACACCCATTCAGTTCTCCTTTCAACGACTCTATAAAACGGTTAAATGCCTTATCGCCAAATCCACGACGCACCTTGGGGATATTATCCGACTTATCACCCATCAGCACCTTATAGAGCAGAACCTCCAACGCTTCGGTCGTGAGTACCTGGATGTCAGCGTCCAAGTGTTCATTCCAAAAACCCTCTTTCCCTGGAAAGACGTAGAATTTCATGAACTTGGAGTTGTAGTTGAAGACCGAAACCGTTGGCGTTATCAACTGCCGAATATCGCTATCGGCCGTGAGTATTACGGTTTCTTCATCGGGGAGTTCATCCAGCGCGAAAGCCCACAACATCATCAGATCGTCACCTTCAGCACCTGGCACACGTGTGACAATTAACCCGCGTTTACGCAGCAGCGCTTCAAACTCACCAAGAACCTCTACAAATGCGTCGCTCCACGGTTCCTTCACACGCGTGAGGGCGTATTTGTAGTCTTCGTACACCTCACGTCGCCACGAATGAGAGTCGATGACTACCACCACGCGGTTTACGTCATCGCCAAATCGCCGCACCGCAGCGCACAGGTTCATCACGCATTTACGTATCAGAACCTGGCGCTTTTCGCGGTCGTCCAAGACCTCACAGAGATCTTCGTTGCGGTAGTACGTCGAAAATATCGAGAACGACAGATGGTACAGGAAATTCCCGTCAAATACGAGGTTTATTTTCATTGCGCTATCTGGTTAGGGTTGGTATTCGAAGCAGCGATACCGCCGCGGGTTATATTAACCTTGCGACCATCCTCAAAACCCATCGACATAGCGTGGCTACTGCCAATATACCCTGGGCGGGCGGAGCGTAAATTCTTGTAATTCTCAGCCACGTAGTCGTTCAATTTCTGGTCCGTACGCAGCACCAGCGCGTTCACTTGTACCTGAGCCTGGAGTTCGCGATCACGCTCTTCTTTAAGACGATTCTGAACGCCTTTAGCTGCCCCGGCCAAATACGACCTCAAGAACGTACCGCGGTGCATCCGCTTTTCGCCCGTAAATACCCGCATCAGCGCCTGCGAATCGTCATTGCGGTACTCCTCGTAACGTTTCAGTGCCAAACGGTACAACTGGCTCGCCAACACGTCAAACAGCCATTTTACGACCTCGATATTATGCGGCTCGCCAATAACGACATACTTTTGACGCATTTCACACACCTCCTTGCCGTTACGGTTTACGCGGCACTCGCGACGTTTGCTAACTATCGCGTAGCAGAAATTGTACTTACAAATTCCGTACAGCAGGAATTGATCCCAGAATCCGCCACACTTACGGGACCAGCTGTCGCCGAGTTTTTCCTCAACAACGTTAGTCGCCTGCTCGTTATCGGCCACTGCGTCCAAGTCGGCCATCGAAAGATTGTACTGGGTGAGGAGATTCTGAATTTTAGCAGCGGCGTTGGCAGCTTCAGCTTCGGAGTTGATGGCTTTTGCTCCTTCGTAGAGCCGCTGCAGTTTCTTCAGTTTCGAGAGAATTGAGTTGATGTCCTGTGTAGTTTCCATAACCAATTTTGTTTTACGATTCCTTTCCAAGAGCGAAGGTACGGCGAAAAATCGGATTCTCCAAGAGAATTTGAAAAAATTTTCAACAATCCATCACCAAATTACCTTTCAACTCCAATTCGTACAACCGTTCGGCATCAGGTTTGGCGTAGCAGAATATCAGCTTACCGCCACCTGCACACGCTAACGCACGGCGATACGTCTCCTTTATGCGCGCGAATTCCTCACTGCGGTAAAAATCATAATCACTAACGCACAACTCCCACCACCGCTCTTGGCGAGACGCCCAGGCTATGACACCTGGGCGTTCAGCTTCGATTCGCTTTACAGCGGCTAACAGTAACAAGGTATATTTCCGACAATCGGCTTTCATAACGTAGTATCTTCCTCGCCGAGAGAGCGTGCCAACTCCACCAACAAACGGACGTGCACGTGTTCGTCGGCAACGATCTTATTAATGAGTTGGATAGCCAACGCGGAAGTTACAGTCGGCGTAGGGTTGTTGGCTTGAATACGCTGACTGAGTTTTTCATACGCAGAAATTGTGTCTTCTTCGGCGACGATATTAATCTGAACAGCTTCGGCTGCGCTTTTAGTCGTAATGTCCACTTTGGCTGCCGAAAATGCAGGTTGTGATACGTTACCCCCGATGTGGTTAATGAAGTCGCCTAATCGGTCGTAGTGCTTCATCTCAGTAAGGGCGATGCCGAGGAACGTTTCGCCAATTTCGTCGAAGAGCATCCGCTGCTGCGTGTACTGGAGAATGGCCGTGAGTTCCGACGTGGGAGCCGTACCGACGTATGCCTTGTAGAACCACTCAGCCGGAACGCCGTCATCGGGTCTGGCCTTGGAAATATCAGGATAATCAACCGCGTTATTGGCGTAACGCATCGACTCTACTAACGCGTCAGCCATCGCTTCGACGTTATCCTGTTTGGCGGGGTTATGTAAGAGAATCGTTTTCATGGCTATTTAATCGTTGAACCGAACCCTCCGGCGTCGCGCATCGAAGGCGTCAGCGTGTCGGTTTCCTCCACTTCAATATACGGCGCAGGGACGATGACCAACTGGGCTACAACGTCTCCTGCCTTAAATTCCTTGGTGCTCAGATTCACGTTTTGAGGCTTCATCCCCGCAACCTCACCGAAGACGTTGGAAAGTAATCCACAAACGCTCTTGAAGAACCTGTGAACCAGCGTAGGCAAATGCCACGTCTTCTTGTAACGAGCACGCATCGTGCCGCGGTAGCCAGGGTCGATAACCCCTGGAGCATTACACATCACCAGGTCCATTTTTGAACAACGCGAATTCGGGACCAGCAACCCGCAATACCCCTTGGGAATTTCGACGGCGATGCCGGTATCGTATTCGATGTAATCTTCGGTTTCCTTTACGGTCACTGCCACGAGGTCCAGGCCGTTATCCTCACCATCGGGATGAGCATACGTCGGCAGTACGGCTTCAGGGTGTACTTTCTTGAATTTTACGGTCATTTCTTGTATCCTTTTAAGTGTAATTTGACTTCTATCATTTCGCGATCCTTCATCTCACCGCCCCAATTAGTACACTTCTTGGTGCGGAGTGTGATGTATTCGGGGAACTCTTCCCTTAAACGTTGTGACTCGGCGTTGGAGTTCTCGATAGTTCGGTACACGGAACAACCGCCAGCAGCGTTGGCTCCTGTCATTTTATCGAACGAATACTGATACGAAACCACGTTATCCAACCCAGCACGACGCAGGCCACAAGCCAAGGCAAAATCCTCCTTTATAGGCCAATCACTGAACCTAACAGGCTGGCTCAGATATTGCTCAATATTCAGCCCCCAAATGGAGAAGAACCGCCCGTTAATTTGTACGTTGTGGGTCTTATCGCGGTTGAACGGCCTATACGAAAGAGCCGCCACGGCGTAGGTGTCCAACTGCTCCGCTACCCAGTCAAACATCATCGAATAGATGTATTCCTGGGCCTCGACGGTGAAATTGTCGTTGTTTACCACTACAGGGGTCTTGGCATCGTCTAAACGCAGTGAGAAAGACACGTTATCGTCTAAGAAAAAGACTCCGCCAAATCCCCTATCAGCGGCCTCTACAACAATGTAGTCTCGTATGTCGCCTACACCGCGACATACCGTACTGTATTCCTCGATGGCGGCAACCTTACCGCCCCAGTTGCGTTGGTGAGCGGCCAATTCGCCAGGGTGACAGAATACCGTTACGCGGCGACGGGCCTCAGGCGTTAGGCGCTGGAGGGTTTTCTGGCGGTCAATACGACCACGGGTGAATAGTGCTATCAGAGTTTTCATATCACTTAAAACGATGGCGCTAACCTAACATATCGAATTTAAATCCGGTAGTCATACGCGACGCCGCCAAGTCGGCCAGCCAAAACGACGACGAAATATCATCGTGACTACCGACACTCTCCAGCCCTTTTTCGGTAAAGGCAACGGAACCGAGGTCTTGGAAGATGAGGTCCTTGACCTGCTGAGAATAAACGTTACCTATCGGGATGTGGATTTTGCCGCGCTCGAACAACGTCGAAAGGTGCGGCCATCCGGTCTTCAGGTCGTACTTATCAATTCCCGTAGTGTGACCAATAACGGGCATACCCTCGGTGTCGGCTGTCTCGACGAATATCTGTTGGAATGTGTTATTCTCCATCACGATAAGGTCAGGCCGGAAGCGGGAGTTGATACGGCGTAGAACGTTCATCTGTTCGAAGAACTTAACACCTTTTTCGCGGTAGAGATGCAACAGCCAGCGTTCGTCGGTCAATTCGTCAATACCCCACACGCTGAATACGGCGTAGTCGGCGCCGACGTTGGCTGAAATAGCGAAGTCGCACCCGACAACCACTTTAGAGAACTTAATGGGGAATTCTTCGCGCGAATCAACCAACGTGTAATTTTCCATCCGCAGTAGCGAACGCGTGAGGATTTCCATCGGGAAGATTGACGACTCGTTGGTAATCGGGCGGCAAAGGTTCTCTCGCGAAAAGATGATTGAACCCTGAGTCTCCTTTTTATCCATCAGGTCCTTAAACGACCAACGCTGGGGCCAAAGAATTCGTCCGTCAGGGAAGATGGCCGGATACTCGATAACGAACCAACCGTTCTTGGTCTTCAGGTCGCCATAAAGGTCCTCGGCGTGGAACGGCGTACCGACGACGATAATCTGGCCACCGGGTACGAGCATGTTCATAATCACGGAGTGGAAATAGTCGGTGGACTTATTTCGCTGGAGACTGGAGTAGATGACGTTGTCCTTCAGGCCGTCATCGACGATAATCCAATACGGGTGAGCACCGCGCACCGAAGAGCCAAAGCCCTTTCCCGTCAAACGTGCTCCATTACGACACACGATATTGGTAGCCGACCAGTTGTTAGCCGTGGACTGAGGGAACAGCCGCTCCTTCAATATCTCGTTTTCCTCGATAGTGCCTTTCAGAATCTCCAAAAGGTCAACGCTCTGTTGTAACGAGAACGAAAACAAAAACCCACGATTCGACGAAGCTGCCGTGGGGCGTTTAGAGTAACGGGTGGTTGACGGCTTCTTGTAGCGGTATAATTGCCACGCGGCGTAGGCGTTGGAGAAATAGAACGAGTTGTGCGTAACCGTACCGTCGCCCAGCACGAAGCGGTGGTCGCCGTCGGTGGTGATAGATATGTAGTCCCCCTCACCGACAGACGTAATCTTCAACGACGATACCACCGTAGGGTGCACGCCGTCGATAGTTCCCCAGTCCTTGTGTGACGTCTTGGTGAACCAGTCGGTTTGGACCTTTTTACGGGCGATCTTAACTGGAACGCGGTCCAATTCGCCAGAAATAGTTACACACCACGACGAATAGTCACGGCCTAATACCTTACAATACCGCGTTCCGCCACCCATTCGGGTACAGAAGCCGAGGCTGTCAGCCAGGTTCTTCACATCACACACCAGCTGGTAGTTCGTATTACTGAAGTGATAGCCGCCCTGCCAGTAGTTACCGTCGGAGTCAATCAACCCAGCCAACACCTGGAGACGGACCTCCTCGCTGTTGACTAAGTACTGCTCCGGAATGCGGCTGTTCGAACGCGCGTTGTATCCAAACGAATACGGTTCTATTTCCACAGGTCGCGCGGGGTACTGCACCGCCACCTTGAAACCGCGGTAGCGTTCCTTCACCCTGTTCGGGGTCTTACTCAAGAGCGTTGGAATATCAATATCCACTATCCGCTTCGACGCCGTAGCGATGGAGCCGTTACGATCCTTCTCGATCAGCGTACAAATGTGGCGCGAATTGACGATGTAGCTATCACCGCGCGACTGGTCTATACGGTACATCATCGAGTCGTGACCGCGACGTGTAGCAACCACGCGACGCGGCTTAGAGTCAATCCCCATCAACAGGTCGCCAACCGCCACGTCTTCGACCTTTTTGATAGTTCCGTCGTACATTCTGACGGGGGTGCCAACGGCCTCGCATTTCCCATGGTCACGTGCAGCGTTGACACACAATTTCTTGTGTTGGTGTACTAACTCGCCCCATTCCAGGTGGTGCCACGACAGCTGGAAGTCAGGGATGACGGAGGTGATGAAATACGTCAAATTGGCACACCGCAAGGTGTCTTCCACCACGGCCGAGACGTTCTCTTCGTAGCGGGGTTTGAAGTCAATCGACACGTCGCCCGTGTACATAATACGATACGTGTCTTCCATCAGAGCATCGAATATCGTATCAACGTCGTGTATATCGCCATTCATCATCTCGTTCAGGGCGCGCTCATCCATACCCTCGATTATTTCATCAACGAGGTCTAAGCAAGCCAAACGGTGTGTAACCGAGGGTGCCGTAATCTGAGGTATCATAGATTCGATATTAATAGCAACACCCAAAGGGGTCTCGATTCCCTCTGGGTGTTACCGGGCCTACAACAAAACTCACTTCTTCAAATTCAACGCCTTAGAGATGTAACGCTCCATTTCCAGGGTCTCGCGCTGGTACGCCTCTTCGGGGTATTCTTTCAAGAGCACGGAGTTGTAACTCTCAATGGCTGCCCCAAGCAGCGTAGTCAGCTGTATAATCTTAGCCTTATGGACCGCTGCACGGTCTTCGGCGTTAAAAGCGAAGCAAAATTTTGTCTTGTTGGCGTCCATTATATCGACGTAACCGAACGTCTGAAGCGTCTCCAACAGGTCCAACGCTTTACGATGCGAAAGCGTCGTTTTCTTCACAACCTCTGTACGAGTGAAAGTGTGCTGGGCTATCATCTCTCGTTCCAAAGCGTCTTTGCACAAAATACGAAGCAATTCGAGTGCTTTGGAAAAGGCCAATTGGCGGTTTTCGTCCTTTTCGATGTACTGTTTTGCTGCTTCTACCTCCTCGGGTGTTTGAGCAACGCGTGTGTTATCTGCCATTTTGTTTTACGGTTTCTCGTTTTATAGTTGGAAACAACTCGCCGTGGAAACGTACCATCGTCTGCGTCAAATGTGCGCACACGTCTTCAGGTCGGACGTAAAGGTCGTGCAGTGACAACCTCGCCATGTATTTCAGCTCTTCAGATTCCGGTAGGCGATATACCACGTGAAACGCATACCGCCCATCTTCAGGGTCGCGAATAATACCAACGACCTTGGCCTCGATAATCTCGGCAACCCCCGCGTTAACCAACAGTATATAGCGCGAATCACCGATATTAGGCAGCAGATTACCCTTGAGGCGTGTGGCCTTTCCGTTCTGGTTGACGTCCCGCGGGGGGGTTACACGTTTAGGACCTCCCGCAGGACGATAAGCGTCATGATACGCGCGAGCGGTTTCATACGTCTTTTCAGCCAACTTATCAATATCGGGTGTCACGCCGTCTTGCGGCTGGTAGCGGTAGCGAATTCCCGTTCTGCGACCATCGCGTTCAATCAATCCGTTAGCCGTCAACACTTCTAAAAGCTGCGGTGCGTATTTCTTGTTGACGCCGTTGGCAACTAATATGGCGCCAAACGACGCCCCGGGCTCCATTACACTCACCCACTTATCGCGTGAACGCTCCAAGACTTCGGTGATTGACGCCTTAACACGTTGAATAAATTGTTGCTTGTTCATTTTCGTTGTACAGTTTTTGTTGTTAGACACACTGTATAACGTTGGCTATTTTATTTGGCGCACTTAAACTCGAAGAACTCATTCCCGCGACGGCGAGACTTTTTCTCGGTGGCGGATGACATATCGCCCGTGGCGCGTAACCGCCGCACGCAGTAGCGAAAATACTCGGCCGTGGCTTCCACGTCGTTCATCGCGCCGTGGGCATCGGTAAGTACAATTCCTGCACGATCACACGTGGCGCCAAGAGTCATTTTCTCGTCGCCCGTAAGACCGTACATCATTTTGGAGAGATACATTGTATCCAACGTCTGATCCTGGATGTAGTTAAACAGGCTCTGCTTTTTACCGTGTACGGAATAGTAGAACGCCGCTTCCAACATCCCCACGTCGAACATCACGTTGTGACCCACGGCTACCAACCGCCGCTGGTCCTTGCCCTTAGTGTCAGCAAAATTCTGGGCACAAAACCGCATAAACGCGTCAATAAACGCATTCAACTCCATACCGCGGTTCACCTCCGCCATATTCACCATCGTCTTTTGGATGGATTCCTTCGTTATTTGGAGATCGTTATAGGGCTTCACGTAAGTCTCCCAGCGATCTACCTCTTTCAGGGTGTTAAAGTCTAACACAACGGCTGCAAACGACGTTATGGGGTTCTGTGTGGGGTCCAAACCTCCGGTTTCAGTGTCCATTACAAGATAATTCGAACGACGCATTGTAATTATTTTGTTGTTTTCTAATTGCCCACGCCTTTTTGGCTGATTGGCTCATCTTTAATTTCGTTTCAGCTGAAAAAGGCGGTAATTTCTTACCTTTGCGCGCTTCACTAATTTTTAACCTTGCGGCCTCGGTATGGTGTTTACCTAAAAACGATGAAGCGTGTTCAGCATAATATTTACGCACCCCTGCGGCTCGTTTTTCAACTATTTCTCTGGGGACTTTTCGCCCTTTATTCTTAGGCACGTAACCCGCTTCTTTCCGTTTACGCCACATTTCACGCATCAACTCACAAAATTCAGGCGTTCGTTTCTTTCCGGCGTTGGCTTTACGTATCTTTTCAACCGTTTCTGGCGAAAGTTTCTTGCCTCGATGCGCTTCACTCAACCGTTTACGCAGTTCGGGAGTTGCCCTTTTGCCTAAACACGGGTGTCCGTATTCATCATAATACTTTTTCAACGATTCAGCCTGCTTTCTTTTGCAATTTTCGTCCTTCATCGGACTCCCGGCGCCAAACGCATTAGCCGTACCACGTAAAACGTTGCAACCGCCTTTCTCTTCGGTATAATGCGCCATTTCGCGCTTTATGTAATACTGTTCGAGAAAGTCCAAAACACGTTGGTCACACGCGCCTTGGTATAAAATTTCACGCCGAACAAACTTTTTCCAGTGAAGCGGATAATCCTTTTTGACGGCATTCAGAAAATCGTTCCAAATTGTTCCTCCGCCGAAATACGAGTTGAAGTCTTCTATTCCCCAGTGTTGACCGACATAAAATGGCCGCTGATTGTAGAACTTGTATTTAGCTAAAATGGTTAATTTGTATATTATTCCAATCTTCATTTAATTAGTCTTTTTCATCCTTATAGTTGTGATGAAGAAAACTTTCGTTGATTTTACCAGCCAGAAATTCCTGCCGCGTGGTTGATATAAGCGGCATCGGCGGCGTCGTTATCACTCACCTTAACGGTGTCGATGGAAGTTTCCATGACGCATTTATTCCAGCAATAACGGGTAGTGCGCACAACCTTTACGCGACCCGTCCTGCCAAGTGTTTCCTGCTGGATGTAGGTCTTGCCCGGCACAATGGTTATCTTTTCGTCGCGTTCTCTATACGAGTCAAAGACTACATAAGTTACGACAAAAATCGGCAACGACATAATCAAAAACGCTACCACCAAAGCCTTCAATAAATTTCCCATATTTTTTACGATTTTACGACGAACGAAATTTCTTAAAAAGCCTCCTCACCCATGGACTTTCGGGCCGCGTCTGCCGCACGCGGTTTTAATTGGAGGCTTCTTGTTGACCTGGAAGGATTCGAACCTCCGACAGCAGAATCAAAATCTGATGTGTTACCATTACACCACAGGTCAGTTAGGGGACGCGATGTATCGCTTATACTCTTCCCCTTGTAGAGTCTGTCTCCTCCGCTCCGGCGCTCGCTATGGAGGAAGTCTGCGTTGCTGCCTTGGAGACAATTTGGTTACTGGTGTCAGGACTTATACGTTCCGAGACCTGACTTAACCCCACCAGCCTTGAGGTATTGGTGCCAGCCGACTGGGCGTCGGGACGGACACTGTGTAGAGTAATTCGTGGTCACTCTTTGACTCAACAGCCCCCTCTTCTGGCTAAAGTAGAGGAAACACCGCGGTCGGAAAAGAAACTACACTCGCTGAAAACCTAACTCTTCATTGCTTGGCGTTAAGCGGCGTTTCCTCGTTTCAGATACTATAACGTTTAAGCGAAAGTAACTAAAAATCCGCCAGGGGCAACCACATCCCTGGCGGACGTACGAAAGCGAACTGTGCTACCAGTTACGGGCTATTTCTTAGCCTTTTTGCCGTAGGCGCGAAAACTGTACGCCGGACGGAACCGGATAGTCTTGTAGGGGTCGGTGGGAGCCGTAACGCCCGTCTGCGGGTTACGCGCCATGCGTGACGGTTGGTCCTTGGGGACGAACTTTCCTACCTTACCGATGGCGATGGTTTCGCCCTTGTCACGAACCTCCTCGGTGAGAACCTCTTCCAGGGCACGGACGAAAGCAATCGCCTGAGCCTTGGTGGTGCCAGCTTTGGCAGCCAGGACACCGTAAAAATCTTGCACTTTCATTGTACGATAATTTTGATTGTTGATAAATATGGGGTTTGTTAAACCTTTGTCGAAGCGATGGTGATTCCTAATTCTACCAGCTGTGAACGTAACGAATCCCAAGCGGCGTCGCGGGCTTCGGGCGTTGCCCACCATTCGGAGAAATTATCACCTTCCGTAGCCATAGTGTCGTGGTTAAGGACGATGCCGTATTCATATCGTTGTTGTGAGTCGTTATATCGGTCTGAACGGACTATCGACCGGATGACGTACCACGGGACCACGACATCGCCTAACTCAATGAAAACGCCATTTAAACGCTTTTTCTTCTGCAGTTCTTCAACCTGGCCCAGGAAGTCGGTTAACGACATATCGTAATCTGGACCATCGTCGGCGTTGCGTTCGGCGTCATACGGCCGTGCCTTTACCGTCGCGGGCTTATCACCAAATAGCGGCAGGCCATTGGCGCCGCGAGGTATCTTATGGGCCTTTTCAGGCGGCTGTTTTTCGTCAATTTTCGACGTGCGGACCTTTACCATCTTGTTTCACCATTCTGACGTATCCGGCCTTCACCAACTTACGAATGGCATTACGGTTGTTGATGGCCTGTAAGTAAACACAGTCGGGGTTGTATTGAACCTTAACAGCACGACGCGCAGTCGGTTTCCCGGTGGCGACATCTAACTCCAGTGTTGTTGTGGTGTCAATCTCCCTACATTCTCCGGTCTTATAGTTGAACTCAAATAACCTCATTCCCGGAAGCAGCGTGGATGAACCCAAATAGCGTTGTTCCTGCTTTTGGCGTTCCAAGCGCTCGGTGCGTGTAGGTTCATTGTCCTGCGGATCGAAGTGTCCAGTGTGGAAGAATTCACTCATCTTGAAAATGTTTTAATCCTCGTTCTATGCCTGCCAACATTTCGCTGGTAAAGGCGTGAATAATATCAAGTCGGGTGTTACAGCGCCAATACGGAACCGCTCCGCCTACATCAGGGCCTTGGAGACGGTATTGCATAAGCGAAAATTCCAACGTGTAATCGGCCTTGACGGAATTATAGTGGCCTGGTAACCGTACTTGAACCTGAAGCAGGTGGGCATATCGGCCACAGAATATCTCGTCGCGCCGCTCAGCAGGTTCCAAACGAACGCGACACGCATCCATCGTAAGCTGTAATTCGCGAATGTAGGTAAAATTGACGAGATTCACCGTTTTCGTCAAAACGTGATGCGTGTTGTCTTCCCACTTGGCGTGGATGATTTCGGCGTGATTTGGCAGGTGGAGTATTACCGCAGCCCAAATTTCTTGAGGGATGATGGACGATTTGCGTTCAGGACGCTGGCGAAATGCCTCAGGCCATGTAGCTTCGAATTCGTCCGCGACCGCCTCTTGCACCAAGGCGGTGATTTCTTTGGCGTAAAGCCAGTTGATTATCCAACGAATCAGGCGTTTCATCGTGTTAAGGATTTTACCACTGGACCATCATCCGGAAATAGGCAAAATATTTCCTCGTACGGTCTAAGCCCACAGTTTCTGTTTTGTAAACTTCGTCTATCGTTACTTCGTAACCTTGTTCCTTCAACCGCTTAGCGACGTATTTCAACCGATTGCCGTTGGCGTCTTCTTCGAAGAATTCGCGTTTTCCTTTGGCGGCAGCTTTTTGGATTCCAAACTCAACGTCAGCCAACACCACTTCGTAAATCCATTCGCCAAGCCAAAGGTCTTCGTCGATTTCGTAGTTCAGGTGACGCTGGGCCAAGGTGGTAAGTTTACGAGCCTGGGCAGCAGTGAGGATGGGGCGAAATTGCTTGGTTCCCGTTTGTACTTTGGCCGTTTGCTGTTGGCGCTTATCGGTGAGCGTGAGTTCAAAACCGTTGAGAGAACTTACAGTCAGCTGCTGTACGTCAAGTTGGCGATTTATGATTCGCTTTCCGTATTTTTGCACTAACCGTTGTAAGACTTGGACCATGTTGTCTATTTCTTGGCGTTGGCGTTCCATTTCTGCGATTTTTGAGGATTTACAGACTCAATAACGTTGGCGATATTTTGCGTGCTGTAGTTTCTTCGTTCTTGGCTGTCCTCTCTCGCGTAAGCGTACGAGCGCACGCATGTGCGCGCCAGAGAGACGTCTTCGACAGATTTATCTGGAGAAGAAAAGTCTCTCTGGTAAGTGTAAAGAGAAGTGTTTTTTTCTCTTTACACCGGAAAAGGGGGATTATAGGGGGTTAAGGAAAGGAAGGTTGCAGGAGGGAAACCATTAGGGGGAAGAAAGGGGTGCCAACAGAAAAGCGCCAACAGAGGCTTTGTAAATCTCCAACAAGGCGAAATTTACAACAGAATGGAATAAATCGCCAAAACATCGTTTTACAACATCTCCTCAGCGGCAGTTTTTACGCCAATCGTTTTTAGGCGATTTGACGATCTAAAATCTCTCAGGTGAGGTAGGTGTACCAGAAACAGATTATCGACAGAATTCAAGAGCAAGAGAGCCGTCCCCAACAATCAGGAGCGGCTCTCTTCAGTAGGCGAAACGTCGATGTGTTACGATACAGGCTTTTCGTCGGCTTTCAACACAGCTTCAGCATCAGCGACCTTGTCGTCCAGGTCCGTCACCGTAGGATCGCTACCATCGGTGGGGACGTCAATACGCTTCAGCCCTACCTTGGACCCCAGCTCACGACCTAACATCGCAGCCAACGCCGCCATGGGGTTATCCTGGGGAGCGAAAGTGGGTTGTTCCTCTTCGTCAGGGTCAGGGATACCGTGTTCGCGACGAAAAGCCTCCGACTGAGTACGAAAACGTGCGTGGTACTCTTGTTGAATGCCGTCAGGATTGGTACGGAGCCAACCCTCATCAGCCAACGTGGCCAGCAGCGGTACGTTGAAAGCGACCAGTTTCTCTACCAGGAACGTACCAACGCCAAACACGTTGACCAATAGCACACCGTCGGTGCGGCGATACGTAGCGCCCATCAGGTCCTGATCTACCAACACGAACTGACCGTAGAGTTCGCGCGGATTGGTAGTGGGGACGTGTTGAGCAATTTTCTCCACACCGATGCCGCAGTGGCCGTAACGTTCGTTGACGATCTCCAGTATCGTACGCTCGATAACGCGCCACTCCTCGTCCAGCACCGGGCCGTATTTTTCGATAGCCTTGGCGCCAAGGGCGGTGAAGTAAAGCGCGTCGTCGTCAGGACAGAACTCCATCAATCCGGCGTCGGTACATTCGTGCGACAAACGCTTGATTTCGCTGACGACCGTGGCGCCATCGCTGATAGGCATCACCGCCCGAAACACCAGGTTGTTATCCAGGAACGTTCCCAGCCACTGACGAATTTCGCCGTAACGCGGAGCAGCCTCAGCTACGTCAGTGAAAGGCAGCGGACCCTCATCCACACGGATGATACTCGGGCGGTCGGCAGCAGCGTTGGCCGCAGCGTACAGGAACAGGACCTGAGCCTTGGTGATACGCGCTTCGTCGTTGATAGGTAACGCCTCCTGGGCGTTGAACACGGTGGTAATTACGTTTGTTTCCATTTTGTTGTACTATGTTTTGAATGGTTTGTTTAACTTCGGTTATTGGGCGGCTTCCTTCTCGAATGCCCGTAGCAGTTCACGGGTGTCGGCTATACGCTCACACAACCGACGAACTTCTTCTTCGCTGGCGTTGGCCTTAGCGCGGTTAAGTGATTTTACCTGCTCGCGATACAGGGCTACCTGTACGCGGAGAGCCTCCTTGGAATGGGTTTTAGCGTAGTCACGGGCCGTAGCCATGGCCGTGGCGCGGGTTACTCGATTAGGTGCCATAATTCGTTGTATTAGGGGTTAAACTTCGATTTCCACTTTCTCGAACATCGGACGATCGGGGTTGAAGTCGCCAAACGTCACTCCTACGCGATACCACGCCTCGGTCGCCTCGCGGTGTGTAATGTTATTGACCGCTATGGCGTTTCGCCGTTCGCCATGGATTATTACGTGGGTGAAGATGTTAGGATCGGGCAGCAGCTCACGTGCCATTATCAGCCGTCGCTCTTCGACTATACAGCGTTCGTTGTCGCCCATATCGCGTAGGTCGCTGTTGGCGTCGGTATTGACGATGTAAAGATTTACGCGGGTCTCAGGTTTCATGGCTTACCAGTTTTGAAGTTCGTACTCTTCGAAGCGGGCTTCGTAGTCCTCCAAGCCGAGTTCACGTAATTGAACGTTGGCGGTGCTGATGGCAGTCGTCATCCGTCTTACGCCGGACCCGTACCTTACCATCGCCTCTTTAAGCGATTTTAGGCGGTCGTCCAACAGCAGTAGGCCCATCCACGCATATCGGACGAACTGCGGTCCCACCTCTTCGCACGAAAACCGCCCTTGATTCTCGACTGCCGTCACCAGCGTGGGTTCGTCGTTGCCGGTAACGCCACGATAGATATGGAAAGTCAGCGTCGAGCGCTGGTCGATTTTACCTTCTGCGTCCACCAACCCAAACGTTACGGAGTTCTCGCTATACCGCGCCACACGCCAGTCGGCGCAGTTACGGTTCTTTTCCAGGAACTCAACCAAATCGCGGGAGAAATTATTCGTTAACTCCTCGACGGCGGCGTGATAGGTGTTAATCTTTTCACGCAGGGCTTCGTGTTCGCTCTTTCCGGCGTCGGTGGAAAGATAGCAGTGCTGGGTGTAGAAACGGAACCATTCCAGGCGAGCGTCGCGGAACAGCGACTCCATATCGTTCAGGTATTTGACCATTTCGCGCTTTGATTTCTGGTACTCACCCACCCGGAACGAATTACCACCCATCGACTGGAATGCCAGATCGTACGCCTTTTGAGCCTTGAACGTAGGTTCGGGGTTGATGCCGGTACGACGGGCCTCAGCTTCGGTCCAGTCCTCGCGGCGTTTGAAGACCTCGATGATAGCGTCCATGACGGCCTCCTTGGTTCTGAATTGGTTGATACGATACGTTTTCATCGTGCTATTTGGTTTTGCGGTTTTGACTATTTTATTTGGCGAGGTAGGCGTTGATGGCGTCAGATAGCTGGCGTAACTGCTCACGAGTATATACCGACGATTTCCAAACCGAACCAGTACGACTTATGGACATTTCTACGCCCTCGTCTGTGTCGGTGAAGTCCACCAAGAAATTGTAGTCGTTGCGTTCTTGGTTGGTGGTTGCCTTAACGCGGTCCACCAACGCTCCGGTAAATAGGTCCTTACCCTCGCCGCACCTCTTTACGACCACCAGGTAGTCGTTTTTCATCATACGAGTATTATTATCGTTCGACTCTTCGACGCAAAAAACTTCCGTGTAATTCTTACAGCGCTTTACGATCTTGTAGGTACGGCGATTGATGTTGGAATAAACTATACTCCCCACTGGGACATCGCCCAGACGCTCTTCCTTATCAGTGATGATTTCAGCGCCATATTTCCCTACCAGCTTGGCAGCCAGCGGAGCTGTCTTAGCGAATTCCGCAACGGCCTCCTGTGTGGTCGGCATTTTGACGGACGAAATAATCACACGGCCAAGGTAGTCGCCGCCTTCGGTGTTAAACTGGAAGAGCCATTGCTTAGGTGCGCCAACCGATATGCGGCGAACGTAGTCAGCAGCCGATTCCTCGTTCTTGGGTTCTTCAGGCTGGATAGGCGCCTTGGCCCACTCCATCCACGCCTTATTCCACGCCGAGCGAACGAACAACATATCACCGCTACCATCACCCCACCAATCGTTACAGTGCGAAAGGTGAGCGCCAATCTGGTTACGGTTAGCGGTGCAGAGTTTCTTGTAAATTGAGCGGAACATCGTCGATACCACACGCCCAGCGAAATGACCACCTTCGCGAGCGTCGTTGGTACAATACCCCCAAGCGCCAACGGTTTTCTACCTTACCCTCTTCGTTGAGGAACTCAGTTTCGGTATCGCCCCAGGCTCCAAACAAGAAGGTATCTTTCAGGAGCTGCTGTTCTTCGGAGGTCAGGACCTTCACGATTTCGCGGATGGTTTCAACGGTTGCTTTCATAGTTTACGAGTGTTTTAGTTTAACTTTTCCAAGAGCGAAGGTACGGCGAATTTTCCAAACCGCCAAGAGAATCTTGAAAAATTTTTCTATTTTTACGAAGATTTTTCCAAGACCCTCGTTCTATCAACACCAGAAGGCGTATAACGTCATCGCCAATAACGCCAATACTACCGACCAAGCCATAAAATAAAGGAGGTTGGCGACCACACGGACCACCAACCTCAGTATATACGTCAACAATTTCATCGCGTTCAATTCTTATAAGCATCCATCAATTTATCAAACGCACGAATTCGCGGTTCAATTTCGCGCCATGGCCACCAATAGTCCTCGCCGTCTATTTGAGTACCGCCAAGAAATTCGGGGTTAAACTCTGGTATCACCAAACGGAGCCACACAGGGTTGTAGAGCGGCTTTCCATACACAAATTGTCTAACGGCGTACCCCTTACCCTCATCGCGCAAGATATCGGCCAGCTGAAGGGTCAATTCTTCCGACTGCCACGCCGTATCGTGGAACGCTACACACATCCCCAGACCGCTGTGAGGCGAAACGTGTTTCGACTTTTCAAAATAGTCTTTTCGCGCTGCCATAATCCAACGTGCAATAACGGTTCGTTTTTCGGTGATAGTCATGGTTTAAACAGCATTTTGTTACACTTAGGACAGCGGAGTAGCACCTTGGGGAGGTAGCGTTGTTCGAGTGCTCCGCGTATGAATATCCGCACCTGGTCGTGAGTTAGCGCAATTCGTTCGCCACACTCACACGTCAACGTCACCTCAACGGTGTACTTACCTTCGCCAGGCTCTTCATCCAAGAACAGACGGTCAGGGAATTGGCGGAACTCCAGTACACCGTTGGCGTTGCGTGTCCACGAATTACAGCGTTCTTTACCAAACCCCATATCCATCGTGAATGCGTACCCCTTAGTGTTGGCCAGGAATTCGGGTGTTAGATAGATCTTAGCGTCATGCGGACGCTTAGGGTCGCTACTGGGTAAGGTGTAACACCCGTAATGACGCATTTCTTCGCTGAGTCGTGGGTCGTCGTAGTTACGTTCTTCGTTCATATCATTCATCAGATTTTAGTTGAACAACGTTCCGTTGGCGTATTTCATCACCCAGGCAGTAGATTCCAACAGATAATCACCTTCTTTAGCCATATCCACCAGCCGCCAATATTGAGGAAATACGCGACCCGTAGGATCTTCTCCGGTAGCGGAGTTGTAACGTACTTCCATCCGGGTAGTACGAAAATCGCGGAACCCTAACCGCGCAGCACGAAAATGGTGTTCGTCCTCAGGGCTGGTTAAGGTTACGGCGATAGCGTCACACAGCGGCGCCACTTTTAACAACCCCTCTACGTCAGGAAACCCCGTGAAGAGTTTAACACGCACGTTGGCGTTGGCGGAACGGAGTTCGGTGATGACGTCAATAACGCGTTGAGGGTAGTTCATCGGTTCACCACCGATAATCTGTACCACCGTGAAGGAATCACCCAGAGCGCGGCCAGTTGAAACACAAACCTTACCCTGCTTGGCCCACAGCTCACGCGCTGTGGATAATACTCGCACACCGTAAGCGTCAACGGGCAGTTCATCCACTATCAGGCGACATATGCGTCCTTTGTAATCCATCACTATCACTATCGGTTTTTAGTGTGTTGAAGAACACGACCTGTTTCTTCTGGCGTTTTATCCAGCCCCCGATTGTAGGGTGCGTCGGCGATTTCGCTGAACGGATACGGTACAGGCATCGTGTTGAGTTCGGCACGCGATGAGGGCGTTCTCCAAGCGCGTGAATGGCGACCTCTCAGCTGTTTAAGTAACGATGGCGGAATCATATCCCTTTGGCGGTTCGTAAGCTGGTACAAGCGGGGTTTCGGGTTCGGGCTTAGGCGACGAGGGGTGCTTAATGCCCCTATCCGTGTTGGCGGTGCCGATTTTAGCCTCTTTCCCCCGAAGACGGCGTAAACCCCTCCGCGATGCCGTAGAACGAACTGTAGAGATCGCCAATCCCCATTTAGCACAAAACGCTTCTACATCCATAGTGGCGTAGTTTTCTACGAGTTCCTTTAAAGCCTCACTCCCCTCACACAGCACAGCGTGTTTATCACGTAAATTAGCCATATCACAGATAGGTTAAGGTGGTGGTGTATTTAGCCCGTTCTTCGTTCAGTAGGGCCAACAGCCGATCCTCGCTACGCGACGAAGAACCTTCGTAATGGTATTCTTCCAACACGAGTTCTACTTCGGCGTCGTTGTGAACCGGATAACCGCGTCTTCGTGCTATCAACTGACGTTCGGTCTTGGTGCGTTGGCGACGGACATCCTCAATTTGACGGATTATTTCGTCCTTAGTCATCACCGCGTCAGTTTTAACATCCAATCGCGGAACTGGTACGGCGCACGCGGTTCGCGTTCTATCAGCTGGCCTGTACGTAGGTTACGAAGATGATAGGTCGGAAATTCGTCTTCGGTATCGCCGCCAACGATAAGGCACGTGTCGTCGCCCTTACCAGCGGCGTCGTACATTTCGTCCAACAACCCAATAGGGTCGTCGTTGGCTTCGTCGTACACCACGCCGTACAGCGTGTGGAATTCTTCCTCGGTAAAGTCAACGCCTGTATAGGCGGCTATCTCGTCCCACGTCTTTACCTTTACGCGGGTGCCGATACGAAACAAGGGGTTCATTTTTCAGGCTGTTTAGATTCTGCAGGTTTGAGGCCGTTAATCATATCCTCCATTTTGCGGAGGTTGTAACGCAAGACAGGCTCTTTAGCCATCAGCGTCTGGCGATACGCCTCCACGAGCGCAACGCGAAGGTCGTCCAACTGCTCGCCGTTGATAGCCGCGTCGGCCAGAACGTTTCCTTCGAGGTCGGTGATGTTGATGATAACGGCCGAAGCGTAGTACGAGCCGTCCTTTACGTTCGTAAGCGTTTCCAGGGTCTTCATTACGACCTCAGGGCGCTGGGCGTCGGCCTTACGTTTCTCGGCCAGGAACTGTTTAAGGGTCTTGGATTTCATTTCGTTTTACGATTTAAGTTCTACAATCTTACGGCGTCGGCCAAATAGGCTTCAGCTCCGGTAACATTGGGCGTTTCAGCGTCCCACCCAGCGGCATACGCAGCAGCGATAAGCATTTCGGCGGTCATGGCTATTTACGGTTGAGACGTTCGATAATTTTGACGATAGCCGCTATACCAGCCAACGTAATTACGCCAGCCACTGAAAGCCACACGGTCTTACTCCAAAAGTTTTCAAAGCGCCAGCCCAAGTAGGCTATATTCGTAGCGCCAAAGACGATAACGAGTACGATAATACACAGCGCCCAAGCAGCACGCTCTTCGAGTTGTTTACGATTCTTGTCCATTTTTACAGAGTTTAGTTTCATTTTCCAAGAGCGAAGGTAGTGTAAATCTCCAAGACTTCAAAGAGAATCGCGAAAAATCTTCCAAGAAAAGTGAATTATTTCGTAAATCGCCAACAGAAACCCCCAGCGGACGGGTTGGTCCACCGGGGGCACAGATAATACAACGGTTGTTAGATGAATTTACGTGTTATCCACTGGATATATTCGTACTTTACTTTCACGCGTTCGTCGTTACCACGACTACTCTCTTGTTCACAGATATAAGCCCGTTTGGCTATTTCGTAACATGTGTCGTTGCTCATCTGCTCCATCATCCACTGATACGGATCAAAATTATCGTCGCTCGTGCGGTCAAGACCGTCAACCAAGGCAACAGCAATTTCATCGTTAGAAAATTCAATAACAACGATTGGAATGTGAGGATTGTAACCGCGTTTGGGGTACATCACCAATCGGTCACGACACGCGCCATTTTCTGAGGACTCTACTCCGTATAAGGCTATGATGCCATTTGAAAGGCACTTGTGTTGATGGTGTTGCGTTTTTTGAACACGCTTACGAATGCGCCGCGCCAATTCACCCCATTCCATTTCATCAGGATGGGTTTTCTCCAAGCCTATAATATACCGCAGCCAGAAGAAAGACGGACGGTATTCCCACCACATTGCGACCAGAATGATCGCCGTGCAGATCAACGCAGCTAAGAGTGTCGATTTGTCGTCCATAGTGCTCTTGAATTTTCGTTATCGCTCAGCGAACGTTACCTTGTACCACCCCGCTCCCGCCACGGCCACAAATCGCACGTTACGGTCTCTTTCGTCAAGGGAGATATACACCGCTGCTGACGTGTTGGCGAACGCCGGAACTACACCTGTCTCGCGGGACGACGCTACGGCAGCTATTTCTGTCGCGGTCATCTTCTCCACCGCGGTATCAGGGCGAACGTCAAAACCCAGCGAACGGATAGCCCCCATCACGTAATCCGACACTTCTACACGCGCCTGCAGTGTACTCATCATGTTTTCAAAATCGTGCTGAAATTCGCTAAACGAACGCGGCATGACGGCGGTGGTCACAGAATCACCTACCATGCTGTCGCCAACGAACATTAGGTTACGAGTACGCTCGTAGAACCTATCAGCCACGGGCACTACCTTTGAAGCCTGCCAACCGATGGCTTCAGCCTTTTGAACGACATACGCTGCTCGCTCTTCCAGTTCGCGCGGAAGATTTACCAACACGCACGCTTCCTCGTTGCTAATGAGCTCGATGGGCTGGCCATTCCAGCGCTGCTTGAATTCTTGAATTTCCATCACTTCTTGAATTTAGATTTTTGTTTTTTGTTGAATTTGTGTTGCGGTACGCGTCCCTCTTCACGTGTTAGTTCGTGGTCCTCGTCCGGCGTTTTATTAAACTTTGAACGCCAAAAATCAACCTCGGCCTCTGCTCGGTGTTTAGGTCCTTCCAAGGTCTCACGCTGCTTGGCGATACGCTGAAGGAAGAGCTGTTTTATGGCTTCGCTGGAAGTACGTTCTTCGTCGGTCAGGGGCTGTGCCTTAACGTCCTCAACCTCATCGATGCCATTAACAGCGTGGTTGTGCTGAATACGGTTGAAGTCGTAGTTCATCGACGAGGGGTACTCCATCTCAGCTTGGGGGTCGTATTCGTCGTTTGTAGGCATAAATTTAGCGTAATACGAGTTGTGCAACCCGGCTACCAGTTTAGCCAGGTCCCAGTTCATACGCGCAGCCACACGGCCAAGGATTATCTCCTTTAGGTTTACCGATTTGTAGATGGTCTGCTGGATGTGGAGGCGAATCTCTGTTTCGACGTTGACGTCTATGGCGCCGTTGATGAATATCTGGTCACCTTCAGCCTCTTTACGTATCTGTTCCAGAGTGCGTAGCATCGAATTATAGGCGTCGTTCGAGCGGAGGGCCTTGTAGCGCATTTTCATCTGGGTGTACATCCAGCTGAGTTCCTCCAACCGCGGACGCTTCGAGTACAGGCGCACGTCCTGGACGCGGTTACGGAATTCCTCGCGACGTTTTTCAATATCGTTAATAAACCGCTTCAATACGTCCTGGACGTAGTTCAGTTCTACCTCTATTTCACGACTTTCAGCCAATATACGGACTACCTCCCGCGGGGTGAACATCTTCCCCAAGAGTTCCTTTATATCCTCTACCAGCGTCACGTCGCTCATATGAAGCGATTTGTGTTCTTCGCGCTCGGCCTGTTTACGCTTACGCGCCAATTCGAACGAACCCCGTGCCACGGCCAAGAGGCGGTTGGCCGTCACCTGGACCTTACGGCGTTCGGTGTACATTTCCAGGATTTCTTCACGTTCGCTGGCAGAGAGGTGCTTAATAGTGTCGTGTAGCTTACGCGGAAACCACATAAGGTTGATTTCCGTACCGTCAGAAGCCAGCACGTGAATACGTTTCAACGTGGCCGACTCTTTCATCACCAGATATTTCTTCCACGCCACTGTATCAACGATTTCCGGAGGCACCGGGGCGTTTAATATGTCCTTGAAGTCTTTTTCCATTGCGTTGTACTGTATATGAGTCGTTGGAATAATAACTGTTGGCGCTATTCATCTACTATTGACGATGGTTGCGATGAACGATCAACGTCGTTGTGGTATAGCGCTGGCGCCACTTCATTACGATAATCCACAAATGCCCAACGGTTGTGGTCACCACTCAAAGCGCCAAGCAATTCACGGTCCTTCCAGATGTTGTTATGGACGGGAAACGGTTGGCGGCGCATACGTGTAGGAACTATGCCGTAAACGACAGTGTTACGTGCTATACCCTCACTGACCTTCACAGCGTCGGGAACCGTTAAGCGAAACGCCTGACCCGCGTCCTCTGGGTAGAGAACAGGAATCAGGAGTCCGTCGCGCGTTTTATAGATTTCATATTTCATCACTATACCTTTTCTTGTAGAACAGCCGCCAACATCAATACGGGATGTATTCTTCAGGATTAACAACCACGCGCTGGCCACATTCGGGGCACGTTGTAAAGTCGTTATCGTAGCGTATGCCCGTAGGGGTGATTTCGGCGTTAGTGAACAAGAATTTCACGCCACACATTTCACAACGTTTCTTGTAAACTGGATTTTGGAGATATTCTTTTCTACGTTGTGACCTTTTGTATCGTCTTGGATCTCCCTTTTTGAGTGTTATCATCGCTTACGATTCTTGTACATCAACCGTATATTCTGACCTGTGAGATCGGCAAATGCCTCTTTTGATACCTCGGTGCAGTCAGCAGGTATTTTGGCGTGTCCCGTTTCCACCATCCAATTTGATACGGCGAAACCTAATTTAGAGCCAACGATTTTGATATTGGCTTCTACCTTTAAACGACATCCGCCAAAATAGTCCGTATAACCGACCAAGGCGTTAACCTCGTTACACCCCACACGCGGCAAGCGCTGAATACGTTCGTAAACCGCACGTCCCTCAGGTGTTAAGTCGGGACGATACATATTGGCCAACGGTGAACCATCTCGCTGCCATCCTGGCGGTGGAGTAGTGGTGAATTCAACAGCACTGATTCCACCAGCCCAAAGAAATTTAGCTGGACGATAGCTTACGCCGCCAACACTCTTTACAAACGCCCTTGCGGCATTAAGGGCTTGTATTCGTTTCCACGCCAACGAGAATATATCGTCGTAGGTTTTTGTTCCAACGCTTGTGACGTAGTATTTCATCGCTTCTTTTTCCATATCTCACTTTCTTTTTGTAACATCGCATTAGCGTACAATAAGGCGCCAAATAACGCCATGGCGATATTACGATCGATATATAGATTCTTCGACTGGTCGATTTCTATCAACACACGGCCGTCCTCCAACAATTCAAGGCGAACACGTCCATACGTCAACAGTTCCATCAACACGTCCTCCAATGTAAACGCTGGCTGATAACGGTGTGAACGTAAGGTTTCAAACGCCCGTGGTTGATTGGTGGTGAGCAGTGTGCCTGATTGGTGTCCACGACGTAATAAATACCCTAATTGCTTTCGCGGTTTCAAGCCCCTTTTCAAGAGTTCTGCCGAAGCCATAGCAGGTAATACATCAGTACCAATCAAAGACTCTGTATAGGCTTGTTTAGGGCCATATTGTGAGGGGTATTTATCGTCTGGGGCTGGGATACGCGGCAGACGTCCTTCCAACACACGTTTATCTACCAATTCCGAACGACCATCGGTGGTGTACCATTGACCGTCGTAGTATGATGGTCGGCGTTCAAACCAATGAAACGTACCATCAGCATCGGCGGTATAATATCCAGGTTTGATAGCTACCATCGACGACGAACGTAGTTGGACATATTCACCGTTCTTTAGTGTAGCGCCATCCAACAAGACATTAGCTTGTTCAGGTGTTATGTGAGTGGACTTGGCCTCGCTAAAGAACAACTGATGGTCTTTAATCCTAATTGGGTGCTGGTCGGTGAGGATGTAACCCTCCACGGCGTGTCTAACCAACCAGGCCACGGCTGTCCAGTATTTCGTAGAACTCACGCGGCCAAACGATATTATCAGGCAGTGGTACCAAGGACGACCCTAATGCCACGGCAAATGCCTGCGCCACATCCTTCACTTCCCAACTTGCTATTCCGCAACCGATTTTGGTCACGTAGAACGTCTGTTCGGGGTGTTGGCTGGTGTAGAGGATGAAGCGGTCACATGCATCTATCAACGCTTTATACGGAACGTGTGTCTTTCGGTACAACGGGCGATTGGTGTAATCTTCTTCAACCTCGACGTACTCCATCATCGGGATGGCGTAGCTTCGGCCCTGCGGACCTTCAGCTTGACCGTTTATGGCGCCAAAACGTTTCATCGCCGTGTAAGCCACACCACCGCAGTGGCCACCGTCAGTATTAGAACCAAACACAAATACGCCATCGTCGGGCAGTTCGTCAATATTTTCAGGTGTAAATTTCATAGGTAGTTAGATTTCTTCAATTTCTCCTCGTTGGAGTGCTTTCTTGTAGTTTACTAAATTAACCGATTCGACGTCCGAAGTGGAGCAATCAGGACCGATGAATTGAACGTTCATTGCGTTCTGTTCAGGGCGTATCTTTACCACGACAAACGTCGTGCCTACAGGCAACAGATACCTCTTCCCTACACAGAAGAACCGCGCTTTACTCTTCTTCGCCATCTACTTTCTTGATTATTTTGGTGGCCGATTTGATAAGCGCCTCGGTGTCTTTCAACGCAGCTAACTGGTCCGCGGTGTACTCACGCCAACGGTCCTTGTTAATTAAACCGCTGATTTTAACGGCAATTCGCCGAACGTTTTCGCGTAGAGTGTCGTACTTGAGTATGTCCAGCTGGCGAACCGTAATGTACTGAAAATAACTACCCGTGATGGTCTTTGTTTCACCCGATACCGTAATGACATTTTCGCTGGTAACGATGGGATCTACGTTGGGCACAGGTTCGCCACCCGTTGGCGTAAGGTCGTAGAAATTCAACGGCACCAAATTATATTTTATCGAAAAAGAAAGAGCCGCTCCTGATTCCTCTTCAGTCACCCTGTAAATCTGCACTATCGAGCCGTGATTAAATCGGGCGACGAGGTCTCCAGAAAACAGCGTCGCAGGACACAGACAACGTTCGCGGAACTTTTCCAGGGGGATCAATACCGAATTTTTGGATGTAGGAAAGTTCTTGACGACTACCATCATTTCAGAACTCTCCGTCGTTTCTCCTGGCGTTTCCATTACAGGCATACAACCCGTGGTAAAGACTCGGGCGATGGTGTTATCGACACGATAATACCATTCGCGATTTACATAATTTTCAACAGTTTTCATTATGCGTAGTTTTTACGTAATTCTTCCAATTTGGCAGTGTAAACCTCCATTAGAGCTGGATCGTAGGTCATACGGCGTTTCCAAACCTCGATATTTTCGGTGGCCGGAAGTACGTTTTTGTATTCAGAAGTTGAACTCTCATCAGCCCACGAACGTTGAGCTTCGTCCATCATGTAGGCTACCAACTGCCATTCGTAGGGTGACTGGATTTCCGTGCGGAGGTATTCGTAATGTACCAGGATTTCGATAGGATCCTTGGTGCGAAACGCGAAGTCGGGGTCTGACGATTCCGAAAAGCCGCGCCCTCGGCCTATCAACCCCGACCGGAGCCACTGGTGATAAGCGGGCTTCCCATCATCAGTATTACGTTTCAAAAGGTAGTATAAATTTTTCATCGTTGTTAAAAAGTTTTCATTTCTTAAAAACGTTGGCGATTTCTTTGGGCGACGGGACTCGTGTCCGTTGGCGTGGTGTGTAACGGGACTGATGGTGCTCGATTGTTTCCTCTTCGCGGTCCTCGATACGGTCCTCGGCCTTGTTAAATTCATCCTCGTGTACCTTGGATCGGATATCTTCCGTTGAATGGTTGGCTGATGTCATAACTTGCTTGTTTTAAGGGAACGTATATTAGTGAATTTTTTGCGCGTGTAATGGCTACATATTTAAGGTTAGATTCTTGTTCCAACTGCCACGGCTGTGTAGCGAAGCGCGACGGGATAAGCTCTGGAGCCAGAAAGAACACATTGTCGTTTTCAAGGCCCTTGGATTTGTGGATAGTCATCAACATTATTCCCTCAAGGTCGTCGGTAAAAATTCCCTCGATTATTTCACGCAGTTCTGCTACCGTATCGGCTTCAACGGCCAACGCGCGTAACACTTCTATTTTCTCCAATAGTTCGTCCATCTTCGGCGACGCATCAGGGTTCTTCCAACCCTTAGCACGCAATTTCTGAGCCAGTTTGTCAGCTTCTTTCCAAAGTAGCTTTTCCAACTCGTCGATAGTACGGGCTCCTGTCTTGGATACCAAATCCACCAAACTGCGGCCGATGTCCTTGCCACGAACGCGTGATTTAATCTTGTTTTTCAACAACCACAGGTAAACCTCCACCAGCGGGCGCAGGTTACGGCATATTATCCAATCACCGTCCTCAATGTCGTTCAAAGAGCCGACGCTGACCTCGCCCTCGTGAGCGCGTTCGTAGGGACGTATATAGGGAACAATTTTTTCGGCTTCTTCGACGATACGTCGTCCACAGCGATAGCACACCGATAACGGCATTTCCACGCTTTCGCCGTTTAATTCGGCCAACCGGGAATAACTGTTGGCGTCGGCGCCTGCGAAACCATATATAGCCTGACGCGGGTCGCCAACGGTTATCAATCGTGAACGGCGGTCCAGTGCGCGTTTTATCAACTCGTGTTGAAGAAGACTCATGTCCTGACTCTCGTCCACCATTATCACCTCATACTTACGGAAGCGAATACTGGGGTCCGTCACCGGGACGTACAACATATCGGTAAAGTCAAACTGCGAATGGTCGGCAGCTCCCTCGGCAAACGTTTCCAACGCCAGTTGTTTTTCCAGCAGGTCACAGTCGATATCGTGATACTCACACAACGCCTCAATTTCGCCGATTTCAGGACGGCAAAGCGACGTCCGCATCAAATCTACTATCTTCGGAATTAAATAAAACAGATATCCCTTTTTACGCCTCAACAACAATTCCTGTACCTGCTCGTCGCGGGCGTGATGTTTCAACACCACTTCTAACTTGGCTATGGACTTATTCGGGTTCATCTGGGCGGTACGGCCGTACCGGCGTAGCAACAACCGCCACCCGTAGGAATGTAACGTCATTATATCGACATTCGGGCGGCGGTTTCGGGCCTGCAATTCCTTCACGATGGAATTGTTGAAGGCCATGAAGATGATGGATTTTCCACGTGGTATGCGTTCCAAGCAACCGAGTAGAGTGGTAGTCTTACCACTGCCAGCCACAGCGTTAACATTGATATTGTGGTTTGTAGTAGCTACCTCATTGTATATTGCCTGTTGATAAGGCGACGGCTGAAAAGCCATGACGATTTTGTTTTACAATTTTGTTACTGATACTATCCGCGAGTCGATGTCCAGTAAATCCATTTGACGCTTTTGTGAAACTGGAAATTCAGCGCTTTCTGGTTCTGTACGATGGATTCGAGTTTCGACAGCACAGCCGCCTTTCCTCGATGTATATCTAACGACTCTAAGCGTATAAACGCTGTAATATCATACCCCGTTACCTCGCAGTAGTCGATTGACGCCACGTTGGACTCTACTGACGGTGTAAATTTGTTTACTAACAACACCAACGGGTCGTTACCGTACATCCAAACCTCCAAAACGGCAAAACCGCTTTCCAAAATGGTGGTGATGATTTCAATCTTTCTTTCCATTGTGATATTCCTTTTTGATATTTTCTAATAGCTTTTTCATGCGTACCAACGCGCGGCTGTAAAGGTTTTCGGTGACGTCAGGATTATCGGCCAAGAACTCTGATTTACGCTGGCCTGCTAATCGCGACATCGTGATCCTTCGTTCCAAATCAGTAAATCCCAGTGTGTCAAACGTTATTTCCATATCGTTGACATAACCTGGAGTGCGCATATCGGGGTGCGAAGACTCTACGGCGTCCGATATTTCACCATGACGTGCCTTGAGGTTCTTCTTGTAGAGTGTGTAGAAATTACGCGCGATAGATTTGTTGAAATAGAAATAGAAATTCGCACCCGGAAGGATGGTAAACTTTTCTATACATTTGTCAAACATCGCGTAACAATCGGCAATGGCTTCGTCGCGTGAGGGGATATCCGGCGCGTTAGAACCGTTCAACAGATTGATGTAGTTCGTGATGTTTTTCAACACGATATGCCCCATCATCCTGAATACAAGGTTACGATACGCAGACGCCCGGCGCGGGTCGTCACAATGTCTGATGATGAGAATACATTTATTCACCAGCCCGATTCGGTATTTGAATGACTGGCGAAACATTTGACGCTCGACCGACTTACGCATAACCGCTTCTATTTTTTCAACATCGACTTAGCTTCAGCACGAACGGCAGCCAACTTTGCGCGGCGTTCCGGAGCGATTTTCTTCTTGAAGTGTTCATGAGAGCGCCGCTTTAGGGATTCCTGCTTCTGCTCCTTGGACATCGCTCTAAAACGGCCGAAATAGATACCTTTCAGGTCAGCGGGCGTTTCCTTTTTGATTTCTTCACGTATCTTACCACAAGCCGGGCACGGCGATTGCTTACAGAACGGCTTACCGTCACGCATCACCACGCTTACCGATGAATAGTAGTCGCGCTGGTCGTAGCGCGGACATTCGGGGTTTTTACAAACGAATTCCATAGGGCTGATTATTGACGGCTACCGTACAACGCAATCAGCATCGCGTCGCAAGTGGCCAAAGTTACGTTGAATTGCGGGAATAGCTGCTGGGCCTTAGCTTTGAGTTTGTTCTTCCATTCGGTCTTGGTCATCTTGCCGCGAACGCCGAGTTGAAATTCCTTCTGCCATTTCTGGGGTGTTACGGTCTCGGTCGGAATACGACACGCCAACAGAGCCATCTCTAAATGACCGTAACCGCGGCCGAAATTGAACATCGCGTTGGCGCCGTTACCCGGTATGCCTCCAACCTTCTCCAAATAGCATTTCGAGTTGAGCGAATGGAGTTTCAGGAACGCCAAAAGGTCAGTTGGTGTTTCGGGCATTTTTACCGCCGCCACCAACCGACCTTTGTCAATGGAGTAAACTCCGATACCACCTGCGGCTCCGGGGTCTATGCCGATTATCAATCGGTCCTTGTAGTAGGTTGTTACAGATGATTTCATCGTTATATCTTAGTTGAAACTATAAGATAATAACGTTGTAATCAATCGTACCTTGATACCTTATCTATCTTCCTGACTATGAGTTTATTCTTAGCGGCAAAGTCGGGTGATACGTTCTGCGTAATCATCATAGACGTTATGCCCACATTTTCGAGCGTCCGGATGATGTGCTCCTGCCCCAGGGAGTCGATACCGTGGAACGCTTCATCAAGCAGTATCATATCCAACCCGCGACCATCGGTAGCCATATTAATCAACCGATTCAACCCTATTAACGACGCCAGCGCTACACGCCCACGCTCAGCACCAGAGTGAATACCGTACACGTCAGCGTTCAGGCCGTCTGACTGGATGTACACATCAATCTTATCGCGCACGTTACCGTCCTTAGTCATGGTAAAGCCGTTAATCAGAACCGTTACATCCATGCCGAACTTTTCCAGGTAGAGATTCGTCATACCCTCCAACACCCTCAACGATTTGTTTGCTAAAAACGAGAGAAACCCGTTCTTACCCATGTGGAAGTCCCAGAACGCCATCGACTCAGCTAAATACCGGAAGTCGGCCAGTTCGGCCTTGGCGGCCTTGAGTTCGGCCTTGGCTGCTTTAATCTTACTCTCGGTAGATTTAATCGAAGCGTCTTCGGCAGCGGCCCGTTTAGCCGCTTCAATACGCTTAGCCAGGTCTTCCTTACGGCGGTCGATTTCATCCATCTGACGTTTCAACCTGTCGGCCCGGTCGCGAATATCCTTCATGTTACGCTTTACACGAGCCAGTTCGGCTTCCACCTGTTCATAGTCCCGTTGTTTTTCTTCGAGTTCTTCAAGCGTCTTTTCGGCCTTTTTGACGTCCAGCGCAAACTGTTCGTCGGCGCGTTCAAGCTGGGCGATATTCTTACGAATCTGGTCCGGGGTGAGGCTAAGTTCGCTGTTGGGGAGGAATTGTTCGCCGCACTTAGGACATTCGATAACGCCCTCTAACGCCAACTCCAAATCGACCTTAGCACGGCGGTTCTTCTTGCGTTCGTTCTTGATGGCGGTGATATTATCCTCCGCCGCAGCGATATCTTCCGTAAAGTTCGGCGCGGTTTCCAACTGTTGTTCGAATTGCACACGCTTAGCCTTTTCGTCCTCGAATTCGCGACGAATATCCTTAGCCTGAATACCGAGCGCGGCGGCGTCCTTAATGTAGTCGCCAAGCAGGTCACACATCCCCTTGATATTAGCCGCTGAAGCGTTATTGGCTTTCAACTCCTTCAGGTTTTCTTCAAGAGTTTCGATCTTGGTATTCAGCGTGAGCACCTTTGTATCGTATTCCGCCACACGCTCGTCGGCGGCCTTGTGGTCAGCCTTGATAGCATCCAAAACGGGCTGGAGCATATCGGCGTTGGTGATACGGTTCAGAATCTCCTTTTTGGTAGTATCGGGTGCGGTCAGAAAGTTGTACTGACGGTCCTGGCTGATAATGTAGTAGCGGAGGAGATCCTCACGGCTCAGTCCCAGCAACTCCAATACTCGCTTATCTACCTCGGCCACGGACGTCAACTGAGTGTTCTCATGGCCGTTTTCGAAGAGCGCGGCCTTTGCGCTTCGCTTACGATAAAAGCGACGACGAATCTCCATAGTCTGGTGAAGAACATCGTTAGCCAACTGCATCGCCACCCACGCTTCGTCGCTGGAACGGTTGATGGCCTTATCGCGCGTGATAGGTGTATCGCGTGGCAACAAATCGCCTGTAAGCGCCAGTGATATCGCTTCGAACAGCGTCGATTTACCGGAGCCGTTATTCAGTGAACCGCGGTCGGTCTGGTTATCGCCGAATATTACCGTACATTCGCCGCGCTTGAATACTACCTCGGCCCGGTCACGAAACGCGAACAAGCCGCCAAATTCTATTTTTACAGGATACCACATATCACAGTTCTTTAAGCATCGCCAGGCCCTCTTTCATACGCTCGCCACGTATGTCGCGTTCCTTACAGAATTCCATGAAATTCTTAACGATGGTTGATTTACGGAACGTTACAATCTTCTCAGGGTCGGCTGCTGTGGCCATGGCTGCGGCAGTTTCGTCAGCTTGAAACTTGATTTCGATACCCACGGCCGAGAACTCCGAAGCGTTGAGTTTCTCGCAATCGGCTTTAGACCCCGTTACGACGATTCTGACGCGATCATAATCCTCGCCGGAGTACTTATCCATGAGGTTACGCAAAGTCGCTGTATCGGTCGCTGAGACAGTTTCACGGATATACCGCGGAAAGCGTAACGGGCGGTGCTCCCATGTGCCGTCATCATACACGATGGTCACCCCCTTATCGTCGGCCGTTTCGCCAAAGTTGTTCTGGCACATCGAACCCAGATAGTGGACCTTTTCACCCACGTCCGAGGCGTTATGATAATGGCCTACAAACACCGCGTCGTAGTTACGGAACATATCTGGACGGATGTCGCTTTCAACCTGCGTACCGTCGTTATTACGAACGCCCTCTACAGCCACGTGCGTTATCATGAACCGCGGCCCGTCAAACGTTTCGTGTTCCAAACCGTTATCGACGGCCAGTTTCTCCTCTAACCACTTGGCGTCGCCATAGTAGGGTATCAACACGAACGACACCCCATTCCACACAAACTCCGACGCCCGGCTTACAACCGTAGCCGCTCCCGGGCACACGCTGAGGTAGCTGCGATCGGAGTTCGGGTCGGTCTTATCGTGGTTGCCGGGGATAGCCGCGATTTCCAGTCCACGCGCTTCGGCTTCTTCGGTAATTTCACGCCAAGCGTCGAGGACTTCCAAAGGTTGTGCCGAGCGGGACGTGAATACGTCACCGCCCAGAATCACAATCTTACAACCTATTTCTTCAGCCAGCGCAAACGTCTGGTTGAATAAATCCCGCACCACCGTCACGTTGTCTTTCGACAAGTGAGGGTCGAAACCTAAGATGGCCACAGGACTTTTGTTCGATTTCCGTTTCATTTTGTAAAGTTTACCGAGATAAACGTTGGCTAATTGTCGGAAACGACTTCTGCCTCCTCCGCCATCTTGCTTCGCCACTCACGGAGGTCCTTGTGACGAGAAGCCGCGATAACCTTTTCCAGCGCCGAAATGAGCGGGTTCTGGTCATAGTACAGCTGGTAGAGTTCGCGGTCCGATTTCCAACGAAGTTTACCATTCAAGGCCGAGTACACGGTTTTGGACGGCTTCTGGATAATACCACGTTCAACGCCGTACTCGATGTCTTCCTCGGAAAGGATAATGCCGTACCCAAGCAGAATGCGGATGTACGTCTTTTGGCGCGAACCGAAGTCGTTCTTGATAACCTTAACCTCTGAAATTTGAGCCACCTCCACGTCGTCGATCTTCTTCATTTCTGTCACACGCATTTGAAGACGTAGGCAGGGGAGTAACTCCACCCATTCTCCACCAGTACTTTTGCGCGACGTAACACCCATAACGTTTTGTTCGTACTGGTGGTTGAGCATCACGAAATGGATCACGTTGGTGTAGCAAAGCCCGACCAGGCCCTTGGCGAACATCTTGGCCGATTTAGCAAACGCCATCATCTTGGGCTCTTGTAACTTTTCGAGTTCTTCGCCTTTTGATGCGGCTTTATTCATGTTATCGACGTTAGCACGGAGGGCGTCATACTCAGCCTTAGAAAGCGTTGCGCCAAGCGAGTCCCAAAGGAAGAAGAACCGCGGCTTTTCTTTGATACCCGCCTCGGCGAACAGCGCGTGAGCGTCCTTTACGAACTTACTAACGCGCACGAACATCTGCTCGACGTAGTGAATTTTGATGATAGCCACACGAGAAATATCCACACCCAGCTGGATGGCGTAGTCCTTGTTGTCGCGGTTTTCGGACGAAAGGATACATGCCAACCCGGTATCGGGATTCTCGGCCAGAAAGTATTTCATGGCCTCCAGGCCCTCGGTAGTCTTACCACTGCGACTACGACCCGCAATCTCGATGATACCCGTCGGTAAACCGAACGTGCGCAGGTTCCAGTCCAGTTCGGGACTACCGGTATAGGCCCACGATTTAATCTCCGAAAAACCGTCTTTCTTCTTGAACGTGATAACGTCTTCGGAGTTAAACTGGGCCGTAAGTTTATTCAAAACGCTTGAAATTTTCGACATAATTGTAGATAGTTAAAAACGGCTGGCCAACCACGAAAGCCAGCCAGCCGCGGGAAAAGTATCACGGGGGTTATTTCTTACCGAGTTTAGCGCGAATCGACGCCAGCGAGCGGGCTGCGCTGGAGGGTTCCGGGGCCTCGTCCTCCTCTTCCGGTTCAGGTTCCGGAGCGGGGGCCTCTTCTTCCTCTTCGTCACCGCCGTCCAACCCCAGGGCCTCGCGAATCTTCTCGCGAATCTGGTCGTCGGTCGTGGACTTGTAAACCTTGACCGTTTCGCCGAGGTCGTTGTCGCGGATGAACGCCTTGAGTTCAGCGCGGTCCATATCGTCGAGACCGTCATCAGCACCCTCCGCCTCGGGCTCCGGTTCAGGTTCAGGCTCGTTGTCCGGCTCCTCTTCCGGCTCCTCAGGCTCGGGAATGCGGACACCGGGGTGGTTCTTCTTCGTACGAACGGGCGGAACGTCATCCTCGTCGTCATCGTCACGACGCTTGGCGGCTTTCTTGGTGACTTTCTTCTTGGGTTCGTCGTCGGAGTCGCTGTACTGGGCGCGCACTTTCTCCACAATCTCCATCCACTCGTCGTCGCCGAAGATGTCGATACCGTGCTGCTCGTCGAAATTCTGGAGACCCTCCAAGGCGCGTTCGAACATTTCCAGCGTGTACGTTCCGGCGACCTCCTCGATGGGCTTCAGTTTCATGAATTTCTCGATGGCCTCGTCCGTGAGGGGGCATGCCTTGGGCTTCTTGCCGAGCGACACGTCGTAGTAGTTCTCGCCCTTTTTCTTGTTCGGGTTCTTGATGTACTTGACGAACAGCGGCAGGCCCTCGTCCGGGTCGGTGAACGGGTCGGTCTCGATGGGTTCGTCTTCCTCCTCGGTGATGGCCAGACGGTTCATGGCGTCGCGAACGGTCTTCTTGAACTCCCACAGTTTGGGGTCCATATCGTCCTCCTTGACCTCAGCGGCGTAGCACAGCCACGAAAGCGACGGCAGCAGGCCATCACGCTGGGCCGTAACGGCGGCCACGGCATTCTCCGACCCGTGGGTCTTCACATAGGCGACATATTCCTGGACGATGTCCATAGCGGTCTTGCCGTGGAAAATCGAATCCAGTACCGTACCGCGGCGCTCGTCGCCAGAGTCCGTAGTAAACGGCAACCAGTAGCATTTCCGGGGTACGTAGAAATTGTCGTGGTCGGGATGGGCGGGGAAGATACGAATCTTCATAAGTTTGCCATCCTCAAGCGACAGGAACTCGGCGTTGCCGTTGTTCAGCATCGAGTTGTCTTCGTCGATGCGGGCCTTGAGTTTTTTAATCGGCGTCGCCTTAAGACGACTGCGCAAATCATTTGCCATAATACTTTGATTTTGTTAAGGTGTTAATATAAACGTTGTTAACTGTCGTCTTCGTCAGGAATCAGTTTGCGGCGTTTGCGTACTTTCATAACCGAATTCGCCTTACTCTGGAGGAGGTGCTCCTCGATATCGCCTGCCGGTATCGACAGCGATAGTTTATCCAGTTTCGACGACTTATCCTTGGCGGAAAACAGAAGCGAAGCGACATAATCACGCGTCTTTTGGGCCTCAAACAGTTTGAGTTTATTGGCCTTATAAACCGGGCTCTGATAGACGGCCGTGTTTACCTCATCGACAGTTGCCGGTTTCTTGCGGTCCTCTTCGTCGTTGAGGGCGGTGCGTATCTCCTCACGAACCTTGGCTTCCATAATCTCGCAGTTGAGTTTCGTTTCAGCCAGCGCTCGCTCGGCATCGGCCAGCAGCAGGCCGAGACGGTTTACGACAACCGGGAAAGTGATAATCTCACCAACCAGATTTTCGTAGTGGATGGTCATCAATTCGTCAACGTCTATTTCACCCTCGAACTCCTGAAATTCGATTTCGTAGACGTTCTTTCCAATCAGCAGTTTCCGTTTCATTCTTTAGGTTCTTGTTGGCTTACGTCGCCCGAACGTACACGACGCGTGATTTCGATAATTAGGTAGTGAACGGCTTTTTCCAAGTCGCGAATCAGACGGCTCTTGTTGTGCCCCACGGTGATGTATCGCTGGAGATAGCGCGTTACCTGGTAGATGTTGATGGCCGCACCGTGGTCCATGCCATATAACATCTTTTTGGTGTCGATAACCTTTTCACCATCGGCGTACTTATCAGAGTAGGTTCCGGCAATGTGGTTGATAGTCATTGCCAGGGCCTGCGCGGCTTCAGGTTCAGATTGGCAGATACGCTCGATGTCATAAGACACCTGCGAAATTAATGAATCTTGAGTTTTCTTGTCCATGTTAAATTATATCGTTTTGTAAGTCATTAATGGCTCCTACCCATACGTACATCAGGCGTTCTTGCTCACAAATATCCGCCGATACACACGTACTTTGTAACGTTGAAACCGCCCTACGATAGCTATCCTTACAATACGGTAATAAATCCAAAGGCCAAGAGCGGTTTCCCATCCCCACCTCACGATGCAAGAAATACAACAACGCCATCCAATCGGCCACCTTTACAATCGCGTGAGCAACGTCGTAATACGGTGCATCCTTTGAAAGCGTTTTGGCAATTACCGAATCGTCTCCGAATTCGGCCATTACCTGGTGCGCAACAAACTCGTCCAAAACGTTACGCAGTTCCGACCCGTTATAAGCGTTATATTTAAGTTCGTGGGTGATATCGCGACGCAGAATAGCCTCGTCGAAGTCATGCATCAGCGCCATCTTCAGCGTCTGATACTTGAACGTAGCCACCGTATTATTATCGTCCCCTCCAGGCCAGAGATAGTCCAGCAGGCACATCGTGAAGACCGATACCTTGTACGAATGTTGCGAAACGCTTTCCTGCTGGTGGCGGTCATACTCCAACCACTGCTTGATGTTATCCAACCGCGCAAGATGATCGCGGTTGAAGAGTTTGATTAAATCATCCTTTTGCATAACCGATTTGTTTTACTATTGTAATATCTCTAACCTTGTAGATTGTGAAGACTGTACGGTCTTCTTTCCAGCGAAATAATTCACACGCCCTGAAACAGCCACAATACGGTTCAACAGCGTAGCTTCGTTTTCCGGCTGATGAAGCCAAAAGTCAGGCCACAACGTAATCTGGATGATGAGGTCGTTGACCTCCACTTGCAGTACACCGTAAGAATCGCCACCCTTGGTTTGGCGTTCAAATACGTTATTCACACGACCAACGATACAAACCTCGTCGCCCTCGTGTTTACGCTCAAACTCGGCGGCGGTAACGTACAGCCGAACCATCCGTTTACCGAGTCCGTATTCGTTCATCATACGTTCGTAGTCCACCTCGCCGTACCCGGTTAATTCACGCTGTTTGAAGACCCACCAGGCGTTAGTATGGACATCAGGCGAAGTGAATTCGTCGGAAAGCGGTTCACCGCGACGTTCGAGATATTGCTTAACGATATCCAGACGCTGACGAGGATTGCGTATGTCTTCTACCAGATCGAACACTCCAGCCATAATAAGACGCAACACCACAGTACGGTTTATGCCTTTAGGGGCAGAAGTTATGAAGTCCTCAAACGAGAACACTTCGCCGTGTTCATCTTTCATGGCTTTCAATAGCGTCAACGCCCGCTCGCCTACTCCCTTGACCTTACCCAGCGAAAAGAAGATACGGTTCGTCTTGGGGTCGCATGTAAAGGTTTCACCCGAGAAATTGATATCCGGTGGACGGACCTCAATTTCGGCCCCGGTTTTCTTCATCTCCACCAAGCGATACGGGATATCGGATTCCTTCGAGGCGTACTGAAGCGACGTCGTCCAGAACTCCAGTGGGTAGTTGACCTTAAACCACTGCGACCAGTACGACATCATGGTATAGGCCACGGCGTGCGACTTATTGAAGCCATACGAAGCGAACGCCAGCATCTTGTCCCAAACCTCAGAAGCCTGGGCCGCGGCGCGTTTAGATTCAACGCCTCGTGATTCTATCAACGCCGAATATCCATTTACGAACTTTCCCTTAAACTGGGCCAGCGCTTCGTGGTTTTTCTTCTTGATGTAAGTACGACATTCATCTGACTCAACGGGGGTTAATCCTCCGACAACCATCGCTTTCATTATCTGCTCCTGGTAGGTATAGAGCGAATAGGTATCGCGCGTGATTTCCTCCATGCCGGGGTCAAACTTAGGCTTCCTGGCGCCGTTCTTAATTTCAACGAACGTTTCGTGCGCCTTTACATCCATAGGACCCGGCCGGAACAACGCCGTCATAGCGATAAGGTCGTCCAGGCTTTGAGGTTTAGCCTCGCGGCAGTAGTTCATCAGCCCCATAGCGCCAAACTGGAACACATCCTCACACCACCCGCGCTGGAAATAGCGGTACACCTCTTCGTCATTGAACGGAATGGTGTTGACGTCGATTTGCTCCCGGCGGTTCTTGGCGATAAGTTTGATGATAGATGAGAACTTATCCAGCTGGTTAAGCCCCAGAATATCTTCCTTCAGGAAGCCGGACTTGTCAACATACTTTCCCTCCCACTCTGATACAAGCACGTCGCCCATCTTCTTCATAGGCATCCACCCGAACAAATCGATCGGGTTTCCATCCTCGTCCTCCTGCGGTACGATAATAACCGCTGAGGGGTGAATTGACGACGTTTTGCACTGCGTAAGGGCGTATTTCGTCATATGGACCAACTCGGGATGATCCTGCACAAAACGGAACAATTCACGCGACGTAGCTGCGTAGTTAAACAAGTCGCCCCATGTGTACTCGATTTGGTCGTCGATATCCTTGGTGAGTTTATTCATCACCGCGAACGGTACGCCCATGACCTTGCCGAAATCCTTCAAACATGTCTTGAGTTTCATGCGGGTGTACGTACCAACGGAGCATACGTGATTGACGCCGTAACGGCGAGCCATGTATTCCTTGACCGTATCACGGAACGCCACCGGGAAGTCGCAATCCACGTCCGGCATGCTGTCCTGACGGGCAATTTCAACCTTTTCTATCTTTAGAATTTTCATTTCTTTCTTGGTTTCATGCCATACCAAAATCCATCAGGGAGCGGAGCGCCCTTTGGGATAGTAGTGTTTATTTCGCCGTTAGTTATCCTAACTTTGCCTTGCATGGGATTCGTGTACCTGTGCTCGTATCTATCGCGTATTTTCTTACCAAAATCCCTGCGCCGTTCCTCGGGCCAACGGTTATTCCAGTTAGGGTTATTTTCACCATTATAACGACCTCTCATTTTAGCCGACAAGTTCGCTTTTTGTTCGGCTGTCCATCGGTTGCCGTAGTTTGGATTCTTTTCGCCTACATATCTGCCTTTCAAGGACTTCGAAATTCTTTCCTTGTAGTCAGTATTGTCCAAAGTAATTTGGCGTTTTTGGTGAATTCGCTTCATTAACTCTGGACGATTCTTGAACGTCTTTTTAAGCGACCTTGAAACCTTAACAGCGACCTCTGGAATCAACATCGGCGAACCGCTTCCAAACTGGTTAGCCGTACCCGGTAGGATGTTATATCCTATACCCTTTTCAGTAGAACGTAGCTTCTTGATGTAAAGCATCTCCCAAGCGTCGAGTTGTAGCTGGGTATCACACACGCGGAGCGTTTCACGTTTGAAATTCTCAGGGCCGTAATACCTAACAGCATTCGTCAAGGATACGCCGCTACCCAAATACCCATCAAACTCGTCTGTTTTGCAGTGGTGTTGGCCGATGTAAATCTTACCGTTAACGAGGTTCGTAGTTTTGTAAATTATACCTTGCATAAAGTCCGTAATTTATCAATATCTATGTCCAGGTCTATATTTAATAAATCACAGTCTATGTCTATTTCTTTACCGTTTCGAAGAGGAATCTTGACATTTTCAGGTAATCTAAATTTACCATATCCCTCTATTTCCAAATCCCAATACTTAGGAACGGTAACGCGGGATTGGTTCAAAAATCGCTCAAACATGAGATTGTATTTCAGCGGGTCCACGTCCGTGATGTACAGACAATACGCAATCAACGAACCGCAAACCGAGCCACGGCCTGACCCAGTCATGATACCCTGCTCGCGACACCAGTTCATGATGTCCCAAAGTATCATAAAGTAGTCACACAAACCGTTCGGTACGATGATGGCGCATTCCTTTTCCAACTCCGCCAGATACTGGTCGAGGTTATCAACCTTACCTACCAGCCGCTCCTGTACGCCCGCTTCCAGTTTCTCGAAAAAGGCGTCTTCAACCGTAGTTTTTACAAACTCGTATTTCGGCAGGTGACGTATTCCGGTGGGTATCTTAAAGTCAATACTCTCCGTCAACGTCGTGGAATTAGCCATGCCATCAATTATCTTTTCGTAGAGGGGCGCAGCTACGTCCATCCACTCTTCATACGCCAGAATCGTCTCTTTTGAGTTTTTGAAATACTGGGTTGCGCTTTCGGCATTAACCACACCTGCTACCTTGTTCAGAAGCGACTTCAGCGGAGCCTCTTCGGCGTCGAGGTAATACGAGTCGTTTATAACGAGCGGCGGCGTCTGGCGGTAGAGTTTAATCTTACGACAGCGACATATGTAGGTATCAATACTTTCCAAGTGGTCGCGGAATAGAGTTTCGGACGCATACTCCACCGTATCAATCTGGTAATACACACAATCAAATGCGGCGTGATAGGCCGTCAATAACCGCTTGCAACGCTCTACGTCCCCCTTGAAATAGTTTAATTCACTGTCAGGCGGTATTACACATACCAATCCGCGTCCTAACTTGTAGAGTTCTTCCGCGGGTATAAACCCCTGATAATCGACGTTGATGGCCTTATTAACCAGCAGCAGATTTCGCCATCCCTGGGTATTCATGGCGTAGAGTTTCAGCGAAAATGTTTCCTGAACGTCAGCCGCCGGGTCGTAGTTACAAGCTACCGTAACGGTTTCGCCGATGATAGGTTTCAGCCCCTTACCTAAACAAGCGGTCTGAAAGGCGAGCGTGCCAGCCAGCGTATTACGGTCACAAATGCCCAGAGCCGTCATACGGTTGAATTTGGCCTTAGCAGCCCACTCTTCGCAGTTGGACGAACCGTTCAAGAACTCGTATTCGCTATGAACACCCAGGTGAACGAACGGAACCAGTTCCTCAGCCGTGCTTGTACCAAGATATTTGAAGTCGCGGAATTCGGGACGGAAAACCACAGTTTTATCCAGCCGCAGGTGGTCCTTTTTGATATTCGAGTAGTAGAACTTGCCGCCGAATTCGAAGAGAATGTATTTCACCACGCCATCGTACAGTGCGTCGAATTCAGCAGCCGTTACTGCGAACGAGAATCGTTCGTCGATTATCTTTCCGCTATCGTCGGGGTGTAGGTACAAGAAGTCCCCTACACCCTCAATGGCGATTATGTTCAATTCGTCGTCGCGCTTTTCTTCGATAGCCAGATAGTTATCTTCCGCCCACCGACGTAGCGAGTCAGTCATATTACAGGAGTTTATTGATTTCTGCGTTAGAAAACCTTGCCGCGAAGAAATTGCGAGCCAACATCAGGTAGTCCCACTTTTCTTCAACGGATACGGTCCCTGTGATACGGTCCATCAGCACAAAGCACGACTTCAGCAACGAATCACGGTCATCCTTATAGGCACCAATATTTCGCTTGTAGAAGACGTACACCTTCAATATCTGGTAAACTACCCAGAAATAGGTTGATTTCTCAAACACGTAGTTCTCAAACCCGGCCTCGTCTTCCAAGATATCGCCTTTTGCGTGTCGCATAGCCAAGCGATTAATCATCTCTTCCATAAAGGCCGTTATTTCACACAGGCGGTTTACCGGAACCTCCGATTCGAACTTAAAGTCCATCATGTACGACATCGCTCCCTCGCAGTACAAACTGCGGCGCGTATTATTGGACGCGAAAAGTTCGCTCATCTGCTCGGCGATATTATTCCATTCGTAGATATGGAGCGACTGCGAATTGTGAGTCTGAACGCCTAACTCTACCCCCAAGCAGAGGGACATTACCTCCGTCAGGAACGAGAACTGGAAGATGTTCGTGGGTAAGCCCCAGTGGAGATCATTCGAACGGTTCTGGACCGTGGTAACGAGTTTCCCATCGCGGATTTTCAACATCACCATATCGTTACACGGCAAGTCCTTCGATTTCACGCCGAGGTCAAACTTAGGATTCCAAATCGACATCACAACCTGACGTGTTTCCGTGTCAGCGCTCAACAGGCGAATGGCTTCCTTTACCTGGTCCAGACCCGGGTCCATCGACTCGCCCTCGGACGAAATACCCCAGTGACGCAAACGCCAGCCGTAAGGGGCATGGAACGTAACGCCATTATCGGAAAAATCGACCATCTTGCCGTTGAATATTTTCAGGAATTCGACGTCCTTGCGGCCCGTAACTATCCACATAGCTTCAGCCAACAGGAAGAAGACGTTGATGTTGCGGGCGTAACCGCCTACACAGCGGCGATACGGGTTGTTGATGATGGTCTTGACGTCGAGCAGTTCGCGTACCTTACCAGCACGAGAATCCTGAAGCGGGAGCGTCGTCATCATCGTGCGGTTGATATACGGATACACCTCGGCGAACGAACCGCGCGGGTCGGTAAATACCACACGCCGCCGATAGTCAAACTCAAAACGGCTAATGCCTGTTTCGGCCTTGGAAATTGATTCTTGCTTCATATCCTTAATACGGTTTTATCTGGGGTAAATAACGTTGAAGACGGGTGGACGAAAAACCCCGGCCATGACGACCGGGGCGGGTAATTTAGTAACCTATCGTATCCTCTCTTCCGGGTTTATTTCTTGGTGGCTTTAGCTTTCTTAGCGGCGGCCGCTTTCATGAGTGCAGCACGGGCCTTGGCTTTAGGGTCCTCGGCAGGAGCACCCTTGGCTTCAGCCTTGGGGGCGGCTTTCTTAGCAGCCGGAGCGGCGGCTTTATTGCCGGTTGCCTTCAGATCGACCTCCATCTTTTCACGGTTCTTACCCAGACGCGTATCGGCGGTAGAAACGGCCGACTTGATATCGTCGAGGTAGGTCTTTACAACCTCCATCGCGTCGTTCCAGGCGATACCCTTGAGCCAGGGCAGGTTGTTCCACGTCATGACGAAGTCAAGACCATCCTCGGCCAGCTTGTCCTGCGAAGCCTGACTGCGGAACGTATTCAGGACGACGTTGGTCGTAGCGAACTGGCCGTCTTTCGAGTACACGTTCTCGAACATGATGGCCACCGGATGCGAGTTGGCGCCGCCGAACTTGATGGAGATACCCTGCGACACGGCGACGTACTGGAACTCCTTTTCAGGGAAGAACTTGCTCAGTTCCTTGCGGAGCAGGTCGAGGTGCTCAGGGTTCGTCTGAGGCTTCAGACGAATACCCTTTTCGTCGCGCTTCGAAGGCTTTTTGGTGGTCTTAGTTTTCTTGGGCTCGGCCTCTTTCTTGGTGGCGGGTTTCTTAGCCTTGGGCTGCGGCTTGGATTCCTCAGGCTCGGGCTCTGCTTCCGGTTCAGCTGGAGCGGCCTCTTCAGCCTCCTGAGCAGCCTCTTCTTCCTCTTCGGCGGCTTCCTCAGCCAGCTCGTCGGCCTGCTGCTCGGCGGGCGTAGGTTCTTCAGCCGGAGCGGCCTCTTCAGCCGAATCGCTCTCCAGTTCGGCGAACGAACCGACGATGTCAATCAGGTTGTCAATCGTCTCCTCGTCCATGCCGGGGATTCCAGCCTGCTCAAGACGCTCAATGAGGATCTTCTTTGCCTCATCCTCGGTATTGGCGGTAATACCGAGTTTCTTCAGCCGTTCGGCGTTCACTTTCGAAATTTTAGTTGCCATGATTTTTGTACGTTTTAGTGAAACAATTTTTATTTATTCATCGTTTAATCGGTAATAATCGTATCTTGTTGGCGTATAATATAACGCTGACTTGTGATTTGCCAACAAGTAGGCTTGCTGTTCGGCAATAATTTGGTCAACAAGCGTACACGCGTCACTGAAGAGCATGTTAGGGTCGTATCCCTCAACAGCAGCCCGCGGTGTGCGTAACATACGCGCCATCATGCCTTTACTGCGTCCCCGTATGTGGAGAGAAAATATAACGCGCTTCATTCCTGTAAGATTGGCCAGGACATCAACGCCATTTATCACAAAACGGTTCAGCTCCGGCTCAGTTTGGACGACGTCCTCAATGCCGCAATCGTAAGCCGTTTGGTCGATTCTCAGTTTGTGGTTTTCCTTGCGGATAGCACGCATTAGGTCAGTACACTTATTCGAGCAAGCACACTCAACGTAGTACCGCAACGGAACAGGTCGTGTAGCTGTACCGCGTCGATACGCTAACCAACGGCGTCCATACGCCTTTATTGAAGTGAAGATTTTTAGGCGAAACTCTTGTAACAAATCGTCGCGTTCCAACGACAATTCCTCATAAGAGTAGAGTTTGTTGGCGTATTTAACGGCCAGGAACTCTAATTCTTTGTAGGCTTTTTCCGACGCTTTCATGCCAATTAGGTTTTACGATTGCGGACGTTTTACATACATCCACAGCACGAAGGTAGGTGAAAATTTCCAATGTACAAAGAACTTTACAAAAATTTTCAAAATTTTTTACAACACACGTATCACTTCTGACTTAGGTACGTTGTCGGCATATACCTGGCTTCGCTCGTTGTAGAGCGTTATAAAATCGCCTTTCACAGCGTCGAGTTTCCACACTTCACCCCGGTAGGAAAAATCGCTGTTGACCGAATAATAATTCATCCAATCCTTCGGGCTCATGGCGAACATCGGACGATTCAGCGGGTCGAACAGTTCAGCCCTCACATCACGCATCTTCTCAGGTGAAGTGAAGATAGAAGTCAACTTATTACGGTTAGCGATATCGCATATTTTCTCGCGCTTGAATTCCATCACGCGTGAGAAATATCGCTTATCCTTGGGGGAGAAATATATTTTGCGCCTGAATTCGGCCATCAGATATTCACGCTGTATAACGTGGAAATACTCCGCTACCGACAAGCTCCTTGCATTATTCATGGCTCACCTTTTTAGTTTTCCTATCACATTCCAAGCAAAATCGCGTGGACGCTGTAAACGCTCAAAGACTTCCAGCGTCTCGGCTTCGTTACACTCGTCAATATCTTTCTTGGTCGTGAAAACTATATTTGTTGAAAAGTACTTATCCAATTCGAATGCATACTTTTTAATCTCCTTTATGGCGTCAAAATCGTAAAGCAACACCACCGCGCGGACGCCCTTTTTCTGGAGCATGGCGCGTTGGTAGTCGCTTATTTTCTTGCCGAACGTAGCACAGCACTTGACGTCGTCACACTCGTCCAATCGTAACCGACGATCCACAGCTATTTTATCGAATACGCCCTCAACCAATATCACCGTCGCGCCGGACACCTTTATATCGTCGTAGCCATACAGCATCTTGGCGAAGTCGGCCCCGGTATCGTTACGCCAGCGCAGGGCGTCGGGCGGTACTTTCTTTGAAGCGTAACGGCCCTGGAAAGCCGTAATGACGCCATCGGTAGTTACCGGAATGAGTATATAATCGGCGTACCGCCGTACCAACTTAGTACGGCCAATGGCGTATCGCTTCATAACGGCTGGAGTAAGACCGCGGTCGCGTTCGAGATAAGTGTCGTGCAAACACACTTTGTAGCCCACAGGCATCTTCCGCGGCGGAAGTGGCTCCAGTTTTACGTCTTCAGCGGCAGACGTCGTCAAATCTCGGATTTTGGGTATTACCTCGCGTTCCTCGATAGTGGCTCCCTCTAACAGGTACAACTTATCAACAGCTGCAAGTAATTTATATATTCCACCACTATTTCCACATTTTTTACAATCCCAGGCGCCTGTATTCTTATTGACGTACATATGTTTTGATTTCCCACAAAACAGGCAATCACATATTATTTGGTCTCGCTTTCCAAAAACTGGATTCATCAAGACCTCACGCCAATCAATATTACCTACTCTTCTTGACATAAATATTGTTCATTCTTCAGTAAGGATTATTCGTCATCGTCCACCGACGTATTACGCCGCCCGCGTTTTGTTTTGGTAGCGTGCTGCTCTTCGACGATATCCTCCCACGGCATTTCCAGCGTTCGCTTACGGTCGTAGAAACGCGAGTAGGTCATGTTGTTACAAATACGGATAATATCCCCGGCCTTATGTTCACGAGCCTTATCGAGGTACAAACGCATGATTTCTTCCTTGCGCTCGTCGGACGTGAAATTCATCGTCACGAAACCGTCCATCGGGTTCACCTTACCTTTAGCCTCCGCCAGGTTGTAACGCGTGATGACGAAGTCGGGGTCGTTGAGGAGTTCGGGCGGAATACCGTTAGCCTGGGTAGCAACGTGAACCACGGCGTTGAACTCCATCGCCAGCATCTTGGCCTGCTGAGCCAGTTTCATCTGACGGAAGCGCTCCTCGTTCATCGAATAGCTATGACCGTCACCTAACTCGGCCAATTCGAGGTAGTCCCACAGTATCATGTCCACCTTGCCGTAGGCCCGTTCTATGTCCTGGAGTTCCTGACGCATCTGAGTAACGGTCATGCCACCGAAACTTTCAACCGCCACGACGATAATGTCGGTCTTACCTAACTTGGCCACGACGCGTTGCGCCATCTTCAGTTTAGTGTCGGAAATATTACCGACCTTTACATCCTGATAGATACCACCTAACCACGCAGAATCGTAACGGGCCATGGCTTGTTCACGCGTACCCTCCAGCTGGAAATGAACCACGCGATACCCCTGTCGTGAAGCTGCAATACCAAGGTGCACCAGCGCTTGTGATTTACCTGCGCCCGATATACCCATCCACAACCACGCTTCACCCGTTTCAGGGCCACCAGTAGCACCGCCTAACTTGTAATCCAGTTCGTCAATGCAGGTAGGGATTTTGAAGCGGTAATTCCAGTCGGTGCTCCGCCGTTCCAGCTGACGACGGTTGAAGTCGCTGAACACGCGGTCGTATTTAGCGTCCTGGATGGTAAAGTGTGATATTTCCTCAGCCGCTTTAATTAGGATATTATATGCCTTTTCCTTATCGCCCATGTTGTAGGAATCGGCGATACGGTCGTTAGCGTCGAGGAATTTCATCTGGCGAATGTACGCTTCCAGCGAAGCTATCAACGACGGAATGTCTTCGTCCGTAACATCTACGTCGCGTATATTCTCGATTAATTCCAAAACCCCCTCGTCATCCAGAAAAGCCTGTTGCAACTGACCGATGGTCGGTACACGCCCGGTTTTAGAATACCGTTCAGTCATCTTTTTCCACACTTTCTTTTCAGCCTCAACCTGAAGATACGAAAAGCGCAGATATTGATTCAATATATCGAAAACCGAACGTTTACGAATAGCTGCCGAAAACAGCTCGGTGATTAAGTTGGACGATAGTCTATCTTTAAGCATATCCTCGTATTTTGTACACAAGAGGGTAGTTTTTACCCAGTAGTTTCTTGCACTGTTCCTTGAACTTACACGTCGCACACCAAGGACTCCGGTGGTGATACAACGTAGTATTTACGATACACCACGCAAACCCCTTATTAGTGCTGTAAAACGCCGCTTTGGCTTTTTCTTCGCGGTCTATAAGCCTAACTAATAACGCTGGTAACTCGGTCTCGCTCTTGAGCGTAGAGACGTCAAAACGGCTTTTCAGCCCCTTAGCCACAAAACGCGCGGCCGACGTCGGATAGACCTTTTCCCACGATTTTATGGCCGCCTTACTGACCAGCCACGCCAATCGTGTACGACTTAGCGTCTTGCGTGATAAGCCAGGACGCTCGCCGTAACGACATTGTAATTGAAACAGAATGAAACGCCGGGTGAAGTCCTCGGTAGCGGAGGTGTAACGTTCTGTGAAGTGATTCCACGCGTGGATGTCAGTATCGTTCACGCGGAATGTCTGACGCATATCGCACCCCATCTGGTACAACACGTCCACCAACAGCCTCACGGCGTATCGGTAGAGTGCAGGTTTACAGATAACCAAATCGTCAGCCATCGTTCAAGAGTATTTAACCAGTTATCAACCGCCGTGTCCAGTATTCCAATACCATCCTCGCCGACGGCCTTAACGTAGGTATTTAACCGTGTCGATGAGTGCTCCGAGAAATAGGCGTCATCAATGTCTATAAAGTCAATGACGGCCGAACGCATCTTAGCTTCCGTAGCGCCAAGAACACGCCCTTTGCGCTGGATTGTGTTGGCGTTTTCAAGACCTCCATCGACGTTGAAAAGTATTTCAACCTCCGGTAGCGTAACGCCTTTCTTGAAGATATTAGACGCCATAAGTACACCACCATCGGTACGCTCCAAAAACTCGTTTTTGACGCGTTCGCGCTCCTCGTTGTCAGTATCGCCATGGATAAAAGTACACCCGGTGAGTTCGCTGATATGACGGCCGTGGTCCACGGATTGAAACATCACCAGCGTCTTAAACCCGCGGTCGCGGCACATCTCGATGACTTTAACGACGATAGCGTCACGAATCTGAGAGTTGAATATCAACGCCTTTTGATATGCCATGTAGGTAGCGGCGCTGATAGCGCGGGCATCCTGTTCTAAGGCCAGCAAAAATACCTTGTACTCGGTCAATACACCACGTTCGCGTAACGTTTCTTCCTTGATACGATATACCACATCGCCACTCCAGGCCTTAAGATGCAAGTTCTCCACGAACGCTTCTGCGCGATACGGCGTAGCCGAAAGACTTAGCTGGTGCGTGAGGTGCTTGCAACTTTTGTATATCCTCAATTTAGGAGCCGAAGCGTTATCGTGAATCTCATCCACAATCAAAAACCGCAGGCTCTTCAAAAAGTTCTTGAGTTTGTTCTTCTTTCCAGTTTCAGTACAGCGTTTGGAGAGCGTCGATTGGATAGTTTGTATCATGCCAACGGTTACGCGCTTTTCGGTATCAACACGTCCAGCGCGTATCTCGCCAATCTCGATTCCGCCGTAAGGTTCAAAATAGCGCGTAAAATCATCTATGGCCTGCTGGAATAGGGTTTTACTATCCACCAAGAAAAGGACCTTATGTGATACAGCTTCAGTCTTCAAGAAGATACGTATGCACTCGCCAGCAATAAAGGTCTTACCACCACGCGTTGGAACGACAATGATACCTATGCGTCGTCGGAAAAACGCCTCAACAGCTCGTCGCTGGTGGATGTACTTTCCACTCAATCGTTCGTCGATTTTAACCGACCGCGGTAGCTTAAAATCGTAATCCGTCAATCGGTACTCGCGGCCAGCAGACGAAAGTTTTTTGATCAGCGTCGGCAGCATCCCGACCTTAAACGTAAACGCTCGGCGATCGAACATCTGTATTGTGTCTGAATACGCAAAAGGACTCGGGTTACGATACGTAAGCGCCTTGGCCACTATACGCTTACCCAAGCTATCGCACCCGACAAACGAGTACTCAAAAAAGTTTACGCGAACTATTTCTATCCTGTAAGCTGCCATATGCATATCCCCGCCGCTGTGAGCGGTTGTTGTACTGAATCTTTAACTTTGACGCTGTAAGGTCGCTCGGTACAGGTTTAACAACAACCCAAATACCATGCTGGGGAGAATGGCGTATATACCCCGCTCCAGCCATGAGATTGAAATAAGCGTTCATGGTAGTAACCGAACCGTACTTACGATAATTTTCTGCACGTTCCTCCAATATGGCTCGTATGGCTTTCTGTGTTACCAAACTGCCATACGAGCACTTAGACATGTATTCACGGATAACGCTCCAAGCCGTGACACTGGTCTTTGTTCTTCGAAATACCATGGCTAACTTTCTTTGTCAACGACGCTGGCGTAATAAGACACCAAATATTCAAGAAACTCCATGCGACGTTGTTTTTCAGTAATAATCCACCAAAACAAGAACACTTCTGAATTGGCGTCATCGGGACGTACAAACGCTGGGATGAGCTCAGATATCGTTGGCCTACTGCATCCTCTATGACGAATCATCGCGAGCATCAATTTGTTGAACTCCTTGTCGTCAGTTTCCTCATAGCCATTTTGGATTATCGTATTTATCAACAACGGACACATACCATTGTATCTTTGAGGATTCTTTCGCCATTCATCACGCGCTTTCACGCATATCTTAAATCTCCATTCATTTACAGTCATCTTTTTCAACAATCTAATTCAACATTTTCAATCAACACGCCTCTCACGCGTACACATGAATATCATTCTTGCTGGTGGGGGATATAGCGAAGGAGGTTTACCCCCTTTCCCCCTACTGCCAATGTGGCTTCTTGCTGTATGGGTCGCGTGTCGTTGAAGTGGTTTACCCCTGTTTATCCCCAACACCGTTGCACGCTTTGGTAACCACATAAACGTTGTAGGACATTAGGCGACGCAAAACGCTTCGATGGGGTACGTGTATAGGCACGTAAATAAAAACTCGTTGCCAATGAGATTTTCGGCCTTACAACGCGAATAGACCTCGGCGCGAACCGGGGTCTATGTTCATGAACTACTGTTGGTACTATTTGGGAGGATATTTCTTATTCGAAATATACTTAAACCACCCAAACCAGTGGCACCAAAAATGTGGCGAATAATCGGGATCATCTTCGGTGTACTGGCATTCAGTTTCGAAACAGATGTTCTTGTACGCCATGTTGTACGGCGGAAGCAGGATTTCAATCAACCAGCATACCACATACACGGCATAATACGACACTACCCAAAGCAACCACCACCAAGGGTTGTAATCGTATATGAGCCACGTTGCAAGGAACAACGCAAAAGAGGTAATCATGATTTGAAGAACCTGGTGCCAGTGACGACGTTCATGACGATAAATAGCTTCCGGGATATTACGCCCATGCGCCGTATCTTCACGAACGAAGATAATGAACCACAAGGTCATCATCCAGAACCCCTTGACGGGAATCAGCTTATTGAAGATCACCCACATATCCTACCGTAGTTTAGGCGCCAGCCGTGGTAGTGATACTGCAGGTAGTACCTTCGACCGTTCCGCTGCCGTTGGCCGTTCCCGTAAGGGTGATGGTCTTCAGCAGTTCCGTTTTTTGAGCGTAAGACTCAAGTTCGGTCTTTTGGACGTAGTCCTCCATGTTGGGCTTGTCCTGAATGTCGTTCCAGTTGACTTGACCTCCGCCGCCCGTCGAAGCGTCGGCCAGTTTCAGATCAACGATCTCAAGCAAATCGTTGACCGTCTCCATCGTAGCGTAGGGAGTGATCTGCAGGCTCTCGCGAATTTTGGCGATAAGGGCCTGAATTTTCTCGGTGTTTGCCATAATACTTTGTTGTTAATGTGTTAATGAAAGGTTTTTCTAACTTTTTGGGAATCCGGCTTTGGTATTTTCATAAAGACCTACTGTCTGAGCTGTATCCCACGTAGCAATAACAAGATTATCGCTTAGCTGTATGACCTTCAACTGCCGTGAAACTTGTGCATCGGCAGAAACGTTTGGCGCATTGGTGGTGAAAGTTACAGTCTTCTGACGTTGAGACCCTGTGTAATTTGAATCTGATGTCACCTCGACAGAGGTTGTTCCTGGTAACTTAGCTG